TTCTCGTTGTACGAATAAGTACTTGCTCCTTTGTAAGTTACAAACCCTACTGTAAAAATTGTTCCGTTTAAGAATTGTTCTCTTGTCATAATGTATCTTGTTTTAATTATTGATACCTAAAGATACTAAATAAACATTTATGATGCAACTATTTTACTAAATAAAATACTTGATTACCAACCTTAACAAACTCTGCTCCATCAAAAGATTTACCGATGTTCATTAAGTAAGCAGAGTTGAAATACTTCTTACCTCCCAATGTGATACTATTCTTGAACTGCTTTACTTTATCCATCGATCTTGATTTTTAGTGTTTGTACTTGTACTTTGATTAGACTTTTATTCTTCAATTGTAATGTTGCAACATCATCTTCAATTGCAACTAATGCTCCTATGTAATTGTTTGATTGATATATCATTCCGATCATTGGAGGGGAGGTCTTAGAAACCTTCCTCCCCTTTCCTTTCCATGTGTTATATAGTTCACTCATCTACTTTTGTTTGAGTGTAAATGAATTTAACTTATCTAAAGTATCTCTTACAACCATCTCAACATATCCAACAGTCATTAAAGGATTTTTTCCTCTCTCTTCCAGATCTCTGATATCTGCTTTCATTTCTAAAGCCACTCTATCTAAACCTTGAACCAATAAATACTTTTCGAAACCATTGAACTTTGCCATAGTGTTTTGTTTTAATTATTAATACCTAAAGATACCCAAAAGAAAGCAGACCAGCAACTGATCTGCTAACTTTTTTTAATTAACTAAAATCCTCCTCAATACGTTTAATCTCTTCTAATTCTTTTTCATCAGCATCTTGTTGAACTTCATCAACTTCTCCAAAATCCATGAAGTTATTTTCTAATGCTTCACGAATCTCATTAGTGTTAATTCCTACACTAGTACATTCTAATTGATTGTTGTAAGAGATTTCAAACTCAGCATTATCCAAATCTAATACTTCTCTTTCATTGTTTTCAATCCAACTAATTGTATTATCAATCGCTCTCTGAATATCGTTAGTAGTAATTACTCTACTAGAACCTTCAACTGAATTGATAAGATTGATAACATCTTCTTTTGAAAAGATTGAAGATACTGAATTCTGAACTGATTGTAATACTAATTCTTTTTTCATAATGATTTGTTGTTTTAATTATTAATACCTAAAGATACTCTTTTAATTGATGTGGTGCAACTTTTTTACTAATTATTTTTTAATTAATCTTCTTCAGGAAAGAACTCTTCCTCAGCACAAATCATTGCATTCAATGCTTCTGATCCTCCTAAGTAATTTTCTAATACATAATCTAATAATCTCTCTGCTGAGATCATCTCTAGTAGTTGTTCTTTTTTGTCTATTGCTTGATCACGATTACTTCTTGACATAGTTTGTTATTTTAATTATTCAACTTCAAATACTTCAACGAAATCATCTCCATCACCATTTCTCTCTTCAACAAACTCTAACCAATCATCTCCCTCCTCTTCTTCATAACCAAAGATTTGTTTGATCTCTTCAATAACTTCATCTCCTGTCCCAATGTAAGATTCCGTCCCTCCATCACCATATCTTTCATACATCGAAACTACTAACAAATACTTCTTGTCTGACTTAATGTCCTCAATGTTAACTTGATCTAAACTTTTCATGTTTTATTTGTTTTAATTATTAATACCTAAAGATACTCTTTTAATTGATTGCTTGCAACTTTTTTTTAAACTTTTTTATTCATCTTCCTCTTCTTCTTCTTCTAATCCAAATTCAATTAAAGCACTTTGCATTGCTCCTAATACTGCAGATCCTGAGAAGTAATCGTTCATTAAAAATCCTAACAAAGAAGCGTGTGAGACTCCGTTCTCTTCTAATCTCTCTTGTAATTCAAAGGCTTTGTTTCTGTCTGACATAATATTGTTTGTTTTAATTATTAATACCTAAAGATACTCTTTTAATACTTTACTTGCAACTTTTTTACTAATTATTTTTAGAAAGTGATCTTAAGTATTCATCACTCAATCTAACTTTCTCCTCCAATAGATCTGAAGTATCAGTGTAAGGATTATTCATTACTAATTGTCTTAACATCTGATCTGTCATTCCAACTTTCTCAATAATGTACTGCATAGTTTCTCCATCTACCTCTATTGTACGAAGCTTATTGATAATATCATTAATATATGTTCTATTGATAGAACTTTCCATTTGAGCAGTCTCGTAGATTACATGATAGGACTTAAAGTAACCTTTGTCCTCCCAATTAATGATTACAGTTCTACCACACTGTGTAGTGATTGTAGTTTCATTTGTATCATAAACTTCAATGATGTCTGCGAAGTCTAATTCAAATTCTCTCTGTGTACTATTAGAAGCCTGCACTACGTAATAATCTACGTCTCTGAATAATTTTGTCATGTTTGTTCTAATTAAATTGATACTTCAGTTAAGTCATTTGCAACTATATAATCCGCAAGGCATTCCATTTGTTCAGGAAAGTCTAAACCTATTAAGTAAGTATTGGACATAAAGTCACTAACCACTGATTGGTCTAATCCCTGAAAGTTAATGTGAGGAAATTTGTCTGCAAAGTAAGAATTAATTGTTGTCATGATTTGTTGTTTTAATTATTGATACCTAAAGATACTCAATTAATACAAGTGGTGCAACTTTTTTTACAATTATTTTCAAATTATTTATAACCCAAAAGAGCCACCCTAAGGCAGCTCTTTCTTTGATCAATAATTAAAACTAAGAAGGTAACAACTCCTCCTTGGTATCTATAGCAAAGTTAGGATAGTAGTGAGCAACCTGGTCCACTATTTTTTCTATGTTGCAATTCTCTTCTTTTGTCTGGTACCCATCACTAGTCATGTAAACGACTGTAGCTGTCTTACCACTCTTACTTATATTTTCTAACTTGATGAACTGAACTCTTGGAGTGTAGTTATACTTTAGATCAATCTCAACTCTTTCTGAGAATACTATTCCATCTGCTTTCAAATCAAACTCAACTCTTTCTTTTATCAATTGACGTATTCTAACATCAATATCACTGATTGCAGTACTGATCATATTCTGTAACTGAAATGCAACTTCGTACTCTTCTTTGAAAGTAGGTATAACTTTATTAGCAGCATGAAGTATTGAAAACTGATTATCCTTCACAACCTCAGCAAGTTTTCCTAACAACTGTAATCTTTTCAACTCCCATTCATCAACTCCACTCGTTGAAGTAGTGTAATAAGAAAGATCAACAGCAGAGTAGCGATCACCCTCACCAAAATAATTCTCTTTCAAATACAGACTGAAGATCTCTTTATGGTAACCTCTTTGAGGATCAAACATTTTAAAGTAGACAGATCCTCTTCCTACTTCAACCAATACTCCTTCACTGAAATCTTCAAAGAAAGGAAGTAGTACATCTTTAATTGCATTCTGCTCTCTTGCGTAGATCTCACTTGTTGTTTCTTTAGCAGCGATATTTTTTTCTACCCACTCTGCTCTTGCGTCTTGTAATACTTGAATTCTTGTCATGTTGTTATCTGTTTTAATTATTAATACCTAAAGATACTGAATTAGAACTTACTATGCAACTTTTTATACAACTTTTTTTCTCTACTATCTAGGATTGCTTTGATTGACTCTACAATAGTTTCAGCAGAGAATTCTCCATCCTCATGTAAGGTTATTTCATTTCTAATACTGATTAACAATTCATAAGCCTCTAAGTCTCCAAATTGCTTGTTTAAGCCCTCAGCATGAACCTCTGCTTGTAAAGGCCTTTTCAAGGTAGTTATAAGATTTCCGTTTCTGTAGACTGATTTGTCTATTACGTAGTATTGTTTCTCTGTGTATGCTCTCATAATATATCTTTTTAATTATTAATACCTAAAGATACTCAATTAATAGACTGCTTGCAACTTTTTATTCAATTATTTTTAAATTAATTAACTACCTATTGTTTTTCCAAAGCAGGTGACACTCACTGCATAACTCATTCAAAATAGGGGATTCCACCTAATAGCTAATTATTTTTAAATAAAATTATCCTTCTGGAGCTTCACCAGCCTTCTAGTATACTATGTTCCCTCCTCCCCCTGTACCTTTATAATTGGTAGTACTCAGGCTTCAGTCAGGTGTAGAGCTTTTTACTTTGGATAATTTTTAGTGGAGTGAGAGGATTCGAACCTCTTGCGATGACAGTCACGCTTTAACCAAACCACTCCTGGATCTGCAGATCCAAATATTATTTAATTCTCAGCAACCCTTTCAAAAGCCTTTGACATTTGTTCATTGTCAGCTAAATGAATATTTCCCATTGCTAACATCCACTCGTAGAATCTATTTACATCTTCCATAACTCTTATTTTTTTATTGATACCTAAAGATACTCTTTTAATCGATTGCTTGCAACTTTTTTACTAATTATTTTCAACAAAATACTTAAAATAAGCTCTTGAATCTCTGTCCTCTTGTAACAAGATTCTCTTATATAACCCCTTACCAAGACCTCGTCTTAACATGTCAGCATACTTTTTATTTGACTCATAACTTGAACTTCTGAAATATCCGAATACTTTTTCCTGGATTTGAGTTTCTGTTTGAAAAGGATTGTCTTTTAAGAAATTTGCAATCTCTTTAACTGAACGATAAGGTGCTGGTTTATTCCACATAACTTGTTGTTTTAATTATTAATACCTAAAGATACTCTTTTAATACTTTACTTGCAACTTTTTATAAGGACAATCCTTCAAATGGATCCACATATTTTTTTACTTCTGAGATGTTAGCAACATATCTTTCAGCATCTACTCCTAAAATAGTCATAGTAACCTTATTAATCTTTGAAGCATATCCGTACATTGTTTTATACTCAGGAGAGTAGTTGTCATGTCTTGAGATGATAGAGAATTGAACTTTGTCTCCTAAATTGAATTTTGGTGTTCTAATAACTTTTACTAATGTAGCCATGATTTGTTGTTTTAATTATTGATACCTAAAGATACGGAGAAAGCATTTAGTATGCAACACTTTCTCCGATTATTTTTAAATTATTTTCTAATAAAACAAAACCTAGTCCCATTACAATCACCTCTCCAACCTTTATCATTTTCTCTGATGTAACGAAAAGTAAAGCCTCTCTCAATCATTTCACCTTTAACAACTTCTCTCTGAGATTCTGTCAAGTAAGTTCCAACCAACTTAACTCCTACACTATTTTTAACACGATTGTCAGAGTAGGAATAATCCCAACTCAATCCTAAATCTTTTATAATACTTTTAACTTCTCCTGTAACTGTTCCTCTTTTCATGTGATTTGTTGTTTTAATTATTAATACTTAAAGATACTGAATTAATAGTTCGTATGCAACTTTTTTTACTAATTAATATAAACTTTTTCTCCATCCCAAGCTTCTCCATTCAAATACACCTGACCCTTCTTGGTGTTGACTCTAACATTGTCAAAGCCATTCAATCTTTCAAATGTAGTTCTGGTAGGCCATCCTGCATCAGTGATCCAAGTTCCGTAGTAATTAATTCCTGCAATTGTATTGCCATGGAGTTTTAATAAGGTTTCACCCTCATCTGTGATCTCAACTGACATATTAGACTTGTTGAATTTTCGATTGCTGTAAAATGCTGCTACTGCTTCTTGTGTAATTTTTCTTGACATGATTTGTTGTTTTAATTATTAATACTTAAAGATACTGAAAAAGATAATACGGTGCAACTTTTTTATCGAAAATTATTCCCATCCTCATCAAATTCCCAATCATTCATTATAATAGTGTCAGCAACTGCTTCATCTGTACTAAGTTCGTCGTTGTACTTATTTAACCTACTATACAATTCTCTACACAATGATTTGTACTCAGCAATGACAAACTCTTCATACTGATCTGCAAAACTATTGATCCAATTGTAAAAATTAATATTAGCAAAATTGTAACCAAAGTTAGATTCAAAATCTATAACATGATCACAACAATTCTCGTGATAGTAATGTCCTGAGTGATCTCCTCTACTTTGTGCAAATGTCTGAGATCTCAACCATTCCTTTCTTAGAGGTGATAAATCCAACTGATCTACAAATTTATTTAACAATGTATCCCCTACTGTAGTGTACTCAAACATTGCTCCGTCTCCCTGAGACCAAAATCCTGAAAAGTAGATATTCCCTACATGGAATCCTGCTTGCTCTGCTTCCTCTGTGATTCCTTCAAAGATAGGCTCCCACCAACCATCATACGTATTGACGTCTCTGTGATTTTCAATTGCAGTTTGTTTTGAATCCTCTGCTAATTCCTCGAATGTGTAAATTTTTGTTTCTACTACTCTCATGATGTTGTTGTTTTAATTATTTTGATAAAGATACTCCTTTAATACTTTACTAGCAACTTTTTTAGAAGTTATTACTAATGTACACTATTTGAGCACTTGTCAATTCCACTCCACAATCCCAAGCAACCTGGGCTACTTGATTAGGACTTACTGAATCACTTTGGATCTTGGACTTTATAATACTTAAGATTACTGTCCTTATACTTTCGTTTACAATCATGTTTGTTGTTGTTTTAATTATTTTGATAAAGATACTGAAAAGTAATCATTCTCACAACTACTTTTCAGTTTATTTTTAAATTATTATTAATAATCTAAATTATCAATAATATTCATAATTCCTTCTTCATCTTCATTTTCAAACAATTCTAAAAGTTTTTCACAAACTTCTTTATTCACATCAAAATCAAATACAATTAAACTTTCTTCTTCATTTAATCCTACTACACTAAATCCTTCATAATCCTCAACTCCTACAAATTCAGTCATAAATTCTAAATCCTCTTCATCTTCACAATCTTCTTTCATTTCATCTTTAATCTTCTCTACTACATCCTCATAATACTCATTCAAAGTAAAATAAGTTTCTACTAATTTAACTTCTTCTAAACATCCTCTACTTCCTACAAATACTTCTACAAATTTTTTCATAATGTTGTTGTTTTAATTATTAATACTTAAAGATACTATAAAAGAACGTACAAGTCAACAGTCAACTGTTATTTAGAATGAAAAAAAATAACAAAAATAATTGATCAAACTGTTGCATATAAAGATCTTTAGGGGTATCTTTAGGTATTGAAAAAGCAGAGATGCGACAGGGGCCTGGATCTGACAATCCGGAAGAGTAGACCGGAGAGCGCTCCACATTCGTTACTTAAAGCAAAGCTTTAACTGAAAGGAATGCTTTCACTTCCATCAACACTTTAACTGAAAGCTATGATTTAACTGAAAGTATTACTTTAGGTAAATTTTTCCTATCGTATGTTTTTTTGCTTTTGTGCACCTTGTGCTGGGAAGCGGCCCACCTCTCTTGAATTGTTAAGGTAATTGTTTTCATAGGGCTAGAAAAAATACATATTGTGAGCGATTGTGTTGTCCAGGGTAAACTTTTTCCCTACGTAGATATTATTCCACTGCGCTCTACTATACATAGTTGCGGTTACCTCCAGAAGGCTTTTGTGTTTGCCTACTGAGATTAATTTAGCCCTAAGGGTAGGAGACTGATTACATGAACAATCTTTTCCTATTACTGTGTTTAGATCCTGGGTACGTGTCATATGTTTGTCTTTAGTCCCTAAAGATACTCTTTTTTTGCTTGCCAGGCAACACTTTTTTACATTATTCGCAATGTTTTTTACTTTTGCTATAGGGGTCAGTTATTATATTCGTAACCAAAACGGTTTTCTATTGCGAATCGGTTAGCCAAATCGGTTTTAGGATCGGTTTACTAGACGGTTCCCCAAACGGTTTGCTAGTCGGTTTGCCAAACGGTTCCCTAATCGGTTCTGTGATCGGTTTGCCAATCGCTTTTCCAAACGGTTTTCTAGGTGTTTATAAACGGTTCTAAAGGAGGAAAACATCTTCTATATAGCAATTTGTTATAGAGGTGAACACGTGACAGTTAATTACTAATTTTATTTGACCCTCTTCCCTCTCTTTTATACGCATTACCATATCATATATAGTATTATGTATTACCTAGTACTATGTACTTTATATACTTGCAATCAGTTTGACAAACGTTCCATTCTCAGATCTCCTTACGTATTCACATATGTTTCTCAGCAATTATCCCCGTTTCTACTCCCTTATTATGTGTTATAGGATTGGTTGGCTAATTGGTTATATAAACGGTTAGCGAAACGGTTTGGTAGACGGTTTTGTGATCGGTTTTACAAATGGTTTTCATACCATCTTTCCAATAGCATCTCCCCTATCTCCATCCTTTTGTCTAGGTATTTAAGCTCTTTGATTACCTTAGGAGTTTGTTCCCTAGTAAGTAATTGTTCTCTTCTCTTTATAACCTTCCTTAGGATATGATTTGAATTTGGATCCTTTAGTTTATTTACTCCCCATACTTGCATTGTGTCCTGTTAGTATTATTGCTTGTACTATTTGTTTATCTCTATACTCATGATCAAAGTTTTGTACTTCATGTCTTCCGTAATACCATTCATCATTTACATCTAACGCTATATTTTCAATTGCTGGAATTATATCTTCTATATTATTTACTCCTCTTTCATATCCTCTTACCATTACTCTTATGTCTTGGTCTTCTATCTTACTTAGACTTTGAATTAGTTCTTTTACTGTCATGGTTTATTGTTTGATTATGTCTACAATTTCTTCTATAATTTCTTCTATGATATCCTCATCAAGATTATCTATTACATCTCCAAATCCTTTTCTATTGCTTAACATCTCTAGAATGTTTGCTGCTTTTTGTGTTAGCTTCATACCTTCATCATTTTATCTACTCTTTCAAGTAATTGTTCTATCTCCTGTGGACTATCTACTGACCATCCTGTTTGTGTTCTTATCACATAGTAACATCCTTCTTTAAGATCTCCTATGCCCATACATTCAATTCTGATCTCTTCTGTCTCGTCTGTTGTTCCATCTCCATTACCTTCTTGGTAAAATTCAAATGATGCTTTATGCATTACCGGTTGATCACTCATTTCCTTTTTAGTTGTATTTGAAATATTTCTTTTATCTTTCTGAATCCTGTATCATCTCTTTTTCCTATGAACTTGAATAGTATTATACGATTGTATTTTGTATATTCAAATGTGTGCGGATCATAATTGTGTTGGACAATCATTAGGTATCCTATCCATTCACATAACCTGTAATATAACTTTTTCATATACTATACTTCTTTAATTGAATTGATGCTCACTGCGTGGGAGAAGTTCTCCCTATCTCTGAGAATTACTACATCTAGTTCCGGTACTTCCTGTACGGCTATTCCCTCAATTGTAGTTCCACTTCCTTTTCTAGAGTTGAATGTTTGTTTCATTCCCTTATACCTCTTACTGTACAATACTATCTCCATCATCTATAATTGTTAGTAGGTAATTAATTCCATCGTTAGTTTGTTTAACTTGTCCTGAGCTTATTAAAATCTCTGTCTCCTTAGCACTTCCGTTGGACATTAGATGTAGGGTTTGTTGCATGTATATAACTTTCATATGTGTTTACTTTAATATTGGTATGCCTTAGGTGAGGGAAGTCCTGCGTAATGACACCACTGATCCTCTGAGTATTGTTTTTGTTCACTCCAAGCATAGTAATCATTCTCATTGACCTGATATCCCCAATGAAGAAGGCTTTGCTGTATTCTAGGACTTACATCCCAATTACCTGTACTATCAATCATTCCGTAGATCCTTTGTCTCCATCTTCCTTTAGGTCCGCAAAAGTCCAACCATCTCTGTATCTGTCTTTGATCATCTGAATGTCTTCTACCCATGTAGTATTTACAATACCATTCAAACCATCCGTATGGATCATCCTCATGCATCCAATTCATATCCTTCCAAAATTGGTAGTCCTTTCCACTTTTTATCTTAAACTTATTACTTTTTGGCTGGTACTTGTCTCCCATGTACAAACTTTTGTCCACATCTACAAATGATTCGAACAATTCACCATAGTACATATCACCTTGTAGCTTTTGTATTCCGAAATAAGATCCTCCAAAGATGCCTTTTTTTAGCATTTGACTTGGAGTTAAGTTAGGTTTAAAGTTTGAATCGTTCATGTAATGTTTGTTAGATTGTTAAAATTTGCGCGTCACGGCTTGAGTTAGCGCCTTGGCCTCTTTGCTACATTTTCAAAAATTAATACTATTCCTATTACGAATCCTCCTACAACGCATCCTCCTGCTATTGTTCCTACTATTGCTTGTATCATAACCTTTATGTTTTTAATTATAATTAAAGATACAAAAAAAGAGTCACCGAAGCAACTCTTTTTGTATTTATTTTTAATATATTTTAGTTTCTATTTAAAAGTATTCCTGATGCTGAACCAAAGACGTTGTTAGATCCGTACTCTGATGTACCATTTGTTGCTCTAATACGTGCTGTCTCTGCTTTATACAATTCAAGTAATTTAGGCTGAGATAGGATTTCTTTTGTCTTAGCATCATACTGTGCTGCTTCATAATTACCTTTAGCCAATGCCACTTTCTTTAATGCTGTCTGCTCTGCTTGCTTTGTTTGAGAGATAATAGTTGCTGTCTCTTGTAGTACTGCAATCTTTCTTTCAATAGCTGCTTTGTATGATTTAGGCAATTGCATTTTTAATATAGCAATGTTATTAAGAGTGAATCCTTCCTTCTCTAAAGAAGCTGTTAAAGATTTTGTTACATTACCTTCATATATGTTTCTATGTTGCAATAAACTATCTGAAGCGAAGTTAACTGCATTATCTAATAATTCTTTTCTAACTATAGTTCTTACTCTTGAATTAATTAAATCTTCCATATCAACTCTGTACTTAATAAATAACTCAGCTGCTCTTGCTCTCTGCAATTGCAAGTTGATAGATACATCTAATCCAAATGTCGCTCCATCTGCCGACGTTACATCAATATGCTCATCTGTTGGTGAGTCTTCATTTGAATCTGCTGTCCACACCTTATGTTGTACTGATGTTGGGTACATAAATACATCCTGTGTTGGCGGGAAGTAGAAAATAAATCCTGATGCCATTTCAATGTTGGGAACTCCTTTATTGGTTCCAATCTGATCTACTACTAATGCTACTTCTGCCGAATCGGCAATCTTACATGATCCTGCTAATCCTAATACTACTACTAAAACTGCTACTGCTACTAAAATTCTGTTCATAACTTCTTTTGTTTAAATTTAATTGTTTACTTTTATTTTTATTAATATACGAAATCTTTTATTCTAATCCTAATTTTTCTCTCTTAAAATTTCTTTTTATTCCTGTAGCAAACATTGCATCAATCCTTGACTTTGACTTACTCCAGACTGGAATTATCCCTACATACTCCATGTAGTATGGAAAAAGAAATCTAAATACTGCAGGAGATCTTTCAATGCTTTTTTTTACATTCGCTGAATATTTAGGATCTATGCTCTGGCTATGTTCTGAAGTATACACTGAGTACTGGTCTCCTAGTTTGTCTAAGTAGTCTTTTACTATTTGATCATTTAACATACCTTCATTCTCAACTAAGAAGAATATATGTGCTATTATCAGTACTATAAGCGCTGCTATTGTTAATATTGTTAAAAATACTCCCATAACTATTCTTATTTATCTTGTTTAACTTCTCTACTCTCTATGTACTCTGTAACCAACTGTGCTGCAGCCTGTGAGAATTTGTAGGCACATCCAAAGATAGCCCCTGCATTTAAAATAAAAAATATTACTCCAGCTGTAAATGCTACACTACTTGGTTTGTTCATTAGATATGTTCCCACACCTATTAATTGGAAGGATAGTAACCATCCTATAAAAAATCCAATTGTCTTTAAAATTGTTTTTGTCTTCATCTTATTTGCTTGATGTTGATTTGAATAATACATTACAAAGGAATGTAATCCCTAATGCTTGCCAAAATCCTATTGGATTGATTCCTTCTACTGCTCCAACTAGAGCATTGTTCCAAAGCCATTGTGTTGGCCATGCCAGCAATACTGCTGTTACTAGTGCAACTCCTAGAGCTGCTACTATTGCTAATCCTACTTTTTCTACCATTATAGTTCGTTCTCTGGTGTTCCTGTTAATGAATCTTCTTCTACGTATTTTGCATTTACTTGCTCCTTAAGAACTTCCCTTAGATACTTTACATACTCTACTCCTCCTACTCCTCTGATTGCTCTCTGGGGATCTTTATATAGTTTATCGTGAGTCTTTCCATTCTTCTTGATTACTTGAATAAAATTACCATTCAAGTCTGCCATTAATTCTTTTGGTGTTTTTACTTTTCCGTCCATGTTTAGTTTATGTAAATTAAATTTCCTTCTGCGTTCTCTATTTTTGTTACTTCCATTTTCTTATCCATGTACTCTAGTATCTGCTTCCCACAGAATTGAAAGTACATGTTGAATGATTGTTGAAAAGTATTGAAGTCATATGTTGGCCACTCCTTGTTCTTTTCTTGAACATAGAATTCGTAGAACCAGGCCAGATCATACTGGCCTGATTTTCTCATTTGTATATACTTTTCTCTATCCATTAGTTGATAAATGCTGTTGCTAATTTGAATAGGTCTTGGTTCACTTGAAGATCTCTTTCAAAGCTTTTGATCTTCTTAACCTTTCTTACTTTAGCTCCTCTTAAGGCTGCTGAGTATCCTCCGTTGATGATTGACTCTTGTACTCTGTTGAATACTAACCACAAACTGTCTCCTTCATCCTCTTTTCTAGTTGCAGTAAGTACTTCTTCAATTGAAGCCTCATCGTACTTAGCATCAGGATTGGTAGATCTCAAAGCCATAGCGTCGATTGCTAATTGTCTTTGCTCCTCAGCAGTAAGCATTCTAACTTGCATTTTGTTTAGAACCTCAATCTTATTTGGAAGATCCGCAACTGCAGAAGCTACTACTGTTTGTAATTCCTCAAAAGTATATCCTTTGTGTTTGATACTGAATGCTGAGAATTCCTCATCAGCAACTACTAATCCATTAGAACAAACTAATCTGTAGATCCCAACTCTAAACTGGAATGAACTTAATCCATCGTGAGAGTTTGTTACAATGATTCTTGGGAAAGCATCATCTCCATTCTTACCTTTAATGATAAGATCAGGATTCTGAAATGATACCATGTGTTTGGATCTTATGGTAGGAGTTCCATCCTTTCTTGGTTTAGTTCTTCTCTGCATTGCAGTTACTGGAAGCCATCCTAACTTTGCTAAGTCATCGATAACTGTTTCAGTATTAACATGAAGATACTTTTCACTAACATTTTTGTTAGTAGGTTCTGTAGCAAATACAACTGGAGCTACTTCTTTGATTTGTTCTTTTGTAAGGTAAGAATCCAGACCTGTAGAAAATTTTGATAACATAACTGATTGTTTTAATTGATTAATATACCTAAAGATACTCCTAAAGTTCCTTTCTAGCAACTTTTTTTGCAATTATTTTTAAATTATTTTTAAAGCTTTTGCTCTAGCATAGGATACTTCATTCCCTGTTACAGGATTAAGATATAACCTCTTGGTCTTAGGTAAGTTATCCTGACGTTTCTCTTTCTTGTTGAAGGCTTCTAGGTATCCTGGAGGGTAATCAAACTCTGCTTTGATTATTCCATTAACAATACTACTGCCGTTGTAGGTGTACGTAGTCTTAATTCCTGTGACATCACATACAAATGTCTTAATGTAAGGTTGTTGCTGTTTTACCATGATCTGATCTCTTTGATTAATAAAAATGTGTCTATTGCGTCGTCTCCCATCTCCCACTCTTCGTAATGCTTCAAGCAATTCTCTAAAGCTACTATCCACTCTTTGTGTGATAGTGAGATTTCAAATACTGAATCACTAGCATCAAATGTAATTTCAAATAGATTGGCTGTCTTCTTGTGAAACATAAATGCATCTCGAATAGACTCCACTATTGCATTTGTGAGCTCTGGACTCTTTCCTTTAAAGAATTCTGAGAATTGATCTGTGGATTCAAAAACTAATTTTTTCATATGCGATTACTATTTACTAATGATTTTTTTATATGTAGGAAATTTTGGACTAGTTACAATAGTTTCTGTATCCAATCTAATTACTTCTAGGTTTGTCTGCAGAACATATACAGGACCATTGTATTCGTAGGTATGGAATACAATATCCTCAAACCTGTCTCCTATTCCTGGTTGCTTGATTGGCTCAGTTATTCTTCTACTGCCATCAAATGATCTAAAGTCATTGCAAGTAGTCCTATACCAAGTTCCTTTGATGCACACCTCTAATACTCCTGAGGTACTGAAGTCATGTAGCTTCTTTACTGTTGCTCCTGTTTTTTCCATACCTAAAGATACGGATAAACTTTCGTTCTAGCAACTATTTTTTAAATAATTTCCAAAAAGAATTAGTAATTGTTTTCTCTCTTAGCTTTTCATTCTGCTCAGATTGCTTAACAAGTTTGTTGGCTACACTTTGTTGTCTGGAAGGTTTAGTCTTATTCTTCATTTCGCTTGTAGTTCTCTGAGATGTAGTTTGTTCCATCAGTAGGATCAAACTCTTCTTTCCATAATCCTAAGGATTGTAAATGCTCCTTCATTGCATCATCTACATCCCAAGAAACATCTCCTCCTTGCTTCTCAACGTAGTCTTCCATTTTGATTACTTGCTTCTCAGATATTGGAGAGATTGCATATAGGTACGAACAATTGTAGCACATCAGCTCAATATTTTCTAGCTCGTAGTTCTTTTTGTTTCGATCCTTGAATTGTAGTATTAATGGAATCTTTTGATCTGCTAATCGTTCTTCGTGAAAGCCACATCTGCTACACTCCTCCTTTAGGTATCCTTCAAATACTAATCTTTGTTTGATCTTGGCTGGTTCAAAACTTTCAATGGAAAGAGTACCTGCTATTAATTCTTTGAGTGGAGCTTTCCTTCCTTTGTTGGATAGGAATTTGGGAATACCTTTGCCTGAAGGATTCTTATGTAGGTCGTTTAGGGTTAGGCCTGTTGCCTCATCCACATAGACTGTTGCATATTTCTTGTAGTGGTTTAAAGAGCACCTAAGAAACCTTGCAGCACCATGATTACTCTTGGTGTTCTGCATGGCTCTTAAAATATCTTCTTTAGATAAAAATTTACTTACTGGCATCTACTCGTCGTCTTCGTCTTCAAGTTCTAATCCTTCTGCATCATCAATGTCTTCCAAATCTAATAACTCATCATCCTCATCCACTTCTAGTTCTCCCTCTAACGCTTTGTCAGTAGCTTCTACAATTGCTCTACTGTCGTCAGATAATTCATCCTCATCAAAGTTTAGGATCTCTAATGGAACATTTCGTACTCCTCTTGAGGTATTTTCTAACTCCTGGAGTCTTTTAGCTGTGTCCTGATCTAAGATGTCTAATTCAGTAACTGTGTAATCTCCTTCTCCGATTACTCTTACTCTACCTACTTTAGGTTTTACATCTGAACATGATACACAGAAGTCGTATCCATATTTATCCAATCTCAATTTAGGCATATCGTTCTTACACCTTGTACATTTAATCTGTTCTAAACTCATAACCCTTTTGTTTTAAAATTTCTATACGCAAATATACGAACAACATTCGTAGTATGCAACTTTTTTATTATTTATTTTAAGCTATTAATTACAGTCCAAACTTGGTCTGGTGTCTCAAACTTAACTGTGATCATGTCCTTTCCATCTGAAAGATCTATCATTCCATCCCAGTCCTCTATTGTTGGAACTTTGTATAGGTAATATTGTATCAAAGCAAACTGCTCTTTGTTGAAGTGAACTTTAAATAGATTTTCTATTATCTGTAGGAACTTGTCTTCGTATATAGACATATCCATTCCTATCTCCTCCTCCATAAAGTCTCTTCGATCTTCTATCTCTTTCAAAAGGACTATGCTTTCGATAAAAAGTTTCTTCTCCATTATATCTCTAGCCACGTCTCTTTCTCTTATTCTAACACTACCCTTTAAGTAGTTGTTTATTGCTTTCCGTAATTCCTTCTTGTGCACCATATGTGTAGCTTTTAACTTCAAAAATTGTTAGAAAATCAGGTATTGATAATTGTTTTGATAGTGAGAAGAATTTTACTGCTTCTTCTCTACTTGTTGCATGTATTACTCCTACTGGTTCTTGTGTAGGGTTATTCTTTGAATAAAAACAAAACTGTGCCATATTGTATTATTTAGTTGTTAGTGTCTGGTTCCTTTGATGCTTGGTTCAAAGCATTGATGATAATCTTATCAAGATATTCAATATAGATAAAAAATCCTACAATTGTCTTATCCTTCAATTCTCTATCTCTTTCAACTGTCAATCCTAAAGGTGCTAGTCCTTGATTCAACTTAGCAGCTAAGTCCATAGCAATATCATCTTGCTGTTGTTTAGACATTCCTGCAAATGTAGTTGGAAGGAATTGTATCTTGATTCCTTTTTTATTTGGATCTTCGTTTACATCTATCTTTAGTACGAATTTGTTTCCCTTGAAGTTTACTTTTGTAACTTCAGATAGCATCTCTTTTATTTCGTTGATTAAGCTCATATGTTTTTATTATAAATAGTTTATGTTCTAATACACCTCGTACAAATGTTCTGGTTTTATTTCTGGGTTGATTACTTTTAGTTTGTCTTGTATTATGTTTCGTTTATTTTTTATGGAAAAAGTAAATCCTTCAAACTCATACTCTCCTGGTTCTACCTCATGCACTATGTGTTGTAGTTTGCTTAGAACATTATCAAATGTATTTTGAGTAATGCTGCTAAGGTTGAAGGAAACTAATATATCTCCTTGTGGTTCTCCTACACAAACTCTATCTTCTAGTTTTTGTAGATTACACATATAGCTATACTCTTTCCACTGCTCATCTGAGTAGTTATACAGAATGTTGGCGTACTCGTGCTCGTCCTGATTGATGAATGCGTTATACATCTTATGAGAATTTATGTAATTCCTACTAAAGAACATCTCAACATTGGAATATAGATTTGCATCTTCAACATCTATATTAATATTAGATGATATGTTGTAATAGTATTGTGCAGGATGTCCATGACTAAATTCTCCCCATTTCCTGAATATTCGGGTTAATTCTACTTCATCTGCTTTTGCTTGAAGCCGTACCTTCTCCTGTGCCTTAGCATTACCTGCTTCATACCAACCTTGTCCTCTACTTGAAGTGCAAGTAAAGTGGTATACTAGTGCTTCCCATGTCTGAGCAATATCTACTCCTGAGAGTGTAAATCTGTTTAGGATATCCGAGTCATCTCTTGAACGTCTAAAAGTTGTGTCCTGTCCTCCTATCTTATTCCAAACCTCTTTATATAAGGTGAATGGTGCAAAGTAGTAACTTGTTACCTTATCTTCTCTAACTGCATCACAATACTTTAAAAACTCATCATAGCGAAACTCAGAAGGATTTAGCCCAAAGTCCATAGTGTGCTTCTCGGAACCAGGCCCATGCAATGGTGGTTCGATCCTAGTACTAGACAGAATCATATTAGGCTTGATATGCTTTAGTAAGTACTTGTCATAGTCCTTACAAATAACCATATCAGATTGTATATAAGAAACTATTTCATGAGAAGCAAACTTAAACATTTCATTTATATTCCTAACCGGACTATAGCATACTGGTAGTATGTTTCGAAGTATTTTTAAATCTTTAAATTCTGATTTTTGAGTAAGTAGCCATTCGAAGGTATCTTGATTATCCGAATCTATAAACACAACTACCTCATGGTAGTCGTGCTTTAGGTTCTCCTTTAGTGACTTTAGTAGTAGTTTTAGGTAGTCTAATTCATTTACTGCTGTATTAATACAAAAGCTAATTGGATGCTTCATCTTTGTTTAGTCTATATACTATTGTGGTATAAAAATCCTATCTACTCCGTACGATTCCACATGCTTGTAGTTTAATTCAGCTAAAAGAGCTTCAATGCTACTTGATGTAGTTTCGTATCTGTTTAGCCATTTTTCACAAAATTCTATACACAGTACTGGTTTGTACTTCTTAATAGTCTCCACTGCTCCAAGTAATGCATTAAGTTCGTAGCCTTCCACATCTAATTGGATTAAGTCACATGCTTGTAAATTCAAGTTGTCGATAATAATGGTAGGAGTTACTCCTGACCCTTCTACGTGCACTCCACCTGTATCTCTTAGTCTTCCTGGTCTGTCTAATTGTTGTACTTTTACTGGTGAGTTTTCCTTCCCTAGGCAGCATTGCATTTTAATAACGTTAGGTGAAGTAACATTTTGATTTAAGCAGTAAAAGTTTATAGGGTCTGGTTCAAATGTGTATACATTATCAAAGTGTTCAACAAAGGTACTTAATATAAATCCACAGTTACCTCCTGCTTGAATCATTACTCTATTATTTTTTACATAAGGGAGTACATATTTAGCAAGGCTACTGTGCTCGTTCTGACCTTCCCAACTATTCTCGTCACTCTTAGGCCAAATCCAGCCTCCTTCTTTTTCTACAACTTCGTTTTTCATTTACTTAATTTATTACTAATTATTACTTTTTCTAATCCTTCAGTTAAAGATATTTGTTCTAGATTTCCTATAGCATTGTCTAACTTACTCCTACTTCCACATATGTACGAATATGTTGAGGATCTTGCTAAAGTACTATCAAACTTAATAGTGCTACTGCTTCCTACTTGTTTGTGAACTTGCTCAACTATATCTCTTATCTTGTACTGCTTTCCTGAGCATATGTTGTATACCCCTGTGTGTTCTGTTAATATAAGGAAATAAATTGAATTAACAAAATCATCTATGTAAATATAATCTGCAATGGAGGTACACTCATCAAGTACTACTGTTTCATTACTTAAAAATTTTGCTACTATACTAGGAAGTAGTCTTGTGCTTACATCTCCTGGTCCGTATACGTAGCAAGGTCTTATCCATACCCATTCCATTTCGTAACGGCTACATAACATCTCACTATACTTTTTAAAAGTGTATTTAGAGAGTCCATATAAGTTTGTAGGTATTTCCTGCACTTCTTCACTTACTGGCGTACTAATGTTTCCATATTCTGCAAAGCTTCCAAAGCCTACAAATTTAGGCTTCTTGTTAAGTTTACCTAAAAGCTGTAGTAGGGATATGCTCGGATCTACATTTTCGTAGAATTGATCTACGCTGTTTGTATCTGCATAGCTATTTCCTCCACTCCATCCACAATGGATTACTATGTCTGGTGAGAATGTCTCTATCTTTTTTTCAAAGGCAGGCAAAGACTTAGTGTCACTATAGTCAAATATAACCTCAGGTAGTATATCCTCTATGTTATTTATATTGTTTGAAAATATATAAACCTTATGATTTTGTTTTAAAAGCCTTCTAGCAATGTTAGATCCTAAAAATCCATTACCTCCTGTAATGATTACGTTCATCTATTTCTTTTTTAGCTTCTGTGCTATTTCCAATATAAGATCTTCTTGCCCGGCTACTAACTTTCTATTTCCTAATTCAAAGATAAGAGATGAGTACTCTATTCCGTATAGTTTAGAAGCACTTACAATTGGCTTTTCAAATCCTGAGAATAGTTTTTTAAGTCCTGTTAATATGTTAATTGGTGTTGTGATAGGTGCTGAAGGAACCAAGTAGTCCATTGCATTATCTGCTTCTTTGATTGTCTCTTGAAAGTTTATTCCTACTTGGAAGCCGCTTTGTTCTAGTACTGGTATAAGAAGTTCTAGTGGAGCGTTACCTGCTCCAGCTCCAAAACCTCTAATACATCCGTCAATATAATCTGCTCCAAACTCTACTGCTATTAAGGAATTTGCTACTGCACATCCTAAGTTGTTGTGAGCATGAAATCCTACTGGTATGCTTAGGTTGCTTTTTAGTAAAGAGATTCTTTGTTGTACATCAAATGGTAGGTATGTTCCTGTAGAGTCCATTATAATAATAGCCCTAGCTCCGTACCCTTCCATTATTTTAGTTTGCTCTAGTAATTCCTGAGGAGTGATCAAGGCACTCATCATTAGCACTCCGAACACTTCCACATCTGCTTTTGCTAATGCTTCGATGTGAGACTTAGACAAAGTTGCTTCAGTACAATGTGTTGCTACTCTTACTACATCTACTCCTAGGTCAATAGCCTTTCTAGTATGTTCCAGTGTTGCTAGTCCTGGTATCATGTGAATTCCTAGTTTGGAATTCTTCAAATTGTTTTTAGCAGTTATTAGCATTTCCTCATCTGTGTTAACAGACTTACCTACAAGTAGAGAAGAAGCTGCTAATCCATTTCCATGACCTACCTCTACAATTGGTACTCCTGCCTTATCAGCAAATTGACAATACCTTGCTATACTATCTAAACTGATAGTATGCTTAACGCTATGATTTCCATCTCTAAGACTTGAATCTGTTATGATTACTTTTCTCATTTTACTAATCTTTCTGTTACTTTAATTGCTGCACAGTTAATAATATCTAGGTTACCTGCATATGCTGGAAGGTAATCTCCTGTACCTCTTACTTTGATACTCATTACAACTACTCCACTGTCGTTCATAGTTGGAGGAAGAACCATTTCGTAGTAAGGGATGTAAGTTCTTAACTCTTCAATCTTATCTAAAACCTTCTCTGTTAAGTTTTCAAAATTAACTTTCTTTGCTTTGATGAAGATTGTTGTTTGCATATCAACACAAGGCTCAGCAGGATTAAGATTTAAGATTACTTTATTATTTGAACAACCTGTAAACTTTGCAATAGCCTTCTGTGTTGTTTGGATATAGTTGTCTACATTTATCCTTGTAGCCATTCCTGCACTCTTAGATGCAATTTGAGAGACTACTTCAATATATTCTAATCCTGTACACTCTTTTGATAATAAGTGTAACATTGGCATGGAAGCTTGTCCTCCACAAGTAATCATATTAACATTACCATCTGTTAAGATAATCTCAGAGTTAACATCCGGTACACACATATCTCCTACCTTGGCTGGAGTTAAGTCAATTACTTTTATTCCTTGTTGTTTAAATAACTTAGCATGCTCAATAGCATCTGCTGCTGATGTGCAATCGTATACCACATCACAACAATTTGGATTATCAATAAAGTATTGAATACCTTGATCAGATATTAATATGCTATGTTTCTTAGCTGTTAGCATTCCATCCGAATCTAACCTACGACCTACAAATGCTACTACATCCATGAAGTCTGTCTTTAGGGCTTTCAGTAATAGATCTGTTCCGATATTACCTGTACCAATAATTGCTACTTTTATTTTCATCTTACAACTGTTTTACTTCTTTGATTAATACCTGCAACCATAGCTTGTTCTATTTGTTCTAATGGTAGTAGTGGTGACATTTCTTCTAGCAGTCCTGCTTGAATTGTATTGTCTTCTAATTTCATTCCTCTTACTTTAGGAATAAATTCTTGATCTGGGTTCATAAACACTTCCATGATAGCCTGGCCTTCAAATGCTAGGAAGTCATCTACCCTATCCTCTGTGAAGTATTCAAAATCAAATGCGTGTGCTACTTTTCTATAGTCAGGTAATGTTACTCCTGATTGTTGATCTACACAAGTACGAGCTCCTTTGAATAACATATTCTGGGTATGTTTGATCATTAGGTATCCGTCATTGTTGAATATAATAATCTTTACTGGAAGGTTGTGTGTCTTGATTGTTTGCAACTCTTGTAGGTTCATCATCATACCTCCATCACAGTTTAAACACATCACTGGTCTTTGTCCAAACCCTGCTCCGACTGCTGCTGCTAATCCGTATCCCATCTCTCCTAATCCTAGAGAAGTAAACATTTTTTGGTTAGGTTTAATTCTCCATCCATAGAATCCACTCAACAATGCTGTTCCCATATCAGTAACAATTGTATAGTTATCTGGTACTTTTTGTGAGAATTTATCAATAAATGTATATGAATTAGTAGGATCTGCTAAATGCTCAGGCATTACCAAAGGATACTTTTGTTTGATTTGATTACAGTATGTGATCCATTCCTCTATATCAAGTTCAACTCTTACTTTAGAGTTCAAGCTACTAAGGATATCTCCAGCATCTGCTACAATATTCTTTCCTTTAAACTTTCTAATCTCTGCATCATCTATGTCAACATGAATAATATTAGCATTTGGAGCAAAGTCCTCTCTCTTGTATCCTGTTTGTAGTAGTGATAGTCTGCTTCCTAATACAATTAGTAAATCAGAGTTCTGTACTATAAAGTTAGCTGCTCTCTGTCCTTGAACTCCTGGTCTTCCAAAATAGTTTAGATTGTTATCATCAAGCAAGTCCACTGCTGACCAACTTAATACTGTTGGTACATTGTACTCTTCTACAAATTGTTTGAAAGCTCCTTCTGCTTTGGCCAGCTTAACACCGTGACCTCCTAACACTACTGGTCGCTTTGCTTGTGCTAGTGCTGCTAGTATGTAATCGGTACTAGAGGATATGTGAGGATTTGTAAAGGTGGTTGTTCCAATCTGTACTCCTCTATCTTCTACCATCTTACTCTGAACGTCGAAGGGTACTTCTAAGAATACTGGACCTGGTCTTCCTTCTTGTGTTAAAGCAAATGCGAATGGCATTATTGTATGTAGAGTATCTTCTGTAATTACATGCGACATCTTAGTACAGTTTTCATATGCCTTTACTGCATCATAGCCTTGTACTCCGAACATTCTCATATCTCTGTACTCATCTAGGTAATACGACTGTTCCTGTCCTGAGATAATAATTCCAGGAATAGAGTCAGCCCAGTTGGAAAGAATTCCTGTTGAAGCATTTGAGGCTCCTCCTCCTGCTGTTACTAATGCAACAGCCATCTTTCCAGTTGAACGATAGTAAGCTCCCATAGCCATTACAGCAGCTTGTTCGTGATGTACCGATACCAATTTGATACTCCCTTCTTCTAATATTGAATTGAATATGTGAGAGTTGGCTGAACCAATTATCCCAAATACAATTTCTATGTTATTAGCCTTAAGGTATTGAACGATTACATCACTTACTTTTACCATATAAATTTTTCTCTATAATACTTTACAACATGTTTTAGTTCTGAGTCAAAGTCGATTGTAGGCTTCCATCCTAATGCTCTTAGTTTATCATCATTCAAAGCATACCTAACATCCTGTCCTTGTCTGTCACATGAAAAGTCTACAAAATCCTCTAACACATGCTCTTTGTTTTCATTATATAATATAAGAACTTTTTTGATAGTATCCAAATTATTTTGCTCAAATCCTCCACAAATATTATAGATTTCATTCTGTACTCCTGATTCGATGATTGTGATGACAGCCTCAGCCGTATCTTGAGCATGGAGCCAGTTTCTGATTGGAGTACCATTATTGTGTAAAGGAATCTTTTTACCAAGTCTTAGGTACTTGCAGGCTTTAGGTATTAGTTTTTCTACATACTGTCCTATTCCATAATTGTTTGTTGGTCTTATTATAATATAGGGAAGCTTGTAAGTTCTTGCCCAAGCTGTTACTAACATATCTGCTGCTGCTTTAGTAGCTGAGTATGGGTTAGATGGTTTAAGTATATCAGTTTCTATATGCTCTCCTTCCTCAATATCTCCATATACTTCATCTGTACTAAAGTGAAGTAGTGTAGGCTTGGTTGCATTCTCTCCTCTATGGTTTTTTATTAACTCTAGTAAGTTATGAACTCCATTTACGTTTGAATGTACAAATACGTCTGAGTTCATTATAGAGTTGCCTACGTGCGTCTCGGCTGCTGTATTAATTATATAGTCACAGTCGTATAGAAACTTTAAATCATTTATGTCACAATCTACAAATGAAAAGTTTTCATACTCCTTAAACTCTTTTAATAAATCTTTATTGGCTGCATAGGTCTTCTTATCAACTCCTTTAACATACCATCCTTTCTCGAGGCATGCTCTTGTTACGTAAGATCCTATAAATCCTAAACAACCTGTTATGTAAACTACTTTTGTCATTTTCTATTTTAAATTATAATTTTACACTTAATACTACTTTAACTACCACTACAATATCCAAAATTAAATACTGTCTAGCAACTTAATAAATCTACCACACCTCTGTAAATCGTCTCTATGAAAAGGTATTAACGAAATGTAAAGTAATCTAACTTTACTTTGCAACTGGTCTATTGAAAGTGTTGGATGTATCTGCAATAGCTTGCCTACAAAATGCTCTCTCAAGCTCTTTAGGTATTCATTCTGGATAGGTTCATTGTGTAATGCATAGTCGTATCCTGTTAAGCTTTGTAGAACTTTGGCAAAGTCGTAGTATATGTCTCCTCCAACTGTCAACCTATTGTCCCACTCTCCTCTCATATCTATGAAGCTGCACTTAGCATCTCCTGCAAAGATGTTGGTGAATACAGTATCTCCATGTATGCGTCCATACTTATTATCAAAACAAACATCACACAACTGCTCATACTGAGTAGTATCTACTCCTAACTTTTTATACAAAGAGCTAAACTTAGTAAACCTTTCTTTAATCTTTGAACCATAGGCCCAGTTAAGATCTATTTCAATATTGTCTGAAGGGAAGTTGTGAATTACGTTTAGTGACTCGACTAACATATCTAGGTCTGTCTTGGAAAGTCTTTGTGAAAGTAATAGAGACGAGTATGTAGGCTTTACAATCCTAGACAGCACTATACTCTCTGGTGTGGTACTAACTACTGTTGGAAAGTACTTCTGTAGATCCTTTGGGAGTGTTCTGTAGTAGTAGTCTTCCCCCTCAATGCTTCCTTGTTTTTCAATAGTATCTCCATTTACAATAATCTTGTTGTGAGCTCTAGCTGTATGCTCCTCTGACAGATATAGTCCTGTTGCCTTTTCTAAATTCTTATAAGCTGGTACAGCTTTGTCGTCAATATAGATGTCTGCGTAGGGTTTCATTAATACCAACTCATGGTAACATATACCTAAGTCCTTAAGAACTTTCTCTATGTGAGGACGTTTTGCCTCTATCTCTTGAACATTTGAATTTGTTGATAACATTCCTCTAGCTGTGTGTAGTATTATTTTGCACCCACTTTTATATGCCTGATTGCAGAACAATACATTTTTAGTTACTGCTGTAGGGTTGGTGTAGAGATCGTACACAAGTGTTCCATCAATATCAAAACATAGAGTTAATTGTTTATCTTTACTTTCATTTCTAGCTTGACTCTGCAATTGGTAAGGTGTTCCGTAGCATGTAAACTCTCCTGAGATGTCTACTGATACTACTTTGTAGTTTTGGTCTATTAGTGTTTGTATTGCTTTGCTAAGGTATAATTCGTTTGTTTGCTCTAGTACATTTTCGCAAGCAAGTTTCATTATTTCTTTATTACTAAAAACATATACTCCTGCATTTGCTACATCGCTTATAGCAACCTTCTCTCGTATCTCTAATATGTTTCTGCTTTTGTCTAATGATAGGTAGCTATACAATCCTGTACGGTCTTTGTCTAGAAAACTTAAAATACCATTACTATCTACTTGTGGTAATTTACACAAAGCTTCTTGTGATAGTACTGTATCACAGTCCATACATACTATTTGCTCTTGTTCTCCTAACTCTAAATACGAAAGCAGAACTGTCTCTGCTGCTCCTCTAGTAGGTGCTGCACTTTGTACAATCGTAACTCTTTCATCAAACAGAGCTCTAACCTGCTCAGCATTTTCAGTACTGCATATAATTACTATTTTAGAAAAATGCTCATACAGATTACTAACCACCTTTGTAATAAGGATCTCTGCATTTACTCGTATAAAAGGCTTGCTCTCAGAGTATCCATTTTTTGCAAAACGTTCTCCTATGCCTAGCATTGGTATAACTGCTATCATTTTTTATGTGTTTATATTAATCTAATCCTCCCCAACTCTGCAATAGGTTGTAGTACTCTTCAAAGGTCTGTCCTCTGTATATATCACAGGACCTATCTTTAGTTGATTCAACACTTAGTCCTGAGTTGGTTGCCTGTAGGTAGAGTAGTCTGCAGGTATCTCTAGGGCAGAGTCCATTGTTAAAAGGTGAGTATAGCAGTTCTTTATATTTTAAATAAGAGTTGCATAATATATCCATTTCACTACTTCCACCATAAAAGAACATATCATAGATGCGATTAGGGTAGTAAGCCTCACCTCCTAGATTTACATTGTAGATAGTTTTTTGCCGCACTTCCTCTAGAGCGAGTGGTCTTATAAATAAGTTATCAGGTCTAACACGAAGTACAATATCATATTTGATCCCTTGTTCTTTTTCATAACAAATCTTTAAATTATTAGCTTTGTATATTTTGTACAATTGTGTATAACTATTAATTGTCCTTGAGAAGTATAGGTCTGAATAGGCTAGGTTATATTCGTCTTTTGGCATGTGATCTATCCACCTATTGTAGTTTTCTATCTCAACTGATTTAATTCCTGGGTAGATCTGTTTTATGTAGAGTTCTAAGTCTTCTTGCTGCTCTTTTAATTCTCTTGGTGAAATATACTCATGATTCATTGACCTACCTAAGTGGTCCCAAGTTGAGATAAATATATCAGGGTTCCAAGTTTGTATGTATTTTTGAAAACCTTCTACAACAAGGTCGTGAGTAAAGTGGCGCACTTCTCCACTTAGGCAAACTGCTACTTTTAGTTTATTTTTTTGCATAAGCTATAGTTTGTTACGTATACTGTCTTCGTAAGTTTTGTTTTTGTTGTTCCACTTTTTCCTCACTACTCTTACTAACTGTGTCCTTGTGATCTACATAGACACCTAATACGTAAGGAAGTAGTGTGAAGGTTAATCCATTCTTAGCCATCCGTACCCACATTTCCCAATCTCCTATTATACTATAGTTGGTATAATCAAAGTATCCATAAAATATGTGAGTAGATTTTCTCCACATTGGATCAGGACCTGCCATACACATCGATAGGGCCTGCTCGTGAAAATTGTCAGGGTACTCAATATATTGCTGCTCATTCAGGTCAACTATGCCTATTTCACTCTCATCTATTCCTATATAGTAGCTGTATGCTAAATCTGTATTTATATTTTTAGAAAGTGCATGGTACTTTGTAATGGTGCTGATATCAAATCTGATGTCATCTACGTTCCAGTTTGTAATGTATTCTGTAGTTGAATTAAGTATTCCTATGTTCCAAGCATTGTATACTCCTTTCTGCTGATCTTCTTTTACGAACTTAATATTTACATAGTTAGTGTACTTATCAAAAATACTACTCCACTCACTGTATACTATTATAAATTCAAATCTTGAGAAACCTATTTGCTGTAATATATTCTCAAAGTATTGTTCTAAGAATTTCTCATACTTACTAAGACTTCCTATAGCAGTTATTACAGAAAGTATATAATCCCTTTTTATAGATGCTACATTGTCTTTGTACTTACTATAGGACAAATCCCACCTAGATCTATAGACAACTGTACTGTCTTTAACATCTGCTCTAGCATGAGTAATGTGAAATTCTATATCCTTTCCATCTACTACTAACTTACAGTCCTTGTAATCATCCTTACTTGCTATAATACTATAGTTTAGTTTTCTAGCTAATATACTAAACAGTGTTTGGTCGTGTCTCCCTGAACCCCATCCATCAGGGCAAGAACCATTGTCTTCGAAGTTTTTAAGATTTTTAGATAGCTCATACATAGGTAGTACAAACTCATCATAGACTTCTCTCGACAAGCCCATAAACCCAGCATCAACTCCAAAGGTATCGTCTTTAAGTATCCAAGAATTTTCTTTAGATTGTAGATCCAAACTTTGAATATTATAATCTGTACTCATCCATCTTATTGAATGTCCACAATCAAAAAACAGATACTTATTTTGAATTATATGTTTAAATAAACTATTCAAAGGCTTTCTTATCTCAGTTCCAGCATCTAGGTATAGAACGTACGGACAGTGGTCCAGTGAGTCCTTTATTAGAACTGGTTTCCATGAGAACAGTCCTTTAACAAATCTAGTTGGATTTGTCTGGACATCTTTTAATATTTCTGAGTTAGTTTGTTCTACTTGGTATATGTTAACTTTCTTTAGGTTCTTCAGTTCTTGTTTCTGTCTCTCATTTAATCCTAAATCGTATATTCTAATCTCTACAGTATCGTAAAAGTTATATTTATGAATACTTCCTATCATATTTAGTAGAAGTGGATAGTGCTTTTCATCTGCACCTGTACAGAAGTACATTGGAACACTATCGTGAATATTCAATCCCCAATCTCCTAAATTTGGAATATCTAATTCTTTTGTATACTGTTTTATGATATCTGTTCTATAGTAGTCTCCATTAATCATGTGTTCGTAAATGTCTTCTTGTATTTTAAGTGGATAGTTGTAGTACTCCTCTTCCCAATTAAAATCATTTATAGAAGCATCATACGCCTCCTTTTCTACAACATTAGCTCCAAACTTAACATGACTTGCATAGTCTTGCACTTTATAGCAGTACTGCTTTATTCCGACTATGTTTCTATCTAACCACTGTAGATGAGCTATAAACAAACTCTCTTCAGGAAACATGTATTGGTTCTGTGGGATTGGTAAGTGAGTTGCATGCATTGTGTCATACCTGAAGGTGTATTCTTTATTGAACACTCCTATCCTACCTTTTGTGTTATTTTTCCAAGGGCCATCAACTCTGATAGTATTAGTAGATGTGTACTGAACCCATCTCAGATCAAATAGGGTATCTTGGTGTGAGTCTAATGTGTTTTCTAATTCCTCTTTAGTCATGGAACCGTCAAAATATTCATCTGCATCTAGACATACTATCTTATTTGTATACTGCTTAGCTGTGTCAAACATTTTTTGTCTTACTTCCGAAGCTACCCATAAAGTATTATCGTCTGCTTCTTGAACTATTATATCCAGAATGTTATACTGCTTAGCTGCTTCTCTAAGAAACTCCTCTGTTCCATCATTGGAGGTATCAACTAAAAATACAAAGCCATCTGCATATTTTGTCCATATAGGAAGTAGTTTTTCTATTAGGAATTTTTCATTCCTAACCATTGTTATTTGTACTATCATAATACTATTATACTATTTATTTTCTGTTTAAACAACTCTTGGCTGTAGTATTTTTTATAATTCTCCTGAGCTGTTTTGCTGCACTCTTGGTAGAACTCTTCATCATAACTCAGCCTTTCAGCCAGCATTGCTGCTTTATCTACATCCTCTACGTCAACTGCTAGGTCTGGATGACATAATCTTTGTGTGTCTACTTTCTCATTTCCTATACAAGGAATACCAAAGTAAGCACAATTTAAACTAAACGTTCCTGCTGCTATGGTTGGCATAAGATGTACAGCATACTTGAATGAACTTAGTTGTTTCATCCAATCTGTCCACATAACTCTTGGTAGATGATTTACTAATTGATCCTCTCCATCTCTCATTGCGTGAGATGTCTGTCCCCATATTGGAACTTGTAATCTTTGTGCTACTGTGAAGCTTTCCATTCCTCCATACCATCTAGCAAAGTTTCCTCCTATAATAACTTTCTCCTCTGTAACAGGTTGAATGTCTTGTACTATAGAATCAATCATTAGAGTAGGCATAACGTGCACAGGTACGTTAGGAAACATTCCTTTATAGTATTTTACGTCATGTTCATTGTGTGCAAAGATACCATCTGAAGATGTAAGCATGTTGTAGAATTCAATCTGATCAGCCATCTCATAGTCATTCCATAACCAGTGAGGACCTTCTTGTACTATGTAAACTTTCTTGTTATACTGTTTTAGTTGCTCTACTATATTTGAAGCTAGTAATCCCGATACAGGATTTACTTGATCCACTAACCTACTTCCACAGGCATCTAAGTACACTCTTCCTTTAGGAAAAATAATAAAGATGTGATCATAGCCTTTTACTTCTTTGTAGTTGTATATGTGTTTGTGGTCAGCATCCAATGTATGCATCCAAGCAAACTCAGTTCGCATGTTAGAGTGGTTAGAGGGAACCTTTCCCTCAAACCCCATCTCTGTCATAAATGCTATCCTCATACTATTTGTTGAAGAATTTGTCTACAATCGTTCCAATATATTCAATTTGTTCTAATGTAATAATTGGAGAGCATCCTAAGAAGAAAGTATCTGTTGTTACTTTTCTCGATACTGGGAACTTCTCTATTACTTCTTTCGAATCAATTAAGTGAGAGTATCCTGGCTGTAGCATAATGTTACCTGCGAAGTATGGTCTTGTTTGAATCTTATTTGCCTCTAGGTATTGGCAGAATTCAGATCTCGTAAACCCTACTCCATCTCTTAGTGTTAATGCAACTGCAAACCAATCTGGATCTGACTTAGCTGTAGCCTTTGGTAGTATGAATTTGTCCTCATACTTTTTAAAGATATCAACAATTGCTTTATGATTTCTTCTTCTTAGTACTCCAATCTCTTCCAACTTACCTAACTGAACATTACCCATTGCTGCTTGTAACTCAGTTGGCTTTAAGTTGTAACCAATCTCTTCGTAAGTATATTTGTGATCAAAGATCTCATTAGGTAAACTTGGCAACCAGTTACTAAATCTTATTCCACAGGAACCACATTCTAAAGCATTTGCTTTACCTTGACAGAAACATCCTCTACCCCAGTCTCTAAAGCTTCTTAAAATCTTTTCTGTATGAGCATCTCCACAAGCTACAAATCCTCCCTCACCCATTGTAATGTGGTGTGCTGGATAGAATGAACATGAAGACATTTTACCAAATGATCCTAACATCTTTCCATCGTAAGTTGTTCCTAAAGCATCACAGCAGTCTTCTAGTAATATTAAATTGTATTTGTTTACGATTTCCATTAATCGATCCATGTTAGGTGGATTACCTAATACGTGAGCAAAAGTAATTATCTTTGCATCTGGATGATCAATGCATGCTTGCTCTACTTGATCTAGATCTAAGTTTAGAGATTCTAATTCAATATCAACAAATATTGGCGTAAAGCCTACTTGAATTGTTGGACTAAGTGTAGCTGGGAATCCTGCTATTGGAGTAATTACTTTTGTACCTTTTGGTAGGTTTAATCCTCTCTTAGATGTTAAGGCTAACATCATTAGTAGATTAGCACTTGAGCCACTATTAACAATAACTCCAGTCTTTTGTCCTAGCTTCTTAGGGAAACGTCTTTCAAACATTGCTCCTTCTTTTCCTAAAACTAACCAACCTTCAAGCATAGTCCTAACAACTGCCTGAGCTTCTTGGCCATCGAAGTAAGGCCCTGCATATTGGACTAAGTCCTCTCCTGCTACCCATTTCTTCTCACTGTCTTTTTTTGTAATGTACTCTTGTACTAAATTTAAAATACTATCCATAACTGATTTTATAAAGTGTTGTAATAATTATTCTGCTTCTCTTGTCTGTCGATTGTCTTTGGATGATATAAAGCCCATTCCTCTTCCGGTGGAAGCATTCCGTGTATCTTAAATCCTTCTAATACTTCATGTACTTTATTAACCCACTTAATGTGAGGAGCATTCTTGTATATTCTCATTTGCCAATCGGCCCAGTTAACCCATCCTTTTTCATTTACATTCCATCCCCACTTCTGTATATGCTCTTGAGTTAAGCCCTCTACAGTATTTACTCTAGGGATTCTAAGCATATCGACATCATTAGTCTTCAGCATTTCAGGTAGGTTTTGTATTAGATTGATATGAGGAATCTCATCAGCATCTATCTGGAAGATATAATCTCCACTGCAGTATGAGTTTAGTTGATTTTTCCAATCAGCAAAGTGTCCTTGGAATGTATCTCTATTACACTGTACTTCGGTTGGAAGTGTTAGTAGGTACCTGTATACCTCATCTTTTCCATTTGAATGGTCAAGAAGTATTACTATCTCATCCTCTTCTCGTTTGTTGGAAAGGAGGAAGTTGACTAGTCTTTTCACTTCCTCCAATTCATTACAAACTGTTATTGCATAACTTATTTTCATACTATTAATATACGAAATCTATTTTGATTCTGCAACTTCTACATCAAAAAAGTTGATAGCATCTAATGCTTCCATGAAGTCTTCTTTGTCAAAATGTTTGATATTTTTCATATCCATTTTTGTTGTCTGACCTTTTGGGAACTTTGCTTTCTCTTCTTCTAGAATCTCTATAGAGCTTACTGCAGCCCACTTCCAACTGTCTTTAGAATTTCCATCTAAGAATACCATTCCTTTATTTGGAAGAGTAACTGTTGAAGGGAACCAAACTTTTTTATCTTCACTTATAAACATAAGATCTTTATATAGTTCCGGTGATGCTTCTAGTGTTTTGGTTACTAATTCTCCTCCCTCAACCATTAGAGTTGAAGTTGAATATCCACAACCAAAGCAAAAGCTCGTTGTTACTTCTTCGCTTACTTGCTGTTCATAGCAAGCATTTCCTCCACAATGTGGACAGATTGACATTTTTTCTTCCATTATATCTTTTTTAATTTTGGTAGTTCTATTTTCTTAAGTGTTGGTAGTTTAAGTTGAACTTGCTTAGGAAACTCAGGAATGTATTGTGTTAGAAGAGTATCTAGCGTTTCTCTCATCTTATTATACGAGAATTGTGTTCTAGACCTATGTCCTTGTCTCTTTGCTAATTCCTTATAAACTTTGTAATCCTCAAACACATCCTTCAAAGCCTTTCCTACAAGAGCATCATCTGGTCTGAACCACTGACTCTCTGCTAAAATCATTTTATCAATTACAGCTGATGGGTGTATATTATTCAGAGTTCCTCCTATTTGTTTAGTGAATTGATTATCTAAGAAATCAATATGACCTGACCATCCTGAGGCTATGATTGGTTTGTTTACTAAACTGAATTCTAGTAGGGGTCTTCCAAATCCTTCTCCTTTTGTTAAGGAGATCATTGCCTTTACTTTACCGTGATTGTATAGTTCATTAACTTCTGCATCAGACATATCCCCATGTAACAGGTAAACGTTTGGTAATTTTCCTTTTACTGTCTTTCTGATTGAATCAATTCTATTTAACACCTCATCTCTATCCATAATAGAGGTTCCTGATCCTGCTTGTACTTTTAAGATAAGTGCAGGTCCTGCTTTCTTATTCTTAAATGTTTCTAAGAATGCTTTAATAGTGTATCCTATATTCTTTCTATCCTCTCCTAATGCTCCTGGAAGCCAGTGTCCTACTGTTAGGAAGCAGAACTGCTCCTCTATATTTGAAAGATCTAGTTTAGTTGGTAATGCTAATGGTGCATACTTCTCTATGTCAGCTCCTTCAAATAAAACCTCTACTTTTGTTTTTAACTCAACTGTACCTGTTACTTGTCCAGTTTGATTATCTTGCATATTGAATTTACTTTCTTCAAATACTTTCTTAGCATGCTGTGCTGATGCCAGTACCAAGTCCATGTTGTTGCATCCTTGAATCCAAGAAGGATCACAAAGTGTAGTTTCAATTCCTGCTGTTACTCCAATGTTATACTTACCAACCTTTTGAAATTCATTTGGTACTGTGATTTGAATCCAAATGTCTGGTTGTTGTGTTAGTTGTAGAATGATTCTTGAGGCTAACGAAGTGTTTCCATGATCCTTTAAGTACCCAAATCTAGTTCCTCCCCATCTCTGTCCCAATATTTTTACATCGTACTTATCTAAATCTATAATTGATTGTACAAAATCTCTTGCTCTTGCTCCATATCCTGAGTAAGTGTCGATTGGACAGCTTACTACTAATGTAGGTTTACTCATAACTAGTATATTAATTTATGTGTGATATATTTTTTTGGTCTGTCTGTTACTTTTATTAGATCAAATCTAGATCTTGGAGTAAACTTTTCAAATGTTTCATCCATTGAATCAATTACATTCTCACACATTTGACGTGCTGACATTCCTGATTCATCTGAAGTTACCCATTCCCTAGCTGCTGCACCTCTTCTATCTCTTTCTTCTTTTCCTAAGTTGTAAACTTGTTCTAAAGCTTTTGCTACATCTTCTGGTGCACATCTATCATCAAAGATGTAAGGAGTTGGAACTGAACCTACCATTGAAATGTTTGAAGGAAACACAGGTACTGCCCATTCTCCACACTCTTTATATGTTCCTCTATGGTTAGAAGGGAAGTCAGGAGTGAAGTCAATCCACTTACCGTTCTCGTCTGTAAATCTCATTTGATCCTGCATACCTCCTGTTACGTTGGCAATAATCATTTTACCTGCCATCATAGTTTCAGTTAAAGATAATCCCCATCCTTCATTGGAAGTAATAAGTAATCCCACATCTGCTATATTGTAAAGTAGATTAATTTGAGGTGTGTCTAATCTTTCTTGTGAGAAGAATACATTTACATAACTGTCATCACACACTGCCTCTCTTACTGCATAAAGGTCTGTACCATTTTCGTCTACAGCTTGTGTATGCATTACTAAAGCGCACTTCTTAGCTTTTTCTTCTCCGATTAAATCACAGAACATTCTATAAGAAAGAATTACATCTCCTGGAGATTTTCTTCTGATGTTTCTTGAGTTGAAGAATGCTACGAATTCAATATCCTTTCCTTGGAATAAATTTTTTCTAAACTCACCTAATGCTTCCAATTGATCTACCGAAGTCATTGGAAAGAAGTGCTCATCATTTATTCCATGAGGAACGTACTTAATGATTTTATCTTTTGCTTGTTCTCCTAAAACTATTTCATTAATATTTTTAGTTTGTTTTGAAATTGCCATTAACAAATCACATGACTCGTAGTAAGGTTTATTGTAAAGAGGTGCTGGATAGTCATCCCAAATGTTTAAATACATCAAAGGAATTTCATTTCTGATCTCTCTTTCTATTTCAAATAACCATACCCAGTATCTTGGATCTGTAAAGATAAAGATTGCATCTGGTTGTTCTTGGGCAATTAAAGCTCTAACTTGCATTGCATCTCCATAACCATTGTTAGGAAGAACTTTTACATCTGAGTCCTCTATTCCTGTTAATTTGTTTACCTCAGCTGAGATGTCAAATCCCTTTCCTGCTTCTGGATGGTTGATTGCTGCTCCTAGGTTGATCCAATTAAAGTGGTGAGATGTTCCTACTACAATCTCTCTGGCCATTGTTGCGATACCGGAATGCATCCTAATATCATCGCATAACAAAAGAATCTTCTTACGATCCTCTTTCTTAACATAACGAAATTTTTCTTTCATGTAACTATTTTAATTTAATATCTGTTTGTGTGCGTAACTTTTGTTTAAAGCCGTCTTCTGTAATATACAGAAAAATTGCTCTGTCTACAAGCTTTTGTAAAGAAAATTTATCTCTTACACATTGCTCTTTGAATTCTTGTAAAAGATCCTCTTCTACTTTAACTGATGTTAGTTTTTTGCTATTGTTGTTCATTTTCTCTATGTTTCTCGGATTACATTATGTTCATTGGATAGTTGTCTAGTTGGGGAGTTTAGTGTTTGCTGAAGTGCACTGTAGGATATTCCTAAAGCTTTGCTAGCTTCGGATATACTCTTATACCTATTTCCTGTTGTTGTGTGAAGTACTCCTACTCTTGCTTGCTTCTTTATTTCAATAAGATCTCCCACTTCCCAACTCTCCTCAGTCATATCAATCTCCTTGTTTAGGAGAGTGTATCCCTCCTCTTGGAGCTTTCTAATCCAGTAGGACTCTAAATCATAGTATCGATCTAAGATTTTCATTACAACTTTGTCCGTAAAGTGCTGTGCGTGTCCGTAGCAGCGACTCTTAGGAGATGAAGATTTTCCAATATAGATTGGATTGTCATTGCTGTCTAGAAGTGCATACACGTAAACGGTCGTTCCTTTGTATTCATTTTTCATATTAGTATATTTATAATAAATATATACATTTTATAAAAACACCTACCACTATACTAAAACACCTGCATGGCAGTGTTCTGTTCCTTTGAAGTCACAAAACATACAGTTGGACTTGGATGGCTTCTTGTCATACTCCTTATCAATATACTTTCCATGTGAATCAAAAGCATCGTCAATAAATTTTGTAAGTGCTGTAGTAGCCTGACCTCTTTTAATCCTTCCTGAAGGTGGTATAAACTCTTGAACCCTTCTTCCCATAGCTGGAAATTCTGGATCTTTGGGAACCTTTCTTTTTACAATAAAATATTTTACATCCACTTTCTCTACATCAATATTAAATTGTCTTGCTAGGAATTCTTTATAAAGAAGTAGTTGTGCTAGTTTTTTATCATCCTTCTTTGCATAATCATTCCATCCTGAGGTAGATGTTTTAATATCTATGATGATATATTTGTCATCCTGTTCGTCGTATAAAACTATATCAATATATCCTTTGAAGAAAACATTGTCAGCTATTTTATGTATCAATGGAATCTCAACTCCTACTAGCTTGTAGTATTTAGTTCCAAAGTAACTAGAGCGTTTCTTACGAACGTACTCTAGAATTTCAACTCCATCATTATGAAACTCAGAAAGTTCCTCAGAAGTGGAAAAATGTTTTCCGTACTTTTCTTTCTCCTGTGCATAGATGGTAAATAACTTTTCGTGTAACATCTGTCCAAGATTCATCTCAGTTGCTTTCTTAACTGTTCCATCATACAACTCTGTCAACCATTCTTGCATCACCTCGTGCACTGCTGTACCAAAGACTGTGTGGATGGATGGCTTGTATTCCTGTAATCCTTTCACATACTTCAATGCCCATTGGTGCGGACAGGTATTATATGCTAAGGTTTGGCTATACGATATTGATTTGCTGATGCTATAGTCTATGACTGGGTTGCAGAAATTTCTTATCAGGCTTACTTGTTTAAGAATTTTCTTCGGCATCTTTTAGTCTTTTGATTTCTCTCTTTAAATACCATAAAGCTTTTTCAAGTTCCTGGATTGTTTCATCTTTCTTTCCAGCTCTTGAAATGTACTTGACAGTATTTCCTAAACAGAAACCTAAGTTCCAAGCTTCGATAACTTTTATAGCTTCGTAGGGACTATCCTTTCCTCCGTAATGATTTGGGTGATTTACTAATTCTTTCTTTGGTCTTGGTTCGTCAATAGTAAAAATTGCTTCTCTCTGATTCATAATAACTAATTTGTATAACTATAATATAACAAAAAAGACTTGCGAAAGCAAGCCTTATTTGATTTATTTTATAAAGTATAGTGTTGAGGCCAACCCGAGAAACGTTCCTACTTTATATAAGAATGTTTTTGTCCTAGATGCTTTCAACTCTTTTTGTAAATCGTCAGTCATATGTTCGTACTGTCCAATTTGTAATTCTTGTTGATGAATGATGTATTTGTTATTCTCATCCTTATCATTTAGAAGTTTGATAATAGTATCTTTTTGTACTTCTCTTTGTTCTAATTTGATAACTTTTTCTTGAGTAAGTTTTAGTTCTTGTTTGCAACCATCATACCTAATTAGATCTTGTGCAACCTGTCTAGCAATTTTAGTTGGGAGTAAGACTTTTGTTGTATCTGCTTGCGAAAAACTGCTCAAGCTCAACATTAGAAAACTTACCAGCATTATTAGCTTTTTCATTTGTTTGATTTTTTACGATTGTTATTGTGTTGTCTATGTGATGTATTTCTTTTGTAATAGAAATTACATTTTCTTTTACTGAATCAATTTTAGTATCGATTTGTTGGTTGACTACTTTAGCTGAGTCTACTTTGGTTTGTAGTAATTCTATTTTATCTTTGTAACCTTTTACATCTGTTCGGATGCTATTTGTATTGAAGATACTGTAACCAATTAATACAACTACTATAACCAATAATAAATTTTGTTTATTCTGTAACATCTCTGTCTCCTTTATGTTTATCTAGTTTGTCCAATATCTGAACTGCTAGTTCGTTTTTTACTATACCTACCATTGAGGCATTCTTTAAAATAGAAACTAACTGGAACACTAAGAAGGGAGCCATGATGGTCTCACTTAGCCAAGACGTTCCAGTAAATCCTTTTTCTATTGATAAGATGGCTGCTAACATTACTGTCCAGAAACCAAATGTTTTTAGTACGCTTAATGCTTTTCTAGTTTGAAAACCTTCTCTTTTAACTCCTGCCCATATACCAAAGAAGCCATCAGCAAAGACAACCAATCCTACTGAGAGAAATTGTTCGATGTTATCTGCTGTTAGGTGCATAAAATATGAACCAATAAATGCTAATGCTGTAGTCAATGATAATGTAATTAATAGTGATGTTTTCATCTTATACTTACCTATTTAACGTATTCGTAATATTTTTTAGTTTTCTCTGAGCGATCTGCTAATCCATGAGTACCACCGTTAATTCTTTTTGTAAGAGCTAGGATTGATGCATCATTAACTCCTTGGTCACAAATGGACCATAATTTGTTTTTATCAAAAAAGAACATTGCTGATTCAAAAGAGTAAGTAGTTGCTACTAAATCTGGATTGGTCATGATCTCTGGCTTTTTCAAATAGTCTGAAAATGCTTTGTAGTTTTCTTTTCCTGTCAATTGAAGAGCTCCTCTTCCTCTGAACTTGTATCCGTCTCCTGAAGCCTCTGCTCCATTACCCATTCTTGATCCATATACTCTATTGGCAATCTTTTCTGGATTACGAGCGTACAGTTCGTTTAAGTTACCTGGAAAGTATTTTCCAAATATACCTTTTAATCCATCTCCTGAGTAGTTAAGGTTTTCTGCAAATGCTTTAAACCCTCCTGTTTCGTGTGCTGTTTGAGCAAAGAAATGTGCTGCTCTAACTGGAGTCAATTTATAAAACTCCATTGCTTTTTTCATTGTTCCTGGACCGAAGGCACCATCTGCTGCTACTCCAATCTTTTCTTGTAAACTTTTTAAGCTCATAATCTAATTTTTATTCTTCGTTATTGTTTTCTTTTTTGCCATTTTTAAACCCTGCAAACTTCTCTAAGACGTCTGGAAGGAATGAACCCAATGTGATGTACATGAATGAATCGAAGATGTACTCGTTTAATTCCAATGCTCTACCCATGTATCCTGTTACTAGGTCTACTGCAATTGCAATTACCATTACCATGAATGACATGAATCCAATTACAACTTTTTCATTGTAATCATTTGATTTTTTAAAAATACTGAAAAATCCCATAAAATAATTTTTTAAGTTAGTTAGAATATAACTAATTGGTAATAACAAATTTTTCATAGTAACTCTTTGGTATAAATAGGCACAAAAAAAAGAGGCACGAGGCCTCTTTGATGTTTGATTAAAGTCTGTCTTACTCCTCAGAATTCAACCCTTTTAATTCCTTTGGAAGGAACTCAGTGTTAACATGGCCGCACGCCTTGCACGCGAATACTGGTATTGGCATATAGGTTGTTTGTCCTGTACCTGTTAGGATACCACTTGCTTTTCTAATATGAAGAGCCTCTTGGAAGTATACACCACCACATTTTTCACATTCTACCGGAAGGGTTTGATCAATCGATAGATTCATTCTTGGTTGTTGTTCCATTTTAATTTTGTTTTGCATTGCATAATTCATCTACCTTCACAGCATCTGCTGCTATTTGGAAGACAGTAGCCGGTGAGAGGTTTGGACCCTCCTTTGATACTTGTAAAACTTTTGATAAAAGTTGCTTGGTAAGGGAGATATAGTCACTTGCTTGTAGTATTTCTACAATAACACCTACACTTCTTTGATGCTCTGTAGTATCAATAAACGATGGCTTCTCTCTTAACTCTTCGTACTTGGCTCTTGAATCTGACATTGTTAGTTGTTTGCTTTAGGTTTTCTTGGGTAGTGCTTTCTTTTCTTTTTAGCTGGCTTTGGTATCTCTACCACTACTTCAACTGTTTGGATAGGAGCTTCGTCTACTCCGGTAGCTTTGCTTACTAATGCCTCAACATTTACTGGTGCAATGTCGGCAACCTCTAGCACTTTCTCCACAACCTGTGGTGTTATTACTTCGGCAATAGTTTCTACTGCTTTTACCTTTTTAGGAGCTTTCTTAGGTGCAACCGGACGTAAGTCTTTGTTGTAAAGCTCTTTAGCTAGGTCTGCTAATTCTTGTACTTCGGCATTGTTGTCATAGTCTGCTTTGAAATCTTTTAAGGCTTTTGTACCTCTTTGCGCATTGTACGCAATAAATAGTGCTATTGCTACAACAGCTACTACTAAAATAATTGATGTTAAAATTGTCATATGTTTATTTGTTGGTTAAAATTTGCGCGTGACACCTTCGGTGAGGAGGTTTGCGCCACCTCACCTCTCGGTCTCTGCTTTTTATTTGCTCTCTACTGTCGATGCTTTTCTGTAGTCGGTAATTAACTTTTTGATCTCTCCAATTGACTTTCTTGCATTGGCTTGTGATTTTTTAGTAGTTCCGTTATGGCTTGCTACAAAACTTTGATACAATTCATCGATTTGTTCGAATAATTCTTGCTTGTTCATCTTTATTTGTTTTTGATTAATACTACATAAACTGAGTAGGATCAATCTCTACTTGTTTATCTTTTGGTTTTATGTTTGTGATTACACACTCTGTGATTAACATTGTTCCTGCAACTGATGCTGCATTCTCCAATGCCAGTCTTGTTACTTTAGTTGGATCGATAATACCTTGTGATAGCATGTCAACATACTCTCCTACTCTAGGATTGAATCCTTGCCATTTGTTTTGTGCAAGTAAAGTTTCTTCTCTACTTTCAATTGTCTCTTGAGTCTCTCCTGCATTCAATAAGATTTGTTCGAATGGCTTTCTGATTGCTCTCATTACGATGTCAAATCCTTTTTCCTGATCTGGGTGAGATGCTACTAGTGGATTTTCTCTTAAGAAGAAAGATGCATTTAGTAAAGCAATTCCTCCACCTGGAAGTATTCCTTCTTGAAGTGCTGCTTTAGTTGCATGGAGAGCATCATCTACTCTATCTTTCTTTTCTTTCATTTCAACTTCTGTATGACCTCCAACATGAATCATAGCTACTCCTCCAATAAGTTTTGCTAATCTGTCTTGTAAGATTTCAATCTCATAAGGTGAAACTGTATTCTCGATTTGTTCTTTTAACTCTTCGATTCTTTTTGTAATAGCTTCTTCAGTTCCCTTACCATCTACAATGGTAGTGTCATCTTTTCCTACTGTTACTTTTCTAGAGTTACCAAACCATTCTAAGTTGAATTTATCCAACTTCATTCCTTTCTCTTCAGATACAACTGTACCTCCTGTTAGAGCTGCAATGTCTTCTAGCATAGCTTTCTTTTTGTCTCCAAATTCAGGAGCTTTAACTGCTACTACTCTCAAGATACCTCTCATCTTATTTACAACAAGTGTTGATAAAGCCTCTCCGTCAATATCATCTGCAATGATAAGTAAGTCTTTATTTTGCTGTGATACTGATTCCAATAAAGGAAGCATCTCTTTTACGTGCTGGATTCTTTTATCTGTAATAAGAATTAAAGGATTGTTCAATACTGAGGTCATAGTATTGTTATCTGTAACAAAGTATGGAGATTTGTATCCTCTATTGAATTGCATACCCTCTACAGTCTCTAAATAAGTTTCTCCTGTCTTAGATTCTTCAATAGTAACTAATCCATCTCTACCAACTTTCTCCATTGCTGTTGCAATAAGATTTCCTACTTCTGGATCGTTGTTACCTGAGATTGTTGCTACTTGTTTGATTTGTTCTTCGTCAGTAACTTCTTTAGAATAATCCTCTCTTAGGTATTGGATTACTGCTTTAGTTGCAATATCAATTCCTCTTTTAACTTCTACTGCATTTGAGTTTTCTAGTTCAGATAATCCCTGACTGTAAATTTCTCTTGCAAGTAATGTTGCTGTTGTAGTACCATCTCCAGCTAATCTTGCTGATTCGATTGCTACTTGCTTTACAGCTTGTGCTCCAGTATTTTCGATTGGATCTTCCAATTCTACTTCTTTGGCTACTGTTACACCATCCTTTGTTGATGTTGGATTTGCTCCTTGTTGTTGAATAAATACATTTCTACCTGATGGTCCTAATGTACATACTACTGCGTCTGCTAGTTGGTTTACTCCTGATAGTAACTTCTCTCTAGCATCTTTTGAAAAACTAATTTGTTTACTCATAACTACTCTTGTGCTTTTTTGATTGTTGCTAAAATTTCTCTGTCTGGTGTAATGAAGTACTCTTGGCCTTCAAAGTCGATACGAATTGTTCCTACTTTAGGAATCAATACGATGTCTCCTACTTTGGCTTCTACTCTAATAAATTGTCCAAACTCAGACTGGCGTCCTGGACCTACGGAAACTACTTCACCCATCTCAGGTTTTTCTTTTCCCATATCCGGAATAATAATACTTCCGAATCTTTCTTCTCCTGATTCTACAGGCTTAACGATAACTCTGTCGCTGTTAGCTGATAACTCTTGTGACATAAACTTAATTTGGTTAATAACTTATTTCAATAATATACTAATAAATACTACACGAGACAACTTTTAATGCCCTTCAGCAAAGTTATTTGCTATTTGTGGTGGTGCTTTTAGTGTTACTCCTGGTAGTTGTGTTGTTAATTCCATCAACTCTTGAACATAGGGCATGAACATTTCTGCTTGATCTTCTCTTACATTTATAATAAGTTGATCATGAATCTGGGCTTGTACTCTGGCATCTACTCCTAGCTCTTTTGCTTTTCTATTAATCTGAATTGCTGCTCTGTTTACAACCGCTGCTGCAAGTGATTGTAGTTGAAAATTTAAACAGTTGTTAATTCCATTTCGATAATCCATGTACATTCTGTTTACTGGATCTTTTCCGTATCTTGTTTCTAGATCTTTTCTAAATCTCCAATCCAATACTTGGTCTCCAAACTTTTCAAAGATCTGTTTTACTTTTGGTAAGTGACGAATACGTCCTACTTTATTTGTAACAAACCCATGACTCTTTGCTTGGTTCCTTGAAGCAATCATCCACTCTCTTAGTTGTGGAAACCCACTCAAGTATCCTTCAACTAATTTGTCTCCTTCCTTAGCAGGTATTCCTAATGTCATTGCTAATGCGTAACCTGACATTCCGTATGCTACTCCTAAGGAATATGACTTTGCTTGCTGTCTCTTAACTGGATCTAATTTCTTTAAGAATATTGGTGACTTGGTGTCTGGTGATACTCCGTTTGGATACTTTATTGTATCTTGATCTAATTTTTCTGTTTTGATTGCAATTGTAGAATAGAAGTCCCATCCATTATTAAAAATGTCTTGTAGTCCTTTATCTCCTGATACAGAAGCAAAACAGTGAGGTTCTAGTGAGGTGTAGTCATTATCGATTAACTTTCTTCCTTCTCCAGCAATTAGAAATTCTCTTACTACATTTGTATAGTGTACTAGTAGTGGAGATTCTTCTCCTTCTTCTTTTGGTTTAGGAAGTTGTTGAGCATCTGAACCATATCGTCCTGATACTGTACCGTTTTGTTTGTAGTAGAAATAGTATCGTCCGTCTTCTTGTCCGTCTAAGAACCTATCAATGTATGTTGATTTAATCTTAACTAATTTGTTATACGTTCTAAGATTATTTGCCCACTCGTATGTTTTAGAAAGCTCTTCCAACATATCCATATCAAATTGATCTTGACCTTTTTTAGTTTGGGTAAGAGGTTTGATTCCCATATACTTAAATGCAATCTCACCTAAGTGTTTCTTAGATTGTATATTCAAATAGTCTCCCTCATTCTCATCCTTCCACATTGACATAGAAATTCTAACAACTTCCATTTCATCTAGTAGAGATAGTTCTCCTGTTAGTAAAAATTGTTTTACATTACTATCCTCTAGGCTTTCAATATCCTTTTTTCCTAAAGAATACTTTCCTGTCTTTTCGCTTCTTGGTAATGGTAGTGAGTGCATGATTGCTAGATTCTGAGCCCAGTTGCCTCTATGGGATGGTGGATAGTTGTGTAGTGCTGTATCCACTACCCATTCTTTTGCTTCTGGAATGTTTAAGATACTATCTATTACAATCTTCTTGTTTGCTTGTAAATCTCTTATGATATCTTCTTTTGTCTTTTCTAGTAGTGGAAGGTTTAGTGCTACACCAAACTCTTCCATAGGAACAGTTACTTCTCTATAAAGAGGCATTACTTCTTCCTCAAAGAAGAATTGTTCTAGGTTTTCTTGTTTTAAAACTTTTAAGAAATGATTACAAACTCTAAGAGTTAAATCGGTATCGGCTGCAGCATACTTAGATAAAATATCCATATCTGCTTTGAAGATCTCGTAGTTGTCTTTTGTGATTGATCCTCCATTCTTTTTAATAGACTCTTTCAACTCTACTTGCTCTTTGTTGGCTGCCTCCTCAACATCTAATCCAATCTCTTTTTGAATAGAGATTGCTAATGCTTTCAATCCAAACACACCCATACCAGCTCCTTCTTCTTGTACTGTATGAACAAGCAGAGCTGTATCCACCCAAAGATCTTCTAATAAAGATACTCCGTAATAGTTCTTAGTAAAACGGCAGTCAAAAGAAGCATTGTGCATTACTAGTCTCTTACCCTTAAGCAGCGGGAGTAACTTTTTAGTAATACCATGTGCTCCTTTTCCACCGATATGACATTCCTCTAATTGATTTGTTTGTGCATTCCATTTCTGGGTTGGTAAATAGAATCCTATACCCTCATCACCTGATACTGACCATCCTACAATTGTTCCTTTCCTAACATTCAAACCATCCGTCTCAGTATCGTAAGCGATCACCTCAGAATTGTTTATGTGTTCAATAAGTAGGTTGACTGTTTCAATACTGTCAACGTGGTAGTATTTTTTCTCTAATATCATTATCCTCTGTTATTATTCCATTGTAAATTAATTCCCATACTAATGGCTCTTTCTAATAAAGCCTTTTCTAGTTTAGGACCTTTAACACTTCCCTCTGTAAGTACACCATACATCTTTTCAGCAGTAGTAGCAAAAGGTATTGCTAGGATATGAACTTTGCGTTTTTTTGATATAGACTGTGCAATTTTTATTCCTGTTGCATCTGTTGACCTATAATCTGCCAACCTTCTACGCAAGCATCGATTACCTCCTCCTACTTTTCCTATCTTTCTTAATTGGTAGTTTTCGTAAATGAAATAGGTGCAATCTGTTATAGCTCCCCACTTTACATCCTTACTAATTACTAATTCCTCTTCGTTGGATTGTGCTACTAACTTTATTGTTTGTTCAAAATCTTTAAGACCAAGTTGCTGGAGTTGTTGTGTTGCTTTTTTGCTTTTCATATAACCTTTTTTATTCCTATTAAGATACAAAAAAAGTTACATCTCTGCAACTTTTTCTTATTAAAATTCACCGTAAAGGTCAAATGTTTTTGTTGGTGGTGGAGGGAGTTCCGGTTCTGGTTCTGCCCATTCAATTGCCATCAGAGTACCTCTAAGTGGTTCCAGTCTATAACCTTCCTTATGTCCAGTCTTTCTCATATAAGCTGATAGAGTCTCAACTAAACCTTCTATGATCTCTCCAGAAGGTTTATGATTTTCATCTACTAGTCTCCATCTATCTCCTGGAGCTTCTCTTTTTGCAATTACTCTAAATCGCATTTGATCTATAGTTCTTGGCTCTTTCATTTACTCTTCGGTGTTTGTTAAGTCTGCATCAAGAAGCGTTTTTTGTAGGTCAGCCATTACGCTATCCAACGACTGTAGCATTTTAATATTGCTTGATGTTTGTACTGCCTGTATTGCCATTGATAGTGGAACCATTAAAACTCCATCTACATCCTGTGCACTTACTTCTAGGTATTGTTCTAACTCTTCCATCTTATTTACGTGCTTGGTTAATTAAAAATTCTACATTAGAGGTAATAAGTTCAGGAGTAACATCTGACATATCAAACGTCTCTAAGAAGTTGTGAGGTGTTGGAGTACGTGTTGTATGATCAATTAAGAAATCTTGTCCTAGTGATGCTGCAAATACTGGATACACTGAGTCTGTACTTCTCATCATTGGATGATCGTAATATGCAAACTCTGTTGGATCTCCTTGACCTAAACAGTGAATAGGCTTTACTAATAATCCTTTCTCTTTCAGATAGTCGTATGCCATGTGACGAGCTTCTTTAATTCCTTGATCGTCTGTATAGTTTTCTAGGAATACATTTGGTATTGCTATTTTAGAAAATCCTATTACATCAATCCAACTTTGGTTTATTGCCCAGTTGTATGCATTTAGCCATGCCTCTTTAGTCTCTCCTTGTGGACAGAAAAAGATATCAATCGTTCCTAACAATCCCTCTTGCTCCATACGATCTCTGAACATTCTTGCGTTAAGAATTGTTTCCTCTTTGTTGAATAAAACGTCTGGTGCTATTACCTCATCAGGCATAAGTTCTCTACATACTTCAATTAGAATATCTTCAGTTACTAATGCTCTTTCAGCTGCTGAATTATCTAATGTTATGAACTTACCTTGCTCTTTTTGTTCTAGGATAAAGGCTCTGTACTCTGGAAACTGAATCCATAAGTGAGCCAATACGAAGATGCGATCTCCCAACTTCATTGGCTCTAAGTCACTTACTGGTGATATTACGTAAACGTCCATATTAATATCTGCTTTGATCAATTAGGTTAAAGAATTCTTGACGAGTACCTACTTCATTAGTCCAGAAGTATCCTGACATTTGTGAAGTCTTCATTACTGAATCTTGTTTAATTCCTCTACATCTTACACAGTTGTGTTGTGATTCAATCACTACTGCAACTCCTCTATTACCTACACAAAGTCTTTCAACGTGATCATGAATTTGTTTAGTCAAACTTTCTTGGATGTTTGGTCTACGAGAATAGAAATCTACAATACGATTCAATTTACTTAAACCAATAACTAAATCTGTCTTTTCTTTTCCTGCAATGTATGCTACGTGAGCTACTCCTGAGAATGTTAGGTTGTGATGTGCACACATACTCATTACTGGGATACGAGTTTGACAAATTAATCCTGTGTACCCTTCATCATTAGGGAATGCTGTAATCTCTGGCTCTTCACTGATTGATCCTGCAATAAGATCATTAACCCATGCTTTCGCTACACGATGAGGTGTACGATCACTATGCTGATCTGCTCTCCAGTCGAATCCTAATGCTGTTAAGAACTCTCCGTAATACTTCGCAGCTTGTTCGATCATTTGTGCTTTCTCCTCAGTTGTACGAGGTAAGTTGCCATTGGCTTTTTTTAATAACTCCATATTTTTATATCTTATTTTGTTCTTTTAATATACTAAATAAATCTGATAATCCCAACGCATTGTCTCTTTTTTCTGCCTCTTCAAATGTTAAAGTATCCTTAGGATCTTTACGAGCTTCGAATCTTCTTTTACGTTCTTCTCTACCAACTTCTAACCATTTGTATTCTAGTTTTATTTTTGTAGAATTAGTCAACCACTGTTGTACTTGCTCTACGATTGAATACTGTCTTATTCCATCTATAATAACTGTATGTGAAAATGGATATGCGTAGCTATATATGTTCTCAATCTCCTCTATAATCTCATCTGCTATTATATTATCAAGATGTTTAGAGTTTTGCAGTACCTCTCTATCCTCAGATTGCATCAACCTCTTTACTATATTAGATACAGTAATTCTTGAAGATTGTGTTCCAAAGTCAAGTGTGCTCTTACCTGAGCATATCTCTCCAAATAAAAATACTACTTTCATTATATCTTTTCTACTTTAGCACCATTTTCCATATCCTCCCAAACTTCAACCCATTCAGCATCAAATTCCTTTAACACTTCCTCTGCTAACATCTCACATGATCTTGAATCAAACTCACAAGTTCTTGTAAAGTCATTAAAGTATTCTCCATTGATGTAATCAATAATGTCTCTTTTCAACATGATAAATTCCTTATCACGATCTGAATGGGTAACCTCACATGCTACTGTGAAGTGAAACATGTGTCTGTGTCTGTCAGATAGAAAGTCCACTTCTGGAAATAACTCTGCTGCTTTGGGAAAGTTATGACAACCATCCACTGCTAATTTTACTATAACCGTTGTTTTTGTTTTCATATTACTTTACGTCTTTAGTTCCTTGCCACTGACCTGCATATAGTTCTGCATCAAAATTATCAAAGATAATAATCTGAGCTACTCTTGCTCCTTTCTCAATAGTAATTGGTCGTGTTGCTATTAACACTCCACCCATCTCATCTACTTCAAATCCTGGATCGTAAACTCCTGATGTAATTATTCCACCACATCTTAGGATGCTTGATCTGTGTCTGATGAATGCTGTCTTACCGCTTGGAAGCTTTACTCCTTGTTCAAATGTCAAGCTGTACGTTCCTGGATCAAGAGCAAAGATTATTCTACCTGTTCCGTCCTGATCCATTGAAGTGTCTGTTGTATCCAATGGAACGATAGGTGTGTACTCATGTACTACAGTTTTATCTGAGAAAACTGCTCCTCCATTAATTCTTGTTACTTCTTTGAGAGTTAAATCATAACCTACTTGAGCCTTTGCTCCTTTACCGTTTGTTTGTAGAAGTTGTTCTACTTGATCTGCATTATTTAACATAACTTTACTTTTTTATTAATATACAAAGAAGCCTCCGAAGAGGCAACTTTTTACTCAATTATTTTTATAATCTTTGTTTGAGCTACTCGAATTACTTCAAAGTTTGATTCTCCTTCAAAGTCTTTATAGATCTTTGCTTCAGCTTCTGTAGCTGATACTGCATTCACTATGTACTGCTCATTGATTCTTTGTACCTTTCCTTTATCACTTTCGTGTTGTAACTGTACTGTTACTTGCCAATAGTTGTTCATGTTTATTTAATTTTAGTTATTTTTTTAAGTAATCTTGAATTGCTTCTGAATCTCTTCTTTCCCATGGATATATTATCCACTCATCCCCGTTGTGCTCTTCTGCAAATATGCTTGGTGTGAATACTGATGTGTGTGGTTTGTAGTGAAGAACTGCTGTTGGAACTCCAGTAACTAATCCTTTTAACGTTTCTCCTGTATCACAAATATCATCTATGACCAAAGTACTTGCATTAATAGTTTCTACATAAGGAATGTTCAGTCTGTGTGAGACCATAACTGCTGGTATTAATCCTCCTCTTTTAATTCCTGTTACACTTTTTATATCAGGATTTACTCTTTGGATTGTGGTACATAATTTGTTTACTAGATCCTCTATGTCATCCCAACTTAGATAGACCTTATTGCCTGCTTTTAGTGCCATAGTTACTTTATCTGGTAATCTTTAAACGTTGCCTTGGTTGGTTGCTCATTCTTAAAGAAAAATGCAATCTTCTTACTTCTTGTTTTAATAATTTTATAGAAAGCGGAAGGAATAGCTGCACCTGCAGGTACTCGTCTGGGATTGGTGTCAAAGACCATTCGTATTTCGACATATACTGGGCCTTCAGTAATTGCTAGTGTTCTTTCATAATCTTCTAATAATCTCCAATGAATTCTATTTAATCTTTCATTCTGAAGAGTACAGTTTAGATATGAGAATGTTTTGAATAACATTTCTCTATTACAATTAAAATCTGCTGCTGGTGCACAGTGTCCTTTGTCGTAAACATTAAATGCATAATCTTTTGCATCTGATGTGTGAATCTTTTTGTCTGTGTAAAAGTCCATTCCTTTTCTTGATGCTTTACCATCCGTACAAGCTACTTGGTATTTTACCCAAAGTGGCTGTTCTAGCTTTTCAGAATACATCACCTCATAGATGTCTGTATTCACGTAAACGCTGTCTCTTAGTTGTCCGAACCCAAGTATTGGTAATAGCAGTACTAATAAAAACTTTTTCATATTATACTTTTGCTATTGTTAATCCTTCTACTCCTACAATTTCTAATTCTGTAAATATAGATTGATCTAAAACGTAATCTATTAGCTCTTGTACTGATACTTTGTCTTTGAATCCTGCTTTACTTGAGTCGCTTGGTATTAGTACCAATTCTAGTTCAAAGTCTTGCTTGTATTGTAATTTGTAATCCCAGATGTAAACTCCATCTGCTTTTGGATATGATTTTGATAGGTCTCTATCTCCTGCTAAATTAATTAATTCTTGTAATGTCATTTTTATTTATTTAATTGAATATTTAGTTTTACCGTCTATGGATTGAGCTGTAATGCCTCCATTTGTTATGCTTGTTAGGTCTAAGAAGCAGCTAGTTTTTAGTAAGTGCTTTACTTGTGCTGTTTCCATTTGGTTCTTTCTCCACAGTGTATGAAGAGTGTACAATGTTTCTACTGTAGTTGCTGGTCTCATCCTATACTTCTCTTTGATCTTCAAATGCAATGATGTGAGGCCTCCATGTTAATCTAAATCCGTTATCTCTCACCCAATCAAACATTTTTGGATATGATTTAAATAAGGCTTCTCTTGAATCTCCTGCAGGCATAAACCATACTTTATCTTCGGGGATATCTAGTATTTTTATACAACCCATGATCTCTTTTAATGCTTCTTGATCCTCTCCATCCCATACTGGTTTCAAATGATAATCGGAGTGGTATGCAATTGATTTAGACATTGCATCGTAGTTTAATCTTAGCTTGTTATGCTGCTTGATCATTTTCTCATCCGTAACCGCTCCTTGAGGTGTAAGTACTCCGATTTTAGGAACCGAGTTACTAAACTTAGGTGATATGGAAAGTAAATTAATAGGATAGTCAGTCTCCAGAAAATGACTTCCTTCAGTTTCAATAGTGATAAATATTTTTCTTTCATGTGCAAAATGTGTTAGCTCATTTACTAATGCAGGATGCATTGTAGGTGATCCTCCTGTTAACATCATCTCTGTGATGTGAGGATTTGCATCGTACATGTTAATAATGTCTTGGAAAGTTGAACTTCCCTTTTCTGGATGAATAGAACTATACCAACTGTCGCACCATCCTCCATCTCCGAACCAGCAGCGGTGAGTACAGCCAGTAGTTCGAATTGCAATTGTAGGATATCCTGCTCTACTCCCCTCACTTTGGACACAGGAGTATAGCTCAATGATAGGAAGTGTTTTGTTATAATCCTCAATTCTACCTAATTTCTTTTTTTGTATTTCCATGTTACTTATTTTAATTTATTATGTTGTAATATCGATTTGATTGTCATATAATCACTTTCATATGTCCTACTTAAAGTAGGAATATTAACTCCTTGTAGAAATAAAGATACGATTTCTTTTTCAAAATTCCAAGCTTTTGCTCGTTTTCTATTATCATTTCTTAATTGTTGAGATACTTTATGATCTCTAATAGCTACTCCCTCTACTATCAATCTCCTCTTTATTGTACCTTGATCAACTCCATATTGTTTTGATATATAAATTAATGATTTTACGTCTTCTACATACAGTTTTACTATGTCTCCTATATGTTTATCTAATTCTAAATCACGGTTACCTGATGTAAGGAATTTATCATATCTGAGTTTTTGAGATTCTGCGTTTGTTCTTTTAATATCCTGTACAATCATTCTTATAGTACCGCCGTCACAATTATAATAATCTCCTAATTCTTTTGTAGTTTTGCCTTGTACATATTTCTCTCTAATCTGATCGTAGTAATCGAACCAGATATCTTTTCTGAATCCATGTTTATTGTCGCTAAACTCTCCAGTATTAATTATGTTATAGGTATTTGGACTATTGCAGAAACTCTCTGTTAAGAGAGATGATTCGTAATCCTCTGCTTCTTTTCTACTACTAAAAGTTTTTAGAATTTCTTTTATAAAATTTTCCTTTCCTTCTAACTTATATAAATTTTCTAAAATTCTAGAAGAACCCATGTAAGCATCTTCTTTAGGATTTGGATGTGACCTAACTCCGATATACTCTTTATTATTTTTTATGTTTATAATTTTATAAACGTAATGTATTTTGTCTTTCATATGATATGTTTATTATAAATATCACATAATTAGAAAAATATACAGAAATTTAATAACTTAATATACTTCTAACTTTACCAACTGTCACACCTATTATTCTATGTTTTTTACTTTACGAATATGTTGCATGTACTTTATAGTATCCACAAATTTTAGAAGTCTTACATCCCCTTGTAGACTTATTTCTCCAGGAGTGTATTCTACTAATGCTACGTCATAACCTATTTTATGAGCTAGGAATTTAATAAATTTTATAATTAATTTTGTCATCTACCTGTTATTTGTTTTATATATCTTTCTACTGCTACTACTTTTTGTCTTAGATCTAATTTAGAGTCTATTACATTTTGTAAGTACTGATGGAATTCATCCATTGTTAGGTTAGGCTTTGCTACCATTTTCTTTATAAATTTTTACTAATTCTTCAGGAGACTTATGTATAAAGTCTGGGTGTGTCCAGCTATCTAATAACCATGCTGCGAATCCTATTGTGAATTTGTCAGCTGTATTGCCTTTAGGAGACCATAGTTTATTTTCTGATAGCTGGTATAGTATTCCGCTTGTATCTACTACAAAGGATTGAAGTGTTGATGTTAATTTCCCATCATCAGAAATACTTTCAATTATTCCAAAAGCAATTTGATCTCCTACTTGTACTTCAGATGCACCAAATTTATAATACCTATTTTTTACTTTAGGTAAGGACTCTTCTGTTACCTCAGTTAGAAATTCTAATTTACTCTCCATATATTGCTGAATTTTTCTCATGTTCTTTAAATTCTACGCTTACTACTCTTACTCTGTTATTTGTTTCTTCAAGTACGAATGCATTTACTTTATCGTAAATAAATTTAGCAAATTGTTCTGCTCCTGTAGCTGGTACTATTCTTAGTTGGATTACCTTCTCGTTGCTCATTGCATATGCTGTTATTAGGAATGGATCGTCCTCAGCCACTAAGTAGGTATGATCAAACATATAGTCCATCCACTCTTTTGGATTCATACCATCAATCTTAGTCTTAGCTCTTTTCATTCCTCCAAAGTCCCATACCCAGTTTCTTTCGTCTAAGTCTCCTTCAAATGTAATTTTGAAAGAAATACCATACCCGTGTAGGAACCTACAGTGAGTTCCTTCTGCTCTCCATTGACGAAATACTGTAGAGTATCCATCGAAGACTTTTGTTGATTGAAATTTCATATTAAAATATTAAATTAATTAATAAGTTTGCTAATGAAGCTGCTATTGTTCCGATAACGCTCCAAGCAATAATGGCTGTCCAATTCCAATTCTTTGGATTGGCAGATGGTTTAGGTTGTTCTTTAATTCCCATAACTTCTTTTACATGATTGTTTACTTGTCTCATAGTTCTAATATATAAAATTTATTTTACGATTGCAAACTTTTTGGATAATATTTTTCATAAAGTTCTGATTCTTTTCTTCCGCAGTCATCACATTGTATTCCTCTTCCAACTGTGTTTAGCATTTGATCATAGAAACAAAGGTCATCAAGTTCTTTACTTTCTTCTTCAGTAAGATCTGTTCTTTCTAAATTTTTAAACCAATCCTCTCTTCCCCACTTATCAATTTTAGCTTCAGCTTCTGGCATTGGGAGACACATTGATATGAATCCGTGATAACAATCTTCTTTTTGTTCACCGCAGTGCTGGCATGTTTCTAGTTTTTTCATTTCCAAAATAATTGAATACACATTATACAAACTGCCAATCCAAGGCAGATTAAAGTTTTTATTGATAAAGGTTCCTTGAACCACATCCAAGACATTCCAGTAAATACCATTGCTCCTATTGCAAATCCTAGAAGACGTGAGGGCCAAAGCTGACCTTCAAAATGTGCTACTAAATGTTTAACTGATCCTAAATATAAAAGTGAAATAGGAACACCCATAAGAGCCATATAGAAAGGATTTGATTTTGCCCATTCAAACTTAAACTGACCTTGCAGTTGTATAAAAGTAAATATTTGTGCAGCTATTCCGTAAAGGAATCCTAAGATGAAATTCATAACCTGTCTTTAATATTATAATATACAAAAAAAAGCTTACCGAAGCAAGCTTTTTATTAATTATTTTCAATTAAGTATTATGAAGTAACCACACTAAATGCTCCAGTTCCTTTCATCCTATAATTTGTTCCTGTGATTGAAGTGGCTGGTGTGAGAACTACTGATGATGCTCCTGGTGGCACTACTACTGATGCAAAGTATAGAGATTGAACTGCTCCCATAGTTGCACTTGATGGTACCCAAGTTCCGTTAGTGGTTTGTTGCTTTCCACTAAAACTACCTGTTGCATCCTGTACTGTCTCTATTGTAAAGTATGAAGAGCCTGATGGATTGTTGAATGTGAATGTTTTAGAAGTAGTGATGTTTTCACCTACAACTCCATTTCCGTATAATTGATCTGCTGTATATGTTGCCATTAGCGTATTTTATAATAAATAGATCTTAATTTAAAAGAGGTGTTTTTATTTATTCTTTCTAGTATAATACTTGTCACTTGAATAACATTTTAACGCTCCTGTTAGTTGCCAATCATCATATCTATCATGAAAGTTTGAGATAAGATTATCCGCAGCTCTAAATTGGTGATAGTTTTTACAAGAATCAACTACTTTAGTAATCCAATTGTATACGTCGTATTTGTTGTCTGTTAGTGCTGCCATTACTTCTCTCTTTGGTTTAACATTGCATCTGCCATTTTATATGAAACTATTGAGATTATATCAAACTCTGCAGATACATCACCTTTGAAAGAACTTATTAATCCTTGCATTGCTTTTGCTGCAAAGTAATCTCTAAGGGTCATTCCTGCTCTATACCCACTTGATCCTATTTCCGAAGGGAATGCTGGACTGTAGTATTTTTTATTTTCCATTACAATCTACTAAATTTTAAATAACGTGTTGCTTCTACTGCCTCTAAAAACTTCTTATGTGCAGTTGCTTGACACGGCTTTCTTCCTGAGGGTGTTGTCAATTCCTGTACGGCTTTTACTCTGTCCTCTTCACCCCAATGAATAAAATAGTGTCCTTGATCTTTTACAAATGCAATTTCATTCCCATTCACCGTCACTGTCAATAATGTTTTTTTCATTTTATATAATTTCTATCTATTAAATCGTTCCAGGTTAATGTTCCTGCTAGATGTGGTATTGACCAAGAGTCTGTGTATGTTGAGACTTCTCCATATTCTGGATGATCGTAATTAATTTCATAACAGGCGTCTAAAACTCTAACAGTACATTTTGGATTACGATAACTGTCTCCTCCAATTCCTTCAAATCCATTCTTAAGAAGAAATGGTCCTATGTGAGGATTTAGTTCTTTTGTTTCTTGTTTATCAAAATCAATAAACTCATAAGCATTGCTTCTATTGGCAAGTATTTCTTCTGTGGGGATTACTTCTACTTTATGTTTGAATGGTTCATCGTATAGTCCTAACTCTTCATCGTCTTTCATCATATTGATTAGGGCTTGTTCAAGTAATCTACTATGTACCTTCATCCATTCTTCAAATGGTAAGTTTGAATTTGGATTGTCTTTTAAAAAATTCTTGTATTGTGTTTCTAAAGTTGCCATTATAAATTGTTTAACACTGCATCCAGTGTATCTGTTTCGTTTTTAAATAATCTATCCTCTAGAGCTTGTCTACTTGCTTCCATGTTATCATGAATCATATTTATGATATAATCATAAGCTTTTGGGTGTAATGATTTTGCAAAAGAAAATTTAGAATTAGTAATCTGAATTCCATTATTCTTTAGTAAAACATAATAATGTTTTTGCTCATTGATAAGAAAATACTTATCTGTTAGAGGTGTCATCCTTAAAGATGTTTTAGGATGTAGTAAGAGTTTGTTTACAATGTCTATGAATTGTTGCTCTTGTTGTGTTGGTGTGTACTTGAAAAATCTTTTAAACATAACCTTTTGTGTTTTAATTATAATTAAAGATAAGAAAAAAGACTCACATATGCAAGCCTTTTTCTAATTATTTTTACTTAATAGTTACCATTTTCATTATGGCTGGGTTGAGATACTTTGGTATAAGTTCTTTATAAACTCTACCTCTTTTATCACTTGTAGGAGCTACTACTAGCTTTTGTACATTATCTCCATATTCGTCTACAAACTCCTCAATTATTTTACAAATTGTTTGAATAATGCTATAGACCTTTCCTTCTCCTGTCATTTTAAAAGTATCCAACTTATTTAGACGTTGAGGTTTTTCACCAAAAGAGATATCAAAAGTTTTATCTTCTGAGTTATATTCTCCTGAATAAAAAGTAACTGTGTAGGTATTGTCTGGTGTTTCAAATACATAATCTACAGCAAGAACTGAATCATCCATTTCATCGAATGTTACATCATCTTCGTGGAAAGGAAATAAAGACTCTGCTAAAAGATCTATTAATTTTATCATTTTCTTATTTTATAATAAATATTAGATAAATTCAATAGTATTTGTTTCCTTATCCCAATCAAACGTCATTGGCTTTTGAGTGTACTCGTAACTCTCATCCAATACTGATGCATTGAAGAAGTGAGTACCATCTTTAAACTCATAACCATATCCTGAATGAATATGTCCACAGATATGAATCTTTGGCTTTACAACTTCAATTCTTTGAGCTAGTAGCTCACATCCTAATCCGTCCCAAGGTCTTCCTGCTACTGTATCTAAAGACCCAAATGCAGGACCATGTGTGATAAGAATGTCTGTGTTGGAAGGAATTGCTTCCCACTTACCTGCTATCTCAATTCCATTTTTTGGTAAATTGAATGCCCATGAATAGAATTCTGGTTGCCAAGGTGATCCGTAAATACGAATATTATTTTCAGGCATATCTCCATTTGGACCATCTCCGTATAAAACTAAATCATCGTCTTGTAGGTAAATTATATTTCCGAACTTATCCAACCAATCCTTTACATCCTCAGGATGATTTTGAAACATTCTATCATGATTACCTGCAATGAAAACTTTATCCTCATATTGCTTTAGAGATTGGAACCAGTGACAAAAATCCCAGATATCATTTCTATTGTACCCTGAGTTCATTATGTCTCCGGCATGTAACAATAGATCTCCACCTGGTAGATCTTCCATAGGAATCAATCCATGTCTTGTATGTGTATCTGATATTACTGTTATTCTCATTATAATTTTTTATTTTTAAAGTTTTGCCATGATTCATCCTCATCTAAAAATTTCTCAATAATAATATACACTCCTGCTATTACAGCTGCGATATTCATTACAGGAATAAAAAGGAAAGGTAGTGGTTCTAAAAACTCAGTTACTGTTCCTCCGTCGCTTTTGACAAAAAAATATGCTCCTATTATACTAAGCACTAATGGTAAAACGTAAAGTAATAAAATCCAAATCATAATTTCTATTTTTTTATATAACTAAATATACGAACTTTATTTCGATAAAACAAATAATTCGTAAGAAGAATTTTCAGTATTAAACTTAATATAATCGTCTCTCTGCTCCACAATCTCTGTTACCGTAGTTGTTTGCCAAGTAAATGAATGATTGAAAGGAGACATGATTAAACTTCTTCCAACAGCAATATCTTCGTGGTCTGCTTTGTATCTTCCATCCTCATTAAACTCTAACCATTTTACATCTCTGGATGTTTTAGTTAATTGATCTCTTCCTCGAACTAGTTTGTATTTATGATCTTCTTCTTTTCCATAGATTTTTACAAACATTTCATCTAATAATAGTTCATTACTATCATTTAGCTTTACTAATACCTTTGGCTGTGCACCTCCTATCATAAGTCTTTTTCTTCTTTATAAATTTCTAATAACTTTTCTATATTTTCAAAATCATAACTTCTGCGTTTCAATATACAAACTCTAATCCAATCTGCAAACTCAATAGCAAATTCATCTGCTACTTTTTCACATTCATCTTCCCAATCATTTATCCAAAATGCAGTTAATATTTCTTTAAACTTTTCTTTTAGTGTCATAATTTATACTGTATGTTCTATTTGTACTCTTACACAATTCTGAGGTAATCTGTGAATATGTCTGTAGTTGTTTATGTACCCCATCATGTTTCCACTACCGACTGCATTTGCAGAATGTATCACAACATCAACAACAGGAGCTCCATCAAGCCATTGCTCCACCAACCATTTTGTGCAATCCATTCCAGTCTTCTCTGTAATATTATCATAATTTAATTCATAATTATGGTAAACATTTTTACGCCATTCAGCCATTGCTGTGTCTCCTAAATCGTGATCTAGAGAGATTACATCTATGTTTTCCAATCCAATGTAAGTAACTGTATCAACAAATTGCTCGTAGTTTCTTACTACAGTCCAAGATGGATCAACTGGTGTTCTTACATCGTCTAGGTATATTTTCTTTTTCATCTTTCTTGCTTTAGTCCCACCAACCTCTAATATTTTCTTCTAAAATTTTAAATAGAAGTTTATGTACTCTTTCTTGATTAACATGGGCAATATTCATTGCTATAATTCTTTTCATATCAGCCTCATCTCTACCATCTAAAGTAAATGGCCCTTCTCCTTTTAGTACTCTTTTATAAACTAAAGGATATTTTTTAAAGAAATCATCATACTTTTCCCATACCTCTTCTGAATTATATAAAGAAGATCCTGGTCTGTCTTCACAATCAGTAAACCATACTCTGTCCTTATGGTAGTCCATGTACTCCATTGAGTAAGGTTCATCTTGAATTAATTGAATTAATTTAACACATAAGTTCATTCTTTTAGCATCAAGTTTAGCTCTAGTATGAAAATCTCTATCACCAATGTATTTAGCTTGAGCTTTTAATTTATGTTTTAATACTTCAAAGATGTAATGATCATCCCAATCTCTATCCTTCCAGATAACTGGAAACCAATATAAAATGTTTTTTACACCTTGTTTAAAATATTTATGATAATACCTTCCATCATGTTCCCACCAAAGATAAATTCTTCTAAAGAAGTTTGGTCTAGGCTGGTTTTTTAAATCTTCAAAAAAATCTTCCATACTATCTTAAATTTACTACAATAATCATTAATATTAGCATTGCTACAAATGTAATTGCAAAGGTTCTAATTTGTTTCATAACTCTTTTATTTGTTTCTAATACTTAAAGATACGAAAAAAAGCTTGCCTAAGCAAGCCTTTTAACAATTATTTTAATGTGAATCTCCTACATCATTCTTTTCTCCGTAGATCAAATAGTCTGGGTTGATTACCTTTGCTACTTTTTTTCTATCACCTGAGATCTCTTTGATTACAATTCCCTCGTGAGGAGTTTTTGTTCCGTAAATGAAGTCGTTGAATGTAAACTTATCTTGAACTTCTTGATTCCAAGTTCCTGTATATAGCACTTTCACATGCTCAAGTTGTAATTCATTAACTATTTCATATGCAGTTGTCTCTGTAGGTAGGTATTCTCCGTTCACCTTTATATCAAATCCTACGAACTCAATATCTTTTAAACCATATTCATAGTTCTTTTGAATACCAGCTCCGTAGATCTCTCCATAAAGGATTAATCCCTCACCAATATTTTTTGCTCCATATGTAAAAGCTAATTGCCAAAGTTTTTCTTTGATGTTATATTTTTCAGCAACTGTTCTCCAAACATCAGTTGAATAGAATCCTTGAGAGTCACTTCCTTTTTCACAGTTATGAGATCCATAAATGTATTCGTAGTCAATCCACTCATCAGCAATTCTTAAGAATTTTTTTACTTTATCCCAGAATGTCAATGTACCTTTCTTTACAATACCATATCTAGCATTTGTACCATGAATCTTTCTAGTAATTTGAACTTCATCTTCTTCTGTAAACATTCCAGCAACATTTTTAAGGTTTGGAAATTTATAATAGATATGGAAGTTTTGATTATCTCTCCATTTGATTTTTCTACCTGATGCTAATTGAATTTGTTTAACTGGTGGCTCGTATTTAGTAATTCCTAAGAATCCCATACAGTCAGTTCCTTCTTTAGTATCCCAATCACCCATAGTTACTTTACCTTTAAGGTATTTCATTGGAATAATTAAACACTCAGAATAAACTCCTCTTAATTTTACAGTTCTTACTCTAGTACCTTTTCTTAGGTAGTTTGCAACTCCCATTTCCTCAGAAAGTTTTTCTGGTATAACTGCGTCAGTAGTTGCAATGATTGTTTCATCACCTACTTTAAATTCACCTTTTTTAGTAATAGCATTCCATCCACCTGCGATTACAAGTTCGATGTTATCAGCACCTTCAATTGCTCTTACTTCGTTTATTTTTGCTATAAAGCAAACACTATTATTATTTTCCATTTATTTTACAATTTTAAATTTATTTAATTCTAACCACTTTAAAAAATGAACTGCTGTCCATTCTTCTCCATTTATTTCTCCTTCTTTAGGATCAAATTGTTTTATGAACCCTGGTAGGAAGTTACGAGAGTTTTGTTTATGTTTATTAATAAACTCTTTAAGACCTTCTTTTTTCTCATCATTCCAGATTTGTTCTGGTTGAATTTCTTTTTCTGCAAAATACATAAACTCAAGACATTTGTAAACACTTAAATTTGTTAACCAACAATCTGTAATATACTCTTCATATTGAATAAAATCTTCATCAGTGTACTTGTAATCGTCTTCTGTACGTCTGTCTTTTAGTCTTTGTAAGTATTGTTCAAATGTTTCTTTCATAGCTTTACTTCAAATCTATTTTTCATTTGTACTAATTTTTCTTCTGGTACTCCATGTTCATTCACTCCTTCATGTCTGTTTTCTACAATCAAAGAATAGACTCTGTATCCATATTTTTCTGCTAAGTTATAATACGGTTGCATTTCCCATTCCTGAGTGAATGTGTTTGATACTACGATTCTAGAACTACCTCCTGTTATTTTTTCCATCTCTATTCTATTCTCCCATACCATGGAGTGTTCTACTGTATCTTGACACCACTTATGTGCATATTTCAATTTTGAAGCATCAAACACATAATCACCATCAGGGTTAATAAAATACTGGTCTGCTTCAACCCATACTCCACCTAATGAATTTGCTAATGTTGATTTACCTGATCCAGGTAATCCTCTTAATAAATAAAGTTCCTTCATAGTACTTTTACTTTTGTTAGTTTTGATTTTAACCACTGTTCATCAATATGTTTAGGCCTATTACCCAAAATAATCTCATCCACAGCTACTCCAACTGATTCTATTAACATTCTTTTAATTTCTGATGGAGCATCCATTGCTGTGTATGAATAGCAATCTTGAAGTAATTCAAGAGGTAATGGAATCTCAATTATAATCCGTGACGATATTAATGAACCAATTTCATTAAAATGGTCTTTCTCAATTCTTGTCTTATACATACTACAATCTCTTTTCGTGATGATCCTTTGGTAAAGCTAATTTTTTAATTGGACGATCTTTCATTATAGATAATATTTCGTTCAATGATAAAGGCTCTAAACCATTTCCATCTACTCCAACATCCATTGCTTTACCATCTGCTAATCTTAGATGTGGTGGTAAATGAACATGACCATGTAAGTGAATTACTCCTTGGTTCATATCATGCCATGACGCTATTGGATAGTGCATACAAACGAAAATAAACTTCTCAGTTGTTGCTTTGTTGATTGGTCTTTTTACTTCTAATCTCAAGTAGTTTTGTACTGAAGAAAATAAATCTTGTATTCCTTCCTTGTTTCTTTCAATGTGGTGATCATGATTTCCAAGTACCAAGTGAATGTTTTTACAAAGTATTCTATCTCTGAATTCTTGTACTTTTTCAAATCCTCCAAATGACCAATCTCCTAAGTGAATTAGAATATCATCTTCACCAACCATACAGTTAATGTTATTAATTAGAGTAGCATTCATATGATCAAGTGAATTGAATGTACGAGCATATCCATCGTTCACAGACCAGTTTGTAGTTGCACTACAAATATTTGAGTGAGCGTAATGTGTGTCTGATGTGAAGAACAGTCTTTGTCCTTTTTCTAATGTTAGTTTCATATCTCTTTTCTTATACTTAAATATACGAAAGAAAGCTTGCCTAAGCAAGCCTTTCGTTAATTATTTTGTTGCTGGGATGTAAAGCATATAGACTAGGTCAAATGCAAAATCAAAGTCAAAAACCTTCCACTACCACAAGGGCAAGGGCAAAAACTAAGTCTTAGAGTCGCTAGCCACTTTTAATCTCCCTCAGGAGTAACATGTCTAGCTGTTGAGTTCTATCTCAGTTTGGTTTAAGTTGTAGGGAAGCGAGTTTACAAACACCCGGAGGTGTTATGTCTGTCATATGAATGATTAAAAGTCATTTATATAGTTTATATGATAACCCTACTATCCCAGCATAAAGCTCTGAAGGATCAGCTTGTGCTTACCTTCTTAGCACCAAATTATTTTTCTTCTTCTTGGAATCTTTTCTCCCAAATCTGTCTTGTCTCGTAAGGTTTTGCTACGTATTGATTTAAAGCTTCCATTCCTTCTTTAATTGTTGTGAATGGAATTTCTTTACATCCTACAGAAATAACACATCCTAGGGTTAAGAATTTAATCTTCACTTCCCAATCTCTAAGACATTCCTGTCTTGATGGTTGCCATGGTTCGTTTGAACATTTTTCTACTTGACATGGTTCTTCTAACCTTACTGGCCTGTTTACAGTCTCTTCTACTTGATTGTCTCTCATAATTATTATTTTAGTTGATTTAAGAATTCGTCTACTACGTCTTGGAATCTTTCTGCTACTTCAATTTTTAAATTAACAGCTTCTTGGATTCTTGCTTGACGTTTTTCTTCAAACTCGTGTTGAGCTTTACGTTGATTGGCTGTCCACTCCTCGTATGCTAATTTATAAGCATTTGCTAGATCCGAGTTTTGTTGATTGACTCTTGCTTGAATCTCACCTCTCTCTTTCTGAATTCTAGCGTTTTCAGAAGTAACAGCATTCTTTGCTTTTGATTTGAAGTAATTCACTTTTTGCTCATACCCTCTATGAAGTGCTGCTAATTCTTCGTGGATTGCAAGCAATTGCTCAGGTGTGTGGTGAATAGAAACTTTAAGAGGAGTTTTCTTTCCTACTTCAATTTCCATAAACTCTAAAGTTTTAATGGTAGGAAGTTCTGCTCTTAAACGGTCTAGAGTTCCTCTTTTATGAATGAACTGACCGATATGTGAAGCGTAAGCCTCTGCTTCTAAATACTCATTGTACTCTGCTGCAGTCATTTGATCCATACCAAAATTTGCTTCTACTTCATTTGGAAGTGTTTCTGCAATTGTTTGAGGACGTACTGGAGCTTCTACATCATACTGGAATCCTTCGTATTTGATTTGGTTAATCAATTCGTCTTTTGCTTTGATGTTTTCCATCAAGAAAGCTTGAGTGGCAGACAATCTTGCCTTTGCCTGTAGTAACTGTACTACGTCTGTAGGGATTGGGTTCCCTTGAGTTTCAATATAGGTTTCTCCACCTATTGCTAATTCCTTAGACACATTGTTAATGTTGTCTAGTTTACTAGAAATCTCTTTTGCTCTTTGATTACAAAGGTTAGAGATTGAAGCTGCTTGAGACATTGATAACCCTTTTGATGATAACGAATTTTTCATAACTATGCTATTTTTATTTATTTTTGTTTTACTATTTCTATTAATTTTTTAAGACATTCAAGTTCTGCTTCTTTGTAAGTTTTATACCATTTACTAAAAAGATTACCAATCCTATAATAACCCCCATCATTTCCAAATCCTATAATAAAGTTAGATTTATACTTCTCTCTAAAAAATCTAAATGCTTGTTGATATAGTGGTGCTGAAAGATATAGTGAACTGTCATTTTGATTTAATAATCCATCGATACCATAACTTTTTAAACAAAGCTCATCGAATCCTAATTCTTTTAAAGCTAACGCTTGTTCATAAGGTATAAATTCTTTTTCCATAACTAATTTTCTTATACTTTAATATAAGAAGAAAGGTTCAGGTTTCCAAACCTTTCTCCAAATACTTTTTATTGGTGATGACGAATATACTTTCCATGTCTGTCAACTCTGACATTCATTTTAGTTAATTCGAAATTCCAATTGTTAAACTTACCCAAGCCAGATTTTTGTCTTGCTTGTAGGTTTGCAGATCGTACTGCTTCTTCTCTACCATTTTCTGTTGTTTCAACAAAAAACGTGGGAGCCTGAACACCAGTCATGCTGGTAGGGACTACTCTCCAAATTCTCAATTTCTGAGTCATAATTTTAGCTAATAGCTAAAACTACATTGGAGACGATTGAATTGCTCTCATATCGGATAAATTTAGTGTCCTATACAGGGCTCGAACCTGTGACCTTCTCGTTATGAGCGAGCTGCTCTGACCAACTGAGCTAAAAGGACCTTTGTAGCGAGTGAGGGATTCGAACCCCCGACCTCTAGGTTATGAGCCTAGCGAGATACCATCTTCTACCAACTCGCGATATAGCGGCTGACACGGGCATCGAACCCGCAATCTCTGCAGTGACAGTGCAGCATGTTACCTATAACACCTCTCAGCCAATTAAAACATCTAACTACACAATTTACTCTACACCAAACTTAACTTTCAAGTAAATCCCTTCAACTAACTACTCGTTTGGTTCTTTCGTTAGCCTCTCCCTCCTATTTCTAGGTTTAGGATTAAAAGCCTACCAGTCTTACCTCACTAAATGTTTTGTGGAGCCAATGGGATTCGAACCCACATCCTCTACCGTGCAAAGATAGCGCTCAGCCAATTGAGCTATGACCCCAGTTACCTGTCTGTTCCAGGTTGTCAAGATATTGTTATTACGAGTGTACCTTAACCTCGTGTTCACCTTTTTCGCACCAGAGGTTGTGAACAATGGCCTTTCTGGTTTCGTACTGCCACGGAGAATCGAACTCCGATTTTATGGATGAAAACCATAGGTCCTAGCCGTTAGACGATGGCAGCAAGTTGTAGGTGTATGCTCATCACATACTCTTGGGCTCCTACATACCCCTGAGCGATTATTCGGATTCGAACCGAAACTTCAGACTTGGAAGGCCCACGTGCTACCGTTGAACACTATAATCGCAATTGAAGATGAATCTCAGCCTTGTGTACTGAATGGATCCTTTAATTAAATCACTAACCCTAGGTGTGATCGAATTCATCTTTTGAGCTTCCTACCGGCCACGATCCGATAACCTCTTGTTTACAAAACAAGTGCTCTGCCAATTGAGCTAAGGAAGCAAATTAAATTACAGCCGGTTCTCGTATCCGTTCTCCAGGTTAGCCCCTGCTGCTTTACTATAAGCTAACTGTAATTTTGTACCCAAGGGGGGAATCGAACCCCCAATTTACAGCTTCTAAGGCTGCCGTGTCTACCAGTTCCACCACTCGGGCATTTACCGCATGTGCGGTCACTTATCAATCGGTAGCTCCCTCTCGTTGTCCATCTGTGGGTGTAACACATTTGGTAGAGGGTCGAACCTTCAATGAGGGCAAGGTAAGAATCGAACTTACTCTGCAGAGTTTGCAATCCTGCCGGTCTCCATAACCATCCTGCCCAAATTAAAACTGATTTAGTTGATTTGTATCCTTATCGTAGGACCCATATACTTGTTGTATGCACTTTAATCTATGCTGCAACTATTTCCCGCATATGTTCTCTAAATCAGTTTTTATATTTTCACCTAGCCTGACCTGCCAGACAGTACGTGTCCATTTTTTTTACCGGTTGGTTACGTAGTAGGTGATTTATTTTTTCTTATACTTAAATATACGAACTTATTTTCTAATATCCAAACTTTTTGTTAGAAAAATAAAAACTTTTCCCATTCCACTGGAATGTGTGTTAGTTGTTTCATCAGCATCAGATAATGAGGTCTTTTTGGTTCTACTATTTCTTTACCATATTCCTCCAGAGTTAAATCTGCTTTTTCTGAATTGCAACTTCTACAAGCTGTTACTAAATTATCCCAAGCATTTTCTCCACCTTTTGATTGTGGAATGACATGATCAAGTGTTAGTGACTTGATGTGGCTTGATCCACAATAAACACATTCGTAATTATCTCTTCGATAAACATTCTCTCTTGTTAGAGGAACTTTTTGAATGTTTTGTTTTACGTATTTATAAACCCTAATGATTGAAGGTTTAAAAATTTCTAATTTTGGATTTACTAATCCGAATGTTTCTGGATGTTCAGCTATAACTTCTGCATTACCCTTATACGAAATCACGAAAGCACGCTCAGTCGATATGATGCTGCGAGCCATAAAGCTTGAATCAATAACTAAGGTTCTCTGATATTTTGACATGACTTTATATTTTATTTTTCTTTATATCTCTATTTACTTTAGAACACAGGGGTTGTAAGTTGGTGTAATGATTTAATTTACAAATCTCCTCTTCAGTTTTTGCACTTGAAGCTGGTACTATATGATCCATGTCCCAACCAAAATTAAAATCTCCGTTGTACAATCCTTGGTTTTCCCAATTCATCCAAGGTTCAAATTTTGACTCTAGGTATACTCTGAACTCTTCATAAGTACATCCTAGTATTGTTTGTGTTCTTTTTTGCTTTTTATACTTATACTTAAAACTCTGGTATATTAATGATCGAAGTTGTTGAGCAAGTCTATAAAGAGGATCGTTGGCATACTTACTTCTATTGTATGTATTTTGATATTCTCTTACTTTTGAATGATTCTTTTCGTAATTTTCTCTAGCCCATTGCTTTACATACTCTTGTCTTTTTTCTTTATTATCTAAATTCCATTGCTTAGAACGAGCATTTAGTATTTCTTTATTTTTAAGACTATAAGCTTTGTTAATTTCTTTTATCTTTTCTTTATTATCCTCACGATACTTTTTTATTCTTTCAGCATCTTGAGAGTATCTTTCTTTTGATTTATCCCTAGAACATACTTTACAATAAATGTGCTTACCATCTTTAGAGCTTTTATAATTACTAAATTCATCTAAGTGTTTCTCTTCCTTACATCTAGTACATATCTTTTTCATATCTTATCGTTTAGTATAAATATACGAAAATTTTAAGAAATTATAGAACTAGCCATAAAGTTATGAACAATTTATTTGCGCGAACCCTAGGAATCGAACCCAGCCGTAACAGTTTTGGAGACCGTACCGACACCTTGTCTGTGGAACGCATTTGTAGAGTATCGCTTACTCTACCGTGACTTGGCCCTGTCACTTAACTTGTTTTACCAAGACGATTTTTTTGTACCCCATCCAGGAATCGAACCTAGAATTAATCTTTAGAAGAGATTCGTTATATCCGTTTAACTAATAGGGCGGTTAAAATATAATTAGTAAGTTTTATCAGGAATCTGGTTTCTGATTGCTCAGTGCTTCACACACCATTAGAGAGTCGGGATTCCTCTGGGCTTTGAAGCTTGCAGATTGAGGTCCTATCCTTAGTGTGTACCCTTGCGTAACGTCTCTCCACGTCTTCTTACCTACGCTTTGTAATTATATTTTGAAGTCTTAAAAGGAGTCGAACCTTTGTTCTATCGTTCGTAGCGATAAGTTTTTCCAATTAAACTATAAGACCATTTGTATCCCTGACTGGAGTCGAACCAGCAGCTTACGAGGCTTAAACTCGTTGTGTTTACCATTTCACCACAGGGATGTTAAGTGTGAAAGATGGGACTCGAACCCACAATCTCCTGAACCACAATCAGACGCTTTACCAATTCAGCTACAATCACCATGTTACGATCTATAAGGTCAGATCGTCAACCAGAGCCTTCTCCCTTGGGAGATGCAGTACCGACTACAAGTTACGCTCTTGTCTGAGAATACTTATGAGATATCCTCGATCACTAGATCAAGTCGGTAGTTGATAAGAACCCATTAACTTATCGTTGTACTTTAGATTTTACGGCGTCTTACCGCTGAGGCCCCGAACGTACTATTCTACTCCTGCATTCCTTAGATGCTTTGTGAGGACGGGGAATAGGTTTTTAATTGATGCTGAGGGTTCATCTGTGTTGTAGTATATCAATTTAATACTCTTAATATTTATTCCTTTCTCAAGGGAACAACACATTGAGGAAAGCAGAGGTATCGAACCCCATGCCCGAAGGCACGATACGCTTAGCAAGCGGTCTCAACTCCTAGTTGATTTACTTTCCATTTTGTAGGTAATATAGGAATCGAACCTATAACCTCTCACGTATCAGGCGAGTGCTCTAACCAATTGAGCTAATTACCTATTTTGCGCCCGTAGCTGGAATCGAACCAACCTTGTTAATTACTTGTAGTATTCATCAGCTCTTCTCTCCAATCCTAGTATTAAGGAGTGTTGTATACCTACTACCATCATTAACCCACTCGATGTGTTTCCTGCGTATCCACAGCACATCTATACGAACATTTTTTGCGGACTTGGGGAATTTCGAAATCCCGACCCTTTGCTTAACAGGCAAACGCTCTTCCTCTGAGCTACAAGTCCAATTTTGACTATTATGTTATTTTGCGAACGTATGAAGCTCGTATCATTGTTAAATCATAATAGTCCAAGGCGTTACGCACCCATCTAGTAACTTTACTTCTCTTGAGTCCGGGTAAGCGCTTACCAACTCTGGGGTTGTTTCCTTGTTTGTGGACCCTGTAGGAATCGAACCTACTCCTCTAGTTCTTCAGACTAGCGTACGCACCAGCTATACCAAAGGTCCAAGGTTAATAAAGTGGGGCCGGTAGGAATCGAACCTACCCAGTGAGCTTTTACAGAGCTGCTCGGCACCTTGCCTGTCGTCCCCTTTTGTACCTCGTAGTAGAATCGAACTACTGCCATTTCCATGTAAAAGAAATACGCTCCCATTACGCCAACGAGGCTGGCAGATGGATTATTTTTTTATAGTAGAATTCGCCAACCTCAAAACTACTTTGTACCCCCTGAAGGTAATGCTCCTTCTTCCCGATATTAAAAGTATCGTGCTTCACTTTAAAGCCTAGAGGGCGATTGTCTGGATGGCAGGATTCGAACCTGCGTGCTCTAGCGTCCAAGGCCAGCGAGATAAACCGGGCTCCTCTACATCCAGTAATTTCGTAAGCAAAGCCATCGGGCTGGTTCCCTGTACTTGCGTCTTGCATCGTTTTCTCCGCATGGATTTCTCCACTACTTACTGATAATGCTTTCTTTACTAACCGTCCTACTTACTGATCAAGTGTTGGGATGGGCTTTCAATACTTACAATTATTTGTTGCCTGTGGAGGTAACGATCCTCCTCCGATGCTGTCAAAGAGCATTGTACTACCTTTATACGAACAGGCAAATTGAAGAGAAGGTGAGACTCGAACTCACAACGGTGTAACCCGCTACTGCTTTTCAAGAGCAGCTCCTGATCCAGCCGGATCTTCTCCGTTTAATTTTATCCAATATGTCAAAGATCCTTTGTTATTTTCTACTCAATAAAGATAATACTTTATTTAATACGAAGCAACTTTTTTTTAATTTTTTTTATACTCCCAAGCAAATCCTCCTGCTGTCCTTTGCCTACCTTTTAAGCAATTAGTAATATTTACATAATATAGTTTTAAACTGTCAGCGGCTTGTTTAAGGGATTCCCACTCTTTAACAAATATCCCCTCTTTTGTATATTGGAGGATTGGTTTGTATTTCTTTTTAGAAATTAAGTGTTCATCTCTGCTTGCAAGTCTTTTTTTCTGAAAGGCTTTGTAGTCTGTATTAGCGACTCTCTTCTCTATACTTTCTTTAGAAAATAGTCCCGATTTATCCTCGGTTCCTGTAAGTCTACAATTTAACCCTTCTTTTAATACATTATAATAATCTTGCCAATATCTTTCTCTCTTGTTTAAATTCTCAATAGCACATTCTTCTATTACTTCAAAAGTATGTTGAGAGAAACCGTATTTTTCTAAAGACAAGCACAATGCTACCTGCCCTTTCCCTTTATTTTTACCAGAATACTCTTCCTTTCTTCGTTCTACATTAGTGCTCTGCCCTATATAGACTCTGCCTGTCGGATTTGTAATTTTGTAAATTCCTATCATTTTTATTTCTATGCCTAAAGATATGATCTTTTTTTCTTTCTAGCAACTTTTTTTTAATAAAAAACCCGAATCTTTTTTATTTGATCCGGGTTCTTATTAGAATTTATATGTATAAATAATTTATATCATATCCCGGTTTTGGTTTGTTTCGGTTCGTTATTATACGTAAAGCCAAGAACACTTCCTTCAAATATAATATCATTACATAACGAATCCGACCATATACTAATGGCTCTCTGCGCTACGTTATTAAGTTGATGTATGTTTTGTTGTGCTTTCATTTTATTTGTTTCTATATATAAATATATGAACTTTTCCTTTCCGAACCAACTAATGGTTGATTTATTTTTTTGCTTTATTCTTTTTATATTCTATATTATCAATCTCGTCGTCAACCCATTCCTTTTCATTCTTACCCAATTGACTGTAATTCATTTTGAATTGTTTCTGAGCTATGGTGTCTTTCTGTGATTCGTTTAAAGACTCTTTTATAATTTGAACTAATTGTGATTTTTTCATTTGTATATATTTTCCTATAAATAGGATTGTTTCTAAAAAGAATACCGTTCTTTGGGTTAATTTATCCTTTTAAAAATTCCTTTGATTTCTCAGTTAATGCTTTTCCGTCACGGCAGAATTTTGCATCTAATTTATCTATTCTAGAATCTAGAGTTGATAGTACGTTTGTATAGATTAGGTCTACTCGATCAATTTCTTGATCAATTCTTCTGTTAACCATTTCATCGTTTCTTTGAATCCATTCTTGATGACCTGTGATTGCTTGTTCAATCTGTTTTACTTTTTTTGTTGTCTTAAACGCTACCACAACTGCCCATACAAAGGCAACTGCACCAACACCTAAAACAAATGCTAAAATTTGTTCCATAGTTTTGTTTTTTTAAATTCAAAGAACGGTAATCTTAAATTTGTAGTCAGGACAGGACTCGAACCTGCATGAGTTTAGTTGCGTGATTCGATCTAACCCTCAAATCAACTACAGACCGGAGCATCACCTCCGTTTATAAGGACCCTTTAACAGTTATCCCGCGTCTTCCATTTCCGCCACCTGACTATTTTTCGCTGATATTAAAAACTATCCAATCCTTGAAAAAACATATCAACTTGCTACTTACTCTATTATAGGCTCGCCTGTCCTGTATCATATAGATTTACCTGAAACTTCTTTGGGTTGTTGATTGACCACTCCCACTTACTCAAGTAGTTTTTATTTTGGAATCGGTGAGGGATTCGAACCCTCATCCAGACTTACCGTCCATGTTAACCCTAGCAGGACTCGTCCCGTTGACACCAACCGATTCTTTATTTACCAACCTTGGTCTTTCTTGTAGCCTTCCGAGTTATCAGTTACGGGGCTTATACAAGATCAGGGTTTCTGATTGATGATTTGCTTGTACTCTAGATTACTATAAACCCTTTTTCATCCGTTTAGCACCATCATCAACTAACAGCGAGCATTGGTAACTTTTATAAAACATTCCAGCCACATTGGGAGAGCCGCAGTTCCCACGTTGTTTAAAGACTTTCTTGGCGGACCTATCTACTGGGTGATGTTTTATTTTACAGCTGTAGTATCTACTGCAGTTGTGTCAACCGATACTGAATCAGTTGCTACTGCTGTTGAATCTACTGTTGTTAATTTAGCTGACGGAGTCACCTTATTACAACTTACTGCCACTAAAGCCATTACAGCTAATACTAAAACTAATTTTTTCATTTTTGTTTTATTTGTTATTAATAATACTTAAAGATACGAACTTTATTCTTCTTCTGCAACTTTTTCGTAAGTTTTTTCAAAAATATCTGGTTTGCATGGATAAAATTCTCCTTGTACTCCTTTTATAATGAAATCACCTATTGAAGCTTTCATGGTACCTTCTAGGGTATTAATCAACACTCCATCGCTTACAGCTAGTACCTTGTCATTAGCTAATCCAACAAATTGTTGGATTGCCATTAAAGTATAGACTTCTAGGTCTTCTAATTGAACTGCTTCAATTACAACTGGCTTCTTTCTGTACTGTGCCATTAGAAACTTACTGTAGAAAGTACTTTAATTATAGTTGTTTCTGGATCAAAATCAGTTCCTAATTGTTTTGCAACTAGTAAGTCGATTGATATTCCATTCTTTTGCTCAATCCATAATTCTTTTACAAATTTTGTTGAATTGATTTCATTTGTTTTCTTGTCTCTTGTGATTGTAAATACTGCTACGTTTACTTGTTTTGGTGTCATGTTATTTTGAATTTGATTTGATAATGAATATGATGAATTTCCTGACGTGGTTAACCCTGTTCCTGAAGATCCTATCGTATTAATGTTTCCTGATAGTGGAGTTGCTGTTCCTACTGTTCCTGAGTAGCCGTTTAAATTTGTTGTTGTTGATTTGTACATGTTCTTTGTCAGTCATTGGTTATAGTCCTGATGATCACTTACTGAAAGTTGTATATCTGGATTTTGTTGTTTGTTAAAATACTCTTTTAGAAACTCTCTTCTGTAAAGCAGTACCTCTCCTTTATATCGAGTATTGCTAATAGTTCTTTTTCCAAATTGTTCTTTAGCTCTAGTAGCAGCTGTCGCTACTTGCTTTCCTAACTCAGCACCTGCTGCATAACCTAAATAATCATACAACGATATTAATTCTACTTGTTCCATAATGATTTTATTTTACATTTAATATAAGAAAAATATCCTCCAAAGACAACAAAAAGTGCAGAAATATTTAATAAATGTGGATGATTTTCTCCACATGCTCCGCATACGTGTTCAATTACTTCTCCCATGTTACAGCTCTATTAAAGTTGCATTCTCAATTGATTTGGTAATTGATTCCCATTTAGAAATATATTCTTGAATTGAAGTGTAGTGATTGTTCTCACTTGTATTTAGCTTTTCTTTGGCAATAACTTTTAATGCATGATTGAATGTTGATGGATAACAAACTGATCGTAGATACGCTCTATCGTCCTTGCCTCTATTTACTTTTTCGAACACTGTGTATCCTCCTGAGCTAGAGTTAACAATGAAGTATGGTTCTAGTGTTGGATCTTCTATAACTGTATCCCCTACTGGGATGGTGTTTGGATTACGTAACATTTTTTTAGTTTTTAGTTTAAAATAAATTGCTTTAACTCGTCTTCTGCTATTCTTCCGGATCTGGCTTGCGTTTCAGCTCCCTCTGTAATTACAACTGTATGAGGAATTCCTCTTACTCCGTACTGTCCTGATAAGTTCTCTGGATCGTTCTCAACATTAATTTCTAAGAAGGTAATCTCATCACTTTCTAACTCTTCTCTTACTTTAGTAAAAGCTGGTGCGTATACTGTACAAGGTCCACACCAATCTGCGTAAAATTTAATTACCTGCTTTGCCATATGCTCCTTTTGATTTGTAGTGATCAGCTTTGCTGAATTTGGTTGATGACTGTTCTTTTGCTACTTTAGGTTGGTTTAAAGTTGGTAACCAAGCCATTAGTTGTTCATACTGACTCTTTGTTGAATTCTTTGACATAGATTTGATTTTTGATTATAATATAAGATAGGTATTTTATTTAAGAAATACAACTATTTCTCTACTTTTTTTATACCTCCCCATTTAAGCATATTGTTTATTCTATTTTCTAGAGTAGTAAAATCTCCTATCTCTACACAATACGTAAGCTGTCTTAATTGAAACGCTCTAGTACTATTAGGCTGTTCTTCGTCCCAATATTCTGGATCTAGTTCGTATTTTTGCTTTCTGTATGTAATGGTGTACTGCTTATCTTCCATATGTTAAAGATACGGAATTATTTACATTTCTCCAACAGCTTCGACCAAAGCTTTTTTAACTGCTCCTGAAAATGCAGTTTTACTAAATGGTAAGTTATCGTCGTTTAGATCTAGGAATGTAGACTGAACTGTGACGTTTGCTTTACCCTGTCCCCAGTAATCATCTTTTCCAATTATGATTCTAAGTTTGACAATGGTTTCTTTTTTCTCTTTTGCAAATGGACCAAAAGAGGTAGATGTAGAAGGAGCTTCAATTGACATTATTTCAACTTCAACTGGAGTTCCATCTTCGCATATGTTGTGTTTTTCAGATAGGATTTCTTCTGTCATCTGTTTGATTCCAAATAAGATCCTTTCCTTTTTCATTTCAGGTGCTTCTACTAGGGTTGTAACTTTGGTTACTTTGTAACACTTTGGTGCTGTATCTGATGATAGTAGGAACAATAACGGTAATAGTAGTAATAGTTTTTTCATTAGAATGATATTTTGCCTCCGGTTAATATTTGATAATTAAGAAAACTTTCATTCATTTGATAAACTCCTGTAAAGCTTACATTATATTTGAACGTCTTTGTTATTTTAAAATCCCATGAATTAAATGGTACAAATAAAACTCCTGCACTCCACCACTTTCCATCATAGAATTGAGTGAACGGAGAATAGATTGCTAGAACTAAAAAGCTAGTTGAAACTCTATCAGTTACTTTTGTACTAACATGTCCTCCTCCTACTGCAGATAAGTTATAGAAGCTTCTCTCACCCATCTTCCCTGCTGTAAAATTCATACCAAACATTGCTGTTATGCTTTTATTTATTTTGTAAGATTCTAATCCTGTTGTAGTATTAAATATATTTTTTTCAAAATCCATCATAGTAGAATTTGCTGCAATGGTATTTAAACTTCTTGTTTTATTAATCCAGGATTTATATAGAGTTACATTTACATTATTTGCTCCTGTTGTATAATTGAACAGTACTCCTTTAATTCTTGTACCTCTAGTATTAGCATGTGTTATACTTGCTACTATCTTATATTGGTTTGCTGTTGTTCCATCCGTACTTGAAATGGCAACCATATCTCCTGAGGCAATTAAACTTCCTGAGGATGTTTTAGCATTGGCTTGTTTTTTAGAACTAGATGAACCTCCTGATGAACTACCACCTTCACTACTTCCTCCATCTATAGAGTTAGAAATTGAGTTTGCTGTATTGCTTGATGCTCCTGATGAAGATCCCCCATCTACAGAATTTGAAATTGAGTTTGCTGTATTACCTGTTGTCCCTGAGGATGTTCCTCCTTCTACAGATGGTTGAGACGTTTGTTCTCCTCCTTGAGTTGGTTGATTTGGACTTGAAGGGTTTCCTCCTTGGCTTGTGCTTGTTCCTCCTGTTGGGTTAGTATTTCCTCCAGTTGATGTACTAGGGGTAGTGCTTCCTTCATTTTGGTTGTTTGTTTGATTACTTCCAGCACTTCCTGTACTTCCTCCGTTTTTACTATCTGATTTTCCATTTGAATTACTTTGGTTATTGTCTACTGCATTTCCAATGCTGGTATTTGAAATACCACCTGCTGTTGCAGACATTGAACTTCCTATAGAACTACTTATACTAGCCATTGATTGAGCTAGAGAAGATATTGCTACAACGTTTGTTAATATGCCAACTGTGTTTGATACTACGGTTGATGTTATGTTATTTACTAAAGTGGTTGTAACTGTTTGGCAAGGTGAGTTAGAATTTTGTTGGGATACTTGAGTGATCCAACTATCAAATGCTCCTGAGGAGAAGTCATTTGCTGAGAATGTATTGTGGTTATCGAAGTAGTTTACTACTACACCACCTCCAGCAGGTACAAATACGCTCTTTAACTGAAGTGTACATGGGTCTGTATAGGTGTAGCTGTACTGGGCTGACGCCTGTAGGAAAACAAAAAATATAAATAAAGAAATCCATTTTTTCATTAGTTCGGAAATATCCCCTTCTTAATCAATTTTGATACTACTCTTGAAGAGGCAGTTTCTAATGACTTTTTGGTAGATACTCCGATTGTTGATTGGTTAAACTTAATATCGTCGAGTCCGTCTAATAGGCTTGCTTTCTTCACTGTAACTGCTTCACCGGATCCTGATCCTGTGATTATTTCACCGCTTTGTGCATCCACAAATCTTATCTGTAACCCTAATATTGTTTTCTGTCTTATTTCAGCTCCAGAGGTTGAAACTTCTTCATCCTCACCTATGCTGAAATCGTATACTTCTATATAAACAAAATACTTTGCTAATATAACATTTCCTTTAACTTCTATTTTATTTTCTGATATACCTTTAGCTGAAGCTATATGTTGGGCAATCATTTTTTGTTTTATTTCTTCTCTGTCTTCTGTAAACTTAAATCTGTTTGTAGATTCTAGATATTCTAATACTATATTTGATACTCCTAAACCAACTCTTTTATCTTTTAGTTCAGGGTACATTTCGTACAACTCTTCGTTGATACCAATTTTAAGAATCTGAATAGGAATGACAACATCCCCAGCATAATCAGATACCACAGCCAGTGATTGTTTCTTTTCAAAATCTGCTTGATATACTTCAGTTTTAACAGACCCTATCTTTTGAGCAGAGCCTGTTAAACTAAATATTATTAATAATAATGTTATGAATTTTTTCACCTTTCTCTGTTATTATATTTACCTACAGCATTTAATAAAATAGCTCTTAGGCATTCATAAACCACAAGTCCCATTATTATATTTCCCATTAGAACCAGTTCTTTGGGTTTAAGTGATGTTTTGCTTCTCTAGCTGCTCTATCAAGTGCGTCTTGAGTTTCTCTTGCAACTCTTTCAGCTTCTCTTGCTTGTCTTTCTAATTCTCTTTGAGCTGCTTCATAGGCTTGTTGAGCTTCTCTTGCTTGTCTTTCTAATTCTCTTTGAGCTGCTGCTGCTTGTTCTTGTGCAATTCTAGCTGCTTCTTCTGCTACACGTTGTGCTTCTGCTGCTTCTTGAGATGCCAATAAGTCTGCTGCAGCTTGAGCTGCTTGTGCTGCTGCCTCTTTTGCTGCTTCAACTTCATCTGATACATCTATTGTTACTGATGCATCTATATCTACTCCAACTAAAAGTGCTAATTCACCTTCAACTCCTAATGTAATAGCTCCATCATCATAAGTAGCTCCACCTCCAACTTCAGCACCTGCTTGTACTCCTACAGATACTCCTGCATTAGCTTCTGCTGATACATCACCTGATTGTGCTGTTACTCCAGCTTCTACTCCTACTGATGTACCTACTGATGCTCCTGCATTTGCTTCAGCACCGTGTGCTCCTATTGAAGCATCTGCTCCAACTCCTGCATGTGCTTCTGCATATGCTCCGGCATGTACTCCTGCTGTTCCGTAATCAGTTTCTACTTCTGTTGAAGCTCCTACCTCTACTCTTACCTCAGCTGATACTCCAGCTGATGCTGATGCGTCTTGTCCATCCCATCCTGCTTGTGCTTCTGCCTCTACTGATGCTTCTGCTGTAGCGTGTGCTTCTGAGTTGATATCTACTCCTTCTACAACCTCTGTTGTATTTTCTACATTGGCATGAGCTTCGGCTGATACTCCTGCATTTGCTGATACTGATGTATCTGTTACTTCTGTTCCTGCGTGTGCTTCTGCTGATGCACCTACTTGTTCGTTACCTGTCGTAACTTCAATAGTTTCTTCTGCCATTTTTTATTTTTTTTCTAGTAAATCTTCTACGTATTTGTCTCTCTGTTGTTGTAAATATTCTATTCTATTCAATAAAAGCGCTTTGTCGTCTTTAGTACTTTGTTCAATGTAAGCTTCTTTCTCTTCGTATAACTTTTGCCAATACGCTACTCTTTCTTCCATCATCACTCCTTGATACCAAATAACTCCTACCATAAGGATTATAGTAAAAGATTGCTCTTTTAGTTTAGAAAAAAATGTACCTGCAAAACCTTCAGCTTCTTTCATCTATTACCAAGATTCTTTTTGAGCAGGTGCTGCTTGTTGTACTGGAGCTGCTTTCTCAATTACTCTTTCTTTAACAATGGTATGTGTACCTCCTGATTGTTTTTGTTGGTTTGTGTTGTTGTTTTGTAAATTAATAACAACTGGTGCTGCTGCTGCAGGTGCTGCTACTTCTGTTTTTACTTCTTCTTTATCTGTAGCTTCACCACCACCTAAGTGTGTTGTTAACCATACTCCTCCTGCTGTTACAACAGTTCCTAGAGTTCCAATTAAGGTTTTTTTCAATCCTGATAATCCACCTTCGTTTGTTTCTTCTGACATAGCTTATTTTTTTATAATTTTAAATGTTTGGGTAAAGTCCCTTGTTGTTATATTTAATAAATAGGTACCGCTAGGGTAAGGTGTGAGATCCTCTTCTAGGATATTAACTCCTTTGATGTACTGTTCTACTCTTCTTCTTAGTTCAGAACCATTTAGATTAAGAATTGTTGTTTTATAAAAACCACTTACCGGTAATATTAAATCCACAGTTACTAATCCATCTGTAGGATTTGGATGTATGATTCCTTGAATTCTAGTTTCATCAACTGGTATTCCAGTTTTGTTGTAGTTTACATATCCATCTGTATTTGTTACTGCGATATCCCATCCTTGAACATCTCCTGCTGTCTTTCTTCCAACTGTAATAGGAGTTGTTAACCAGTTCGGATTTAGGACAGTAAATTTTAATATGAATAATGCAATTGGTGTATTGATAGAATGCTGACCATGTGATTTATCATAACCACCCCATCTTACTTTTCCACTTCCAGTATCCATTACATATGTCAACCAAGTCTGTGTTTTTTCTGATAATACTATTTCTGAGAATTGTAAAATTGTTTGATCGTAATTTAGAGCAAATTCTAAACTCCCTACTGTATTTCCATTTGTTTGGATTGTTATAGGTAGATCTATTGTATTGGAGGGAGTCACAGTAATCCCAGGCACTTGAAATTGTACCTGGGAGTAGAGTGAATTTATTGTTAGTAACGCTATGATTATATAGCGTACCATATTAGTTATGACCTGTTCCGTTGGCGTCTCCTAATACTAGCAGATAGTAATTTGCTGCTACTGTATTATTGATGTTAGCTGAAAGGAAAGTTGAAACTCCTGGAATTGTTGCTGATTGATCTGTTGTAGCTGCTGCAATGGTGTTGTATTGAGCTTCTGTAAAGAATAAGATATCAGGGTTACCTGGATAGGTTGTTAAACCTTGAGCCAATCTAGAGAATACTGTATATGAATCTGAAATTGTAATTCCGTTTGCTTGGTTAGGGTTAGCAGTGTAGAATTGAGTTCCAGTTGGTGTTTGTAATCCTGTAGCAATTTGAGCAATCATATCTGCATCAGCTGCTGCAATTGCTGCTGGTGCTGTAGTACCTGGAGCTACTTTTACTCTAATCTGCCAGTAGTTTTGATCTAAGTTAGTTGTAAATGCTGCTACTCCTGTTGTTACTGTATTAACAGTCATTACATCTGTCCAAGTTGTTCCGTTTGCAGATTTTTGTAAGATTACTGGAATACCTGTTGAAGGATTGGTTGGGTTATTTAAGAATGTAGCTGCATAGTTAAATACTGGTTCTGTGAATGCACCTCCGTAGTTTTGTAATCCTAATGCTGTATCTGTTCCTGCTGCAAGAGTACCGTAAGCTGAGAATGCTGTTGCTCCTGTAAATGCCATTGCAGTTACTGCACCATTGGTATAAGCTGCTTTAAATGGTAGAGATGCATTGAACATTGCTCCATTTACAATATTAAAAGAAGCATTTGTTCCTGTGTAAACCCAAGTAACTGTTACGTTTCCTTCTGTAGCGTTTACTTTTGTGTTGAATACATTGTTTGTCTCAGCTCCAGTATAAGTTACTGTTGGAGCATCAAAAACTGTTTTGTCATACCAGAATCTAAACTGAATAGCTTTAATAGCTGTTGCGTTAAGATTGCTGTAATAAATTGCAACTTGCGTGTTTGTTCCTGATGCTACAGGAGCTAAGTTGTAACTTGCGTCGAATACTAAGTATGGTTTAGTGTTATCTGGTGCAACTTGTTGTGCAAATCCCGATAGTGTTACTAACATCACACTTAAAATTAAAAGAATTTTCTTCATTTTTTTGTTTTTAAGTTATTTGTTTAATACAACCGAGTGCCCATGCACCTTACTTTTTATAAATATAGTTTAATTAGTGTTTCCTAATCTACTAACATAGTAGTTTGAACTTCCTCCTGATACAGGAGAGTTAATTGTTACTGTCTGTACTCCAGGATACGATACTTTTAGATTTGCTGTCGATACGTTAATAGTTGACCATTCTGTTGAATTAAAAATTCTACTAAGTGGTGTTGGAGTAAAGGCAGAAAGCAATCCAGATTTTCTAGCCAATATTGAATATACATCTGAAACTGTGAATCTGTTATCTCCATTTACATCATATCTAAAATAATCTACAGATTTTAATGCTGTGTTTCCTATTACAATACTATTTGTAAGTGTTCCATCTGAAAGAACTGGTACTGTTAATGCTGGAGGATTGAATGTAATGTAAAACTCTACTCCTGTTCCTGAGGGTGTTGAAAAAGAGTAAGCTCCTAATGCTGATGTAGTTGTGGTTGTTTGTACTGCCCAAGCCGATGTTGTAGTGGTTGTTCCTCCTACCTCATCTGTTTGTAGTGAGTATCCGGCTTGTGATGGTCTTTTCCAATATACCAATAATCCATCACCACCTCCATACTCTTGCATTCTGGCTATAAAAGTATAAGCTGTACCTGCTGTTAGATTTACATTTCCGTATAAGTATTGGCCAGTTCCTTTTCCTCCGTACCATTCAATTACATTTCCATATCCCATTAACCATAAGTCACCACCATCATCCGAGGTTAGTCCAAATGAGTACGTTCCTGTTTCTTTTGGTGTAAATACAAATGTAACTTCTGCTGAGTAGTAATCACCGTTATTAGGTACTGATGCTCCTCCTGCTGTTAGTGTACTGGCTGCATTAAAGTTCAATGAGTATAATGCACTTACTGTACCTGTCCACCACAGAACTGTATTTGAATAAGCTGTATTAAACAATCTATCCATTTCTGCTCTAGTCGACGGATAGGAAGCGTATTGGTTTGTACTTCCATTACTGGCGTGAGTTTTAAATGTTCTTACAGTAGTGTTTGCATTTGCAGTTGTAGTAGTTGTCCTTTTGTAAAGAGAGACTGGTACACCTGATATACCTGCTGCATTTGAGCCATAAATATTCCCAGAGTACGTAAAGGTCTGACTCTGTGTAGACAAAATACCCCCTAGGATTAGTAGAGGGTATAACATTTGTTTTATTTTAGATAGTACGTCCATCTCTAATAAATAGCTATTCTTCTTTGATTTCTGCTCGGTTTCCATCCACTGCAATTTCATGCCAGTGAACTCTTCCCTCTTGAATTGCTTTTTTAATATTTCTCTGTTTACCCATCAAAGCTGCATTTCCTGACTTGACTTCAATAAAGTGCACTTCACATTTTGTTTTACTATCTGTGTGAGTAAATCCTACGTAGTCGATTGGCATCCCTAAGAAAACCACATCTTCTGCTGGTACAGGAAACTTAGACATGAATGGTACAAAGTGTTCAATTGTCTTTCCCCAATTTACTGCTGAGGATCTAAACATTGAGTCTTTCTTTACCTTTGCTTTCTCTACTATATGAGATGCTGCTGTTTCTTCAATTTGCTTTCTAAGTTGTGCTACCTCCTCTACATACTCTTTTAGTTTTACAGTTAGTAGAAAAATTACAATTGCTAGAAATAGTGAAGTAATTAATAATGCCATATTTTTTAGTTTTATCCGTCACAGCTTAAACAGTCTTCAGAAGTTCTACTTCCGATGTCCCCGTTTATGACAGAATCCGTTCGTAAATAATATAACGTTTTTAATCCAAGTTTCCAAGCTGTCTGGTGAACTAGGTTTATAAACTTAGGACTATCTCCTGGATCGAATGCTAAGTTTAGTGATTGAGCCTGGTCAACGTACTTCTGTCTTACTGAAGCTTGTTCAACTAGGGCCAATTGGTTTATTTCTGCAAATGTTAAGAATACTTCTTTATCGTCAAACGGCATAACGTCTTCTGGTAGATTTGCAATTGATCCTCTATCTTTTAGAATCTGTTGCCATACCTCTTCTGAGTTATGTCCTTTATCTTCTAAGTACTTTTCTAATACTGGATTCTTTCTAATGAAAGTTCCTTTAGAAGAATTAAACGTATAAACGTTAGCTGGAATTGGTTCAATACCTGCTGATACTCCTCCTGAGATTGTTGAATTAGAAACTGTAGGTGCAATTGCAATTAGGTGAGTGTTTCTCATTCCTGTTCCTTTACACCAAACTGGTTCTCCGTATTCTTCTGCTAATTTTCTAGAAGCATCTTCTGCTTGGTTTTTAATCTGAGAGAAAATTTTATTTGTCCAAGAAGTTGCTGCAATAGAAGTGAATGGAATTCCTTTTGCTTGTAAGAATGAATGCCATCCTAAAACTCCTAATCCTAATGCTCTTCCTTTTTTAGCAGAACGGTGAGATCTAATCATAGAATCTTTTCCATTTGTTTTAATTAAGAACTCTTCCAATACTCCATCTAAGAAATAGATTGCTGTCTCAACTAAGTCAGTATCCTTCCACTCTTCGTATCTTGTAATGTTTAGAGAAGATAAACAACAAACAAATGAATGTTCTTCATCGGTATGTAAAGCAATCTCTGAACAGATGTTTGTCATTGTAACGTCTAAGTTGTTTTTTACATATGCTGGTGGGTTAGCATTGTTGACATTATCCTTAAACATAATATAAGGTTCTCCTGTCTCAACTCTTGATTTAAGAATCTCAACCCATAGTTCCATTGCTTCCGGATCTCTGTGCTCTAATCTTTTCATAAACTTATCGTCAATAGAAACACATTGGTGTAAATTCAAACACTGACGGTTTGGATCTCCTTGAGGTCTTCTAATACGTAAGAATTCTTTTATATCGATATGGTTGATGTCTAAATTTACAGATGCTGCTCCTCTACGAACTGATCCTTGATTTGTAGCAATAATAGTTGAGTCAAATATTTTAGCCCAAGGCACAATTCCCTCTGACTGTCCTGTTTCTCCATTTCCAATCTTTACTCCTCTTCCTCTTACTCTTCCAAGTCCAATTCCAACTCCTCCTCCTAAAGAGGTAAGTCTCATTAGTTCTGCATTGGTTAATCCTATACCTCTGATCGAATCAGGAGTATCTATACCAAAACATGAGATTGGAAGTCCTTTGTCAGTTCCGGTGTTTGATAATACAGGTGAAGCTAGGTTTAACCAACCTTTCCACATGTACTTGAAAAACTTATTTGCTAGATCAGGACGATCTAATCTTTTAGCTACTGCATCAGCAACTCTTCTGTAAGCTTTCTTTGGATTCTCATCAGGTAATAAATAACCATTTGAAATTGTAGCCAAAGAAACTTCATTCATCCAGTCTGGATAATCTACGCCTGGTTTCCAGGCACTGTAATCTACTCCCATAAAATTAAATTAAAATGCGTTGTCCCAATCCATATGCCCTTTGGCATAATTCGTTACTCTATTTGCAAAGAAGTCTGTGTGCTGTTTTCCTGCTACTACAGCATCAAACCATAACATTTGTTTTAAAGCTCCTTTATCGATTTGATCTGAAGGTATTAATGGTTTCAGTCCTAAATCTCCCATCTTAGTATTTACTCTGTGTTTGATAAAGTTTTTTAATTCCTCTTTAGATAAATTTTCTAAATCTCCCATTTCAAATATCTTATCGATAAAATTGAATTCTAGTTGAAGAGCAAGGGTTGCTGCTTCTCTAATATCATTAATAAGTTTTTCTGTTTTTAATTCTGGGTACTCTTTCATTAATTGTCTGAATAACCAACATCCTGCCTCTGAGTGAAGTGATTCATCTCTTACAGACCATTCAACTATTTGTCCTACTCCTTTTAGTTTGTTTCTCATTTTAAATGATAACAATACTGCAAAAGAAGAGAATAGGTTTACTCCTTCAGTAAATGCTGAGAATATTGCTAAGGATCTAGCTGCTTCATGCCAATCTGTTTCTCCGCTATTTCCATCTCTAACATCCATTAAAGATTGAATTTTAGCCGCAGTTGATTCATCTTCTAGAAATTCTGCAAAATTATCCAATCCTAATTGCTCATTTAATAAAGCATACGCCTCTGCATGAATAGTTTCAAATGCTCCAAAGGTAACTGCCATCATAATGATCTCAGGTTTTCTGAACCACTTTGTAACAAGGTTTGTCCAATAATCATTTACAACTGTTTCTGTTTGAGCAAATCCTTTTAAGATTCCTCCTATAACATTTTTTTCGTGTGGTTTAAGATTCGAATTCCAATCTGTTACGTCTTGTGACATTGGAACTTCTGTATGTAGCCAGTGGGCTTGGTGTGCTTTCAGCCAGTAATCGTGTGCTTGTTGGTACTCAAAAGGCTTGTAAACTATGCGTTCGTCTTTTAGACTCATATTCGCTTTTTTTAATATTTGTTATAAATTAGGACTGTAAGAATAAATAGCATTTTAGAAAGGAACGTCTTGCTCCAATTGAAAGAACTTATTCGCGATTTCTTTAAAATTTCCTCTAGGTTTATCTCCTGACTCGGTTATTAGCATGTTTCCTAGAATTTCAATATGACCATTGTTTGTATCGACTTTTGCATCCCAAGTCATACCATCCATTCCGTATCTATTTTTCATTACGTGGATACGTCCTGTTCCTAAAACCTTATCTTCTTTCATTCTTGATAAAGATAAACATACATCTGCAACCATCATCTTGTCATACGACCCTGCTGCTTTGTCTCCTTCAATAACTGAATCCTTTGCTCCCATTCTATTGACTTGAGAGGGTGTTAGGATAGGAATTTGAAGTTCCTTAGCCAATCCTTTTGTTGCAATGAATACGTCATCGATTTCATCTTTTCTTTCTGTGAAACGAGATTTTGAAGGTGCTTTCAAATAATCAACGTAATCGATAATAATCATATCGGGTTTGTGATCAACATCCATACATTTTTGGATATGTGCTTTGATTGTACTTACTGAGGCTCCTTTTGGTGGATATTCTTTTACAATAAGTTTTCCTTTCAATTTACCTACAATCTTTTCAACTTCACCTCTGTGTTTGTTTACTTCTTCAATTCCATAACCTGTGAAGTAGCAATCGAATCTCTTTCCTACATAATCCTCTCCAAGCTCCAATGTGTAATAGTTTACATTGTATCCCAATAGTACTGCATGTGCTGCTATTGCAACCATCGTCCAAGATTTTCCTCCTCCAGGATTACCAAACATAATTGCTAAATCTCCAGGACCGAATCCTCCTCCAATAGTTTCATTTAGAATTGGCCAAGGTGATGGAATAGTTGGTCTGTAGTTTTCTCTATAACGACTCTCAACGTCTTTGTTATATTCGTGACCCATGTTCTTATCCATACCAGCTCTCATAGCCTTTTCAATCACTCCTCTGATTCCATCAAAGTCTCCTTGGTTCAAAAGATCTGCTGAACTTAACAATGCTGCTTTAAGTTCTTGGTTCTTAGCAAAGGTTGTAAATTCCTCTACTACGTATGCTAAATCATCTTGAGTTGCTTCATAGCAATTTCTTAATTCTGATTTAACTGCTACTTGTAGAATATCATTCTCTACTTTTTGTAATTCTATTTTTAATGCTTCTAAAGAAATCGTAGTGTGATACTTGTCGTAGTACTTAATTGTGGTTTCTAAAATCCATCTGTGAGCATCTGAATCAAAATAATCTGGTCTTAGTAGGTCTCTTGTGTTGAGCAAGAATTTCTTGTCTGTTAGTAGTGCTCCTAATACTTTCAACTGAAAGCCTTTCCCGTAGGAAGATAATTTTGCTAATGATGTCATGTAACTTATTTTATTATAACTTATTTTTTATATGTCGAAAGCGGTCTAAATAATTCTAACCATCCTTCAACGTTTTTGTTTAGAGCTTCAATTTGATCTGACTCTAACATGCTTAAAAAAGTAACTGCTTGTAAATTTGGTGTTGGCTCTTTTATCTTCTCTAATATATGAAAAATTTCGTAATCTCCCAACCTTGGCTCGGATAAATTCATCAATTCCCAATTAGTTTTTACTTTATCCCAGTCATAGATAATACTAGCGAATATTTTCTTAGTTTGCAACTTTTGTTCACAAATATTGTAAATATCTTTTAGTGTTACTCCAGGTTTGCTTATTAGCTCTGGAAATTCTTTCAATAATGTTTTAGGTCCTAATCCTTTTATCCCTGAAAGGTTGTCTGAGTTATCACCTAGCAATGCTTTCATTATTAAATAATTCTCAGGAATCAGTCCTATTTCTTCTTGTATATCTTTTTTTTGATATGTTTTTTTCTTAATAGGAGAATAAACTTCTATGTTTTGATCTACTATTTGTAAAAAATCTTTATCAGAGGACACAATTGTTACTTTTTTATTATTAGCTGCAAACTTTTGTGCTAAATATGAAATTGTATCATCTGCCTCTACTTTATCTATTGATATTAGAGTAACTGGTAGACATTGTAAGTACTCAACCAATCTATGCATTTGCATAGTCATTGAAGCAAACTCATCGTCTTTATCATCGAACAATTCCCAATTAGTAATCCTTTTAATATTTCTAGTTGCTTTGTATTCTGGATTGATAGTTTTCCTACTTGATGAGGATGCCTGTCCATCGAATACACAAATAACTCTAGTTGGATCAATTGTTCTAGTTAGGAACCCTAAGGACCTTAAGAAGCCAACGAGACCACCTGTGTGGTGGCCTTGTGGATTCATAGATTGTAACATTGCAAAGGACCTTATAAAGGTGTTCATGCTATCCACAATCAAAACATGGTCGTTTAGTTTTCTGTCTGGCTTTTGTTCAATTTTATTTAGGATATCTAAATAATTAATCATCTAATGCTTCTAGGTTAGTTGTATCCTCTTCTACATCTGCTTCTACCATTACCGTAAAGTCTGTAGAGCCTAATGTGTTAGCCCAAGATCCTTTATGAGCATCCTTATATGTATCAATTGCTTTCTTATCGTCTGCAATGAATCCATGACTGGTCATAATAATCGCTCCTCTTGATTGGATACCATCGATGTGGTTCTTCTCTATCTGAACTTTAGTTCTTTTAGCAAATTCAAACTCTTTTCCTTTTGCAACTGCTTTGATCTTACTGGTTCCTGAGTTTGTTATGTTTCCAAACGTAACGATTACTGTTGAATCATACCACATTGTTTTTCCTCCTTTATTCTCCAAACGAGGTTGTCCCATTGGATGTTCAGGTTTTGCAGTCCAAACTTTATTGATTGCTACTAATGTATTGGTGTACTTGCTTGCTTCTTTTCTTGATAACATAATCTTTTGGTTTACGTTATTTCCAAATTGAGTTGACATTGCTCCAGCATTCCATTCGTTATTGTTCTTATTTGATCTCACAGATAGGTCACATGGAACTGATCCAACTGAATCCCAGAAGAAACATAAATCGTAAGGAAGGTTTCCTTTCTTTTGTTCATCGATTAAGTCTAAGATATAAACTGCTACGTCTTCTATTGTATTTAGAGTTCCTCTATCTGCATATAAGAAAAATCCTTTGTAGTCAGTTATTTCTCCTGTTTCCTCATCAACAACTTCTTGAACCTCAAGACCCATCATTTGAGCATGTGGCCATGACCATTTCATCTCAGTAATAATGAATACTGGAAGGATTTGTCTTTTCTGTGCTTGGACTGCTGCTTCTAATAGTAAGGTTGTTTTTCCTGTATCTGAATGTCCTCTTAGAAGTGTAATATGTCCCATAGGAATTCCTTTGAGAGATGTTACTTCTGAGAATGCATCTGAAACTTTAATCCAATCCTGACTCTTGAACTTTACTGAAGTATTAGAAAAGCCTTTATTTTTTTTAAAGTTGTCCAAACTAAAACCGCCTTTGATTATTTCGCTAGCGGTTTGTGATTTTGCTTTTGCCATTCTTAGTTGAATAAATCGTCAAATTTATTAACTGTACTTTTGTTTCCTTCTGTAGCAGTCTCTAAAGTAAAATCTGTTTTTTGATTTCCTAAAGTTGCTGACAGGTCTGGTTCTACTACTGGTGCTATTGCCTCAGTTGGAGTTGCAGGTGCTTCAGCAACTTCCTCTCCTGGATTCAAGTACTCTTGTAATTTTTTCTTGATAAATTCATAGTCGTACTGGGTTTGTACTTCTAATGCGTTTGGTTGATCTTTTAACCAAGAGTTTACTTTACTGTCGTCTTCTGACAATACTGTTTGTTTTGGTTTAATACGAACCGTAGTGCTTGGGAACTGACCTGGTCCTGCAGCTGGTGTATTTTCTACAACCATATCCCATCCACTCATTACGTCTGTAAAATCTCCGATGTCTTCATCTTCTGCTAAAGCAAGTAATGCTTTATAAATGTTTACTCCGAATGACCAAAGACGAACTCCTTTTTCTTCTTCTCCTCTTACAACAACAGGAGCAAAGAATCTTGATTTAGGAGACAACTTTCCTGACAAAGACCAATTATCTTTATCGGATGTTTTTCTTAATTCTTTTACAAACTCTTCGATTGGATCTTGTTTTCCATAATTGGAAAGGGACATCATAGGAAAACGGCCAATATTGTAATGTAGCTTTAGTTCCGTAAAGGGGTCTGCAGCGTTAAATGCTGAAGGAACTATGCGTATGGTTGATTTTCCGTTTACTGGTTTCCAGTAAATTTTATCAAAATCAACTTTTTCACGATCTTGATTTCCTGCACTGTTTAGAGCGGCAAGCTTGTTTTTAATTGCATTCAAATCCATAATGTAACTTTTTTTAATTTAACTTTATTTTACTTTTTATTAATATACGAAACCTTTTTCAATTTTACAACTCCTTTTATTTATATTTCCAAATAAATCCTCCTGCAACTTTTATTCTACCTGCTAAACAATCACCTATTGTGGTTATTCCAGTAAGCTGCTTAGCAGTTAGTATGGATGGAAATTCCTGTACAACTTCTGAGTCTTTTATTTGTAGAACGGCTCTTCTTGTTACTTTATCTAGGAATTCTTTAGAACTACAAATAACTTTTAGAGTCTGTTTTCTTTTCTCTCTTGTTTCAGCTGATTGCTTGGTTCCCAATCTTGCTTGTCTTATTTTTTCTATATGCTCTAACGACTTTGGCCTTCCTTTTGCTGCTATTCGCATTTTCTCTATCGTTTCCTGTGAGTGGCTTCCTATTCGATCATCCACTCCTGTTAGCATGCAGTTTAGTCCTTCTGCTACTGCATTATGAAAGTCTTGCCAATATCTTTCTTGTTGATTAAGTTTTTCTACTACACACTCTTCTAGTACTTCAAAAATATGAAACTCTACACCATACTTTAAAAAAGATCTGTAAAGTTTATGTTGTTCTGAGCAGTTTGATAATCTCCTATACGCACTAAACCTGTTTTGGATATGTACACTCTGTCCTATGTAAATTTTCCCTTTTGGATTTGTTATTTTATAAATTCCTATCATATTAAATAAAAAAAGGAGAAATTAAAATAGACCCTCTGCAACAAGGTATTATTTTAAAATCTCCGTAATGTTTTTATAGAGTGGTTGCAGTACTCTTATTTAATATAAATAGCAATTTTTTTACTAAACCGCCACTTTTTCTATGTGATATCCAAAATAAGATTCCCTATCTTCGGGATTGTAATATCTATATCTGGTTTCGTATCTGTAATCACCATCCCTATAAACCTCTACCTCTTCATCAGATTCGTACTCTTGAGCAAACTTATCAGCTTCCATTTCAGTATCAAACAATTTTTCAGTATAGGGAACATCATCTCCACCGTAATCGTGAAATACTACTTGGTACTTTTCTTGTGTATTCTCAGTTAGGAAGTTCTTCTTCCATTTTGCTATATCAAATGATTCCATTTACTTATAACTCTATAATACGAAAAAGTTTAGTATTTACTCGCTTTAATTCATTTCCTTTGGTCAATAATATACAATTTTGATAATCCATCCAGTTTATTTTGTAACTTGTATCCAATACTCCTCCGTTTAAGGACTCAATCAATCTGTTAAGTGAATTAATTGTATATAGAGAATTGCTTTCTTTTTTTCTATGAACTAGAATAGTATTTTCTAGGAAATTAGAAACGTTTCCAAATTCTACGTTATATGTACAGATATATTCATCTTGGCTCTTTGAATAGAGAACAAAAATCTTATTATAAATGATCTTGTATTTGGTTTGTATTGTACTTAAAATCTCATCCAATTGTTGTTCAGATGAAAAAGTACAAAATAACTTATTGCTCATGTCGGCGTAATTGAAATTATATTCGATATCGTAATCGAACATTGTTGGCGCTACATCTATTTGTATCATTTATAAATATGTTTTTATTTTACAAAACTAGGTTATTACTGTATTTGAACTTGATAGGATACTTTCCTCCTTGGTTCATTATTTTTTCTAAAGATTCTAAAGTATCTTTTCCGTCTGATTTATCAAAATCGAAGATCACGGCGTCGTACGTATAAAGTGCTAGTTTACTTTTTTTATCTTGGAGAAACATTAACACATCTTTTAATATAAGTATATTTCTGCTAGTTTCCAAGCTCTGCATCATGTAATTCATTAGCTTTTGTGGATGCATCTCTTTCAATTCACTAGTAAATCTTTTACCTGAGATTGGATCTTCCACATATCCCTTTTCTTGGAAATGCTGCCAAAGTCTATCTATGTAATTTTGTATTTTTTCAAACACATCTAGGAAAGCATACTCAGGTGGAATCTTTCCATAAATTGCATGGAAGTTAATTTGTTTTGCTTTTGCGTATTCATCTTCAGCTATTTCATCCTTTCCAAAGTAAAGTCTTGCTAATTGAATGTGTGCAGATTCATCTGTTAGTGGATAGCCTATTTGTTCGCATAGTAATCGTAAGTGATAGCCATCAAAGTCCATCTCCACAAATACATCGTTCTGAGGTATAATTGTTTTTCTAAACTCAGGAGCTTTTGGTATTGCTGCGAAGTTTATAGAATTAAAAGCATTTGTCGGACGAGATGTAGTGTTATACAGATTATACGATGTGTAAACAATATTATCCTCGATACTATAGGATTCATTATTAGGTTTAAAAAGTTGTAAAAATTGTTCGTGAATTATTCTTAAACCAGCTCTTTCTATCATAAAGAAAACCGAGGTTGCTGTTTTGTTGTAAAAGTCAAACCCATTTGGTATTTCATATTGCAATATACGATATACCGTATTATAATTATCTTCACATTTCTCAAACAACTTTGATATTGGAATAATAGCATTTATTTGTTTGAATTGATAAAAACGATTGTAGTACCAGTTGCAAGTTGAGTTTGATCTTGCAAGTTCCAACCTATTGTAGTTGGTCATTGAATAAAGTAAAGAAAGATCTATTACAGAAGGTAGTACAAAGTGATACATCAACTGTTTCTTATCCAAAGTATAAAGTGTTGTGTATTGTTTTAGAATGTCATAGACACAATTTTTATCTAAATTTAATCCCTCATCATGATTTATTGGAATAATGTATCCCTCATGGTGATCTAAAGGTCTTAGGTAAACTGCTACTGTAGATGTAAGAAGTGGATGGTAATTATCATTTGAAGAAATAACCTCTACGTACCCCCCTTTCCTACCTAAATTTTTAAGCAATTGTATTTGCTCGTCTGTTTCTATAATATAGAACATATCTTATAACCTTTTTTTATAATATACAAAAAAACGCTTACCGAAGCAAGCGTTGTTGTATTTTTATTCTCTAGTATCGAAATTTGCTTTTCGATCATTATCTAGTTGAATATCTACATCTCGTTCTATAAAAGTTTCTGATGTCTTTTCTTGCTGTTGTGCAGCTACTACTGGCTCTTCTACTAAGTATGTGTAGTCTGTCACAAAGGTTGAAATTCCAGGCATTACTTTCTCTAGTGCTTTAATTGCTTTTCTATTTTTTGATGTTGCTCCTTCGTACTTATAGTTCCCAAATATTGTATCCTCAGCTGGTCCTTTTAGTATCCAATCTATTTCTGCAAAGGTACTATTTACAAGAACTTCCTTAGCCTGTTGATAGGTGTCTGAATCTGTTTCTTGTACCTTATAGTTGTTTTTATCTTGTATAAAATACCTCTTCATTATTCCTTTATCTATTTCAGATTGGGTTGGCTTCTTCTTAAAAAATCCTCTAAATAGTGCTAGTAGTCCTAGGGGTAATCCTAAAGATTTTTTTGGAAGTTTTTGCAATTCTAATCCGTTTTCCTCTGGCCTCTTTCCTGCGTAGAATTTTCCTTTGTAGGTTTCTATATAGAATCCTTTGTATGGTTTTTTAGACTCTAGCTCAATAAAATCACCTCCACTTGTAGATTTTGGTTTTTTATACTTCGACTTTGGTATATATCGTTTTGGAGTATTTGCCATTTGTTTCTATTATCTATGCAAGAAATATTGAAGCTTCTTGCGCTCTTCTTGTTACTAGTCCTGGAAGAATCTTCCCACCAGCGGTTACAGGTCCTGCTTGTATTTGTTCAGCAGCTAGTTTATAATCTCCGCCTACTACAGCTGCTCTTATTTTTTTCCTTAAACTACCTACATTATATACATAGCTTATTAAAGCTGCTTTTTGTTTGTTGTTTAATTTTTCCCAATCAGCTTTACCTATTTTAGTAGCACCTCCAGTTCCTACTACTCTACCGTAGTAAGTAGTTTCTATTTCCTGCTTTAGTACTGCAATTGCCGCACTTGGTGTCGTACTATCTCCATTTTTTACTTTTCTAATAGATTTGGTAGTTGGATCGTAAATTTGATCTGTACCATATCCCAATCGATATGCATTTATATCCCAAGTTGCTGTCTGGGTAAATCCTTCTTTACTACTAATTAGCTGAGAGGCTAGAGTTATCCAGTCTGCTGATAAGTTTATAGCTGTTGATGGTGTAAAGTTTTTTACCTTTATCTCAGTTTGAGAAACTCCTGTTTTACTAAAGTCGTTTGAATAAGCTGGTCCTGAACCTTTCGCTGTTGTTCCTTTGAGTACAATTGTCTGTGCTTTTATATTGGTTACCCATCTATTTCCTGCAATACTATGATCTATTCCAGTTACAATAAATCCTACTACTCCATCATACTTAGATGGCATTATTCCTTGATTAATTCTAAAGGCTTGTCCGATTTTTATACCTCCGATTCCATCCATTTCAATTCCTACTTGAAAAGGAATAATTCCTGCTGGTCCTGCGTTTCCTGCGTTTTCTCCACTTTCTGCATAAAACTGTACGTAATTTGTTGAAAATTGTCCATACTGTGTTCTTGCAACTGCTACTGCTTCACTATCGTACTGCTTACTGTTGTATACCTGTGCTAGTGTGTTTTTAATTGTATTTCTTCTATCAGTCTGCTGAGTGGCTCTTTCTTGTTCCGGTGTTGGTGGAGTAGCTGCTGATGGTGGTGGTATTCCTGCTATTGGGAAAGTTGTTGGAACAGTTGGAAAAGCTGGTTCATCAACCTTCATGGATTTTTTAGTAATAATCCTATCCTCTAATCCTTCATTCCATCTTAACAATGCTCCTGCTTCTAACCCTACATCTGTTGCTCCTGCTTGTGCTGATATTGCACACATAGTTGTAATGGCTGGAGATAGTTTGGTGGTGAAGTTGAACTGTGAGACAGTTGACTTAAGTCCTGTAACATTCAGTATAGAAACATCTTTTGTTTCTACTTGTACTTTTCTATCAACTATATAGTATGTAAACTCCTCTTCTTCATACTGCAATCCTATATCGTTTATCTCTCCTAGTGCAGAGTTTATTTCTGCAAAGATAGGATTCATTAAATTTAGAAGATTTCTATCACCCTTCTCTGGCATTGCAATTAGATTTGCCATTGCACTTTCTAGTAAATTTACATTTACATATATATTAAGAATTTCATCAGTAGATCCTTCTCTATTAGATAGCATTTCTGCCATAAGACCTTCTTCGTAAGGCCAGTTTTTTGATCCTTCAGTCATTAAAACACAAACTCCTGGATCGCTTGATGTATGAAATTTATAAGTTCTGAATCTACAGGTAGGCATTGTTTTGTTGTCTCCGCCAATTGGAAGTATATCTGTATTTAGCCTTATAACACTTTTCTTATTATTATCTACAATAATAAGCGTATTTACTAATTCACAAAAGCTTTTTAGTGACATGTAGTGGAAGCTTTGACCTGTATCCTTATTTTCTACACCTGCTATTTTTTTGCTAGATAAAAATAGCTTTACTACATCTAACGTATCTCTTCCTCCAACGGTTATATGCTTAGATGCAAACTCTGGGAATTTGGTTCGTATGTCGGGCCAAGCACTTTTTGACTGACTTGCTAGAACTGTTTGTAAAACATCCTGTAGCATTGTAGCAGGTATAATTCTTGCTTGGCCTCCTGACGATCCTACTATTGTTGTAATTGCAGGTGTGTCTATGTCTATTGTTAGAGATTCCATAATCTCTCCTATTGAGACTAAGCTAGTTGTACAATCATATCCTCCATCTTGTCGGTAAGTCCATGAAAAGTTTTTTATGAAGCCAAACATACCTTCGTAGTTACATCCGCTTTTCTTTTTTAAAGCCTTTATTTCATTGTATAGTGTCTCCTTTGTAGTTCCTGTAGTAAAGAAGGACTGTATTGTTTCTGGTGTTTTTATGAAGTTTGTTTCTGATTTTGCGTATATGCTGTGGCCCCATTCAAGTAGTGCTGTAAATCCTGGTCTCATAAAAAGAAGTTCTAGTTCTGTTATTTGAGATCTGTCCCAGCAGTTGAAAGTGACTGTAGCTTCTTTTAATTGTCCAAATTGTCCTAGTGAATTTATTTGAACTCCTGTAATACCTGGCATTGGTCTAAAACCTTTTCCGTTTTCTCCTGTAAAATTGCTATAAGTATCTGTACCTGTCCTTCCTTTAACACCACCAATCATAATATATTTCTTGGCTAGTTCAGAAGAACCTCCTACATTTACTCCCGACGTAAGTTTAACCCAACCTGTCTTTGCAGTTATGTACTGCAAGTCGTCGTTAGTTCTAGTACCTTTAGAAACAATTTTACTTCTCACATCTAGTTGAGTTATAACTTCATCGCTAAAAGGTCCTCCTATAATTTTACCTTCTGCCATTTTTTATTTACCTATTTATCTTATCAAAGTTGCTTAGAATTGTATCTAGGTTTCCCGGTATTCTAATTTGAATTCCTGGTTCTACAATTAACGAAGCTCTTTCAGAATTGTTTGCTGCTGCTATTATCCACCAAAGCGTATAGTCACTATAGAACTGATCTGCTAAAGTATCGTACCGATCTCCTGCAGTTGTAATTATATAGTAGTCATTTTCGCTTATAGGAGTTTCGGGATAGACTGTTGTTGTTCTATACTGCTTTCCTTCAGGCGATTGTAATACTTTTATGTTCTCGTATCTTTTCATAACAGTACTTTATATGTATGTGTTTGCTGGTGTTGTTCCTGCTGTGATAAACTTATTAAGTCCTGTTGTAGGAGTAAATGTATGTATTGGTGTGAAGTCTATGCTACAGTCCATTACCATTGGCAATTCTTGCATTTCTGGATCTCCTTGCTTTCCTTCTGGTTCTAGCATTGCTATTTCCCAAGGATACTCCGTATTCCAGGTATATCCTACACTATTTAAAACTCCTGGTAGTTCGTAGATATAATCTCCTACCGTTATCTTTGTAATAGTTCCTCTCATAAACTGTCCATCATTTGCATATGTTGGAGCGGTTGCTGATGCAAGCCAGATCATTTTTTGATATATCGGTTTCATCTCTACCCTAGTAGCTGCTGCTATTTTAAAAGATAGTGAAATTTTTCTTTGAAAGCCACTATAGATTTGAAAATCTTCTGCTCTACCTAAATATTTAACTGGATTCCATTGTCCTGAGTAGTTGTCTGCAAAAGAATCAAGAAATGCTCTAAAGTATAGCACCTTTTCTTTTCCATCTGCTGTAAGAATGTGAAACCTAAATTTAATTAAATCTCTTCCCTCTCTTTCTCCAGTTACCTTTCCGTTATTTGGTCGTAATACGTTTATTCTATCTACCTCTAACGATCTGGTTGGATTAGTGGTATCTGACATAAACCAGTACTCGCTCTTTCTTCTTGCTGCTTGTTTCTTCTCACTAATTGCAGCTCCCTGATCTCCTGATCTTAGTCTGTACTCTTTTGTTACGTTTTTATTAAATGTAGGTAATTTCTTCTCTTTATCCAGATATGTACTACTTTCTGAATATGTTGAGGTTGTTGGTTGGACTATGTTAAGATTGTCTGGACCGTAGCTACCTGTTGTTAAGTTTGAAACACTTCCCTGTACTATGTCGGGTTGAGTTACTCTACTAGCCTGCCCCTCTGGAGTTATTGCTTTGTTAAAATCCTTACTTGGCGTATATGTATTGGATGTTTTTGATAAGTCTAACGATTCAATACCAGATGTTATTGTATTATCCTCTGCGTAGAAGTTTGATTTTCCTTTTTCTACTACTCCAGGTACTACTTCTCCTCTCAGAACATATTGTGCTCCTTCAATTCCTCCTGCTCCAAAGAAAGAAGCAAAGGCTGAGATGTTGCCTGGCCCTGATGGTTGTAGGTATGTATCGGTTCTAAATCCTCTTAAGAAATGGGTACCTGTTCCATTTACTGGAACTTGTGCTAGAGTTGATCCTACGATCTTAGCTGTTGTTAGTAGGGTGCTTCCTGCTTGTTGAAGAACTGCTCCAACTAAAGATTTTCCTCCTTTTTGTGCTTTTTTTATTTTATCTCCTACATTTACTTGTTGAAGTAAAGCTTCATGTAGTAAAAATTTTATACCTGGTTTATCTACCAGCATTTTGGCAATACGCGAAACATCGTCAATGCGATGTGAAATCTCTGCTCCAATTTGACTTCCTGGTGCCTGTCCTATGTTTTTAGTTATATAGGGCTTATCACTTCCAAGAGGCATAGAGCCATACTTCAGACTTGTAAGGTCTGTTTGTAAGTTTATTAATCCGTTTGCCATTTAGTCTTTTATTATCCTGGTAAATGATCTAGATATGGAAGTTGCTGTCCTGTAGGAGAAATAACTGGTTTAATACCATCTAAGTCTAATGCAGAAGGGCTTTGATCGATATTTGGTTGATCATTAATCGATGATTGATAATGTAATGTTGATGTTCGATTAGCACTTGGTATGATTGCTGGTGTTGCTCCGTCTAATCCTAAGTTAGATGTTGGTAGTAGATCTAATAGTCCCATATTAATTGTGTTTTAATTTATTATAAATAGTTTGTTTAATTTATTATCTCATTGGATGCAGGTTGATACCTATGGCTTCATTTAGCTTATTAGCTCCAATGTGTATGTTTCCACTTTGCTTAACTGCTGCGATTAGTTCCTGTAATAGTGCTTCTACGTTTCCTCCTCCAGTACTACTATTTCCTGCTCCATTGCCTGGGTTGTTGGTGCTTCCGAATATGTAGTCTCCTTTGTTTGCTTTTAGTACCTGTTTTGTACCTGGCCTTATGATAAAGTCATTCATGTCTTCGGCATCTGCAAAGAAGTTTTTATAAGCTCCATATCCTGCTCCAATTGCTCCACCAACACCTGCACCAATGGCCGTACCTACACCAGGGATAATGGAACCTACTGTTGCTCCTATACCTGCTCCTGTTAGAGCCAAGCTACCTATATCTGCACCTTTCCCTATATTTCTAGCTGTTCTAGCTTCTTTAATTTTACCAGCTTGTTGTAGTTCTTGAGCTTTTTTCATTCTATTTTCAGCTACAGCATCTAGTGCAACTCCACCAAGTAGTGATCCAACTCCTCCTGCTATTTTCGTAAGTCCTCCTCCCATTTTCAAAGCTCTCATGTAGGCTTTTGGATTTTTCAAAAGTGTCATAAGTTGTTTACCCATACCAGCTTTGCCGGCTCCTTTTCCTAGTGATCCTGATACCATGTCTCCTAATCCGCCACCACCTCCTGCACCACCAACCTCACTGGTGTACATTGGTCTAGTAGCGTTTGAACCTCTAGCACCAAATAACATACTCTTTGCAGCACTAATAGCCATTGCTCCTGCCATAACTCCTGCTAAGATAGCTGCCGCTCCACCTGCTACTCCTAGCATTGCTTTTATTACAGGATTAGCTGCCATTGCTGCTAGTACACTTGCTAATTTATCTGTTACACTTGCAAGTGGTCCTGCAATTGCCGATTTAAGAGATTCTTTGATCGAACTTACTGATTTGTCGATCTTACTTTGTGTGTCTAATTCCTGTGCTGCTAATTCGACTTTTTTTCCTTGTAGTGCCATTGTTTCTAGCTGAGATGCTTTTTCGAAGTCTCCTGCTTTTTTTAGTGCACTTACTTTTTCGTCTAATGCTTTTTTCTCACTGGCTCCTAATTTATTTAACTGCTCTGCCTTTACTAACGAATCAGCTAGCTCATCTGTAGACATTCCCATCGATTTAGCTAATGCATCTTGTTGTAGCACATTCATGCTTTGGAATTTAGCCAAACCTCCTGTTTGCTTCAGCATTTCAGCTGCTGCTTCTGCTGTCTTACCTTGAAGAGCCAGTGCTCTTGCTTTTTCTAAATTAAGCTCTTGTCCGGTTAGTAATTCTGCTTCTAGTTCTGAGGCAATTGAATCTTCAAAGTTTAGTAGTCCGCTAGCCATTTTTTTGGCTTGCTCTAAGTTAATTCCCATCTTTTGTACTTGTACTACTGCCTGTGCAAGTAATGCTGGGTTGTTTTTATACTGTGCTGCTAGCTGTCCACTTGTCTTTAAAACCTCTTGCATTACTTTTTTATTACTAAGAACTCCCTTATTAGTCTTACCCATTGAGTTATATGTCTGCTCTTGGGTTTGTCCGTTAAGTAGTGAGTATTCGTAAATTTTAGCAGATTCTTCAGAAGTCAATCCCGTTACCTGCATTATCTTAGCTTGCGTTGTAAGCATATCTGCAGAAAAAGTAGCAGATGTTCCTAAAGATTCATTTAGGTTTGCGTTTGCATCTGCTAGATCTTTGTAGTTTGCATAAATATTATTAGTACTTTGCTGCATGCTATAGAATTCTTGATTCATAGCTTTTGCTGCAGAAGTCGAGAGTCCTAGTGATTTCTGTATTTCAAAAGTCCTAGCACTAAACTGTGTACCTATTTCGTATAATGTTTTAAAATACTTTGTTACAAAAGCAATTTGAACAGCTGGATCGTTTAGGCTTTCACCAATCATTTTAAAAGTACCACCAATAGCCGTACCTGCTGTCTTCCAAGCACTTCCAGTCTCTTTTGCTGTAGCTCGGATTTTTTTATTAAGATCTTCTATAGCTTGGGATTCTACTCCTATTTTTTGAAGTGTTCCTGCAATTCCTTTGAAAGCTAATCCTGTAAGTCCAATTGTTTTTTGAATGTCCCTCTCAATCTGTATTTCTCTTTCAGAATGCTTTACAATTTTATCAAGATAGCTATTCTTTAGGTTTAAGGCTGAGTTTATTTCTTTAGTGTAGTTGTGTAATTCTTCAGAATACCGTACCTCTGCTGCAGAAGCTCTACCGGAAGTTATCTTTCTTTGTAGTGTTTTTTGCTCTTCAGATGCTTTTTCACGAGCTATCTTTAGGTTTTCTATCTCAAGACCTAATTGCTTATTTAGATTACCTAGCTGCTTTACAGTAAGTATATTCTCATCATTTTTGTGATCTGCTAATTTTCTAGCTATCCCCTCTACGCTATTTAATCCTCTTTTGAATAGAGTAGTTGACTTTGTTGATCTATCTAAATCTGCTACTACGTTTTTTATTGTAGTTGAGATTGCTCCAAATACATCTTCCAAGTCACGAGCCTCTCTTGACATAAGTCCAAACTGCTTTGCAGCTAAGGCAGTGTCACTACCCATAGACTTTAAAAAATTCTGTAGATTTGGAATACCATCTCCACCTAAGTTTTTAATCTTAGCGTCTAGTTGTGTGATTAATTTAGAATAATCGTCGAAAGTTTTTTGTGGTCCTTGGTTAGTTGCCATAGTGTTCTATATATGTATAAATAGCAAAAGGCATCATTTACTGGATGCCTTCGTACTATAAGTTGGTGTCATTGCTTTTTGGACAATATCTGGTGGTGCTACTTTGTTGCCGTTTTTAACTGGTTTGAGTTCATCATCATTTTCTGCATTTAGTTTATCATAATGTTCTTGTAGTGTACTGAATGTAAATCTCCTTAGCCATACAGGCATGTTATATACTGCCTCCCAGTCATAACCTCCTTGTCCATGAAATACTATTTCATGTATTTGTCTAAAAATGTTTCCTCTAGTTTCCGGACTCAGGCCAAAAAAAGTTAGAATTAAACTGAATGTTGATGTCCTCCTCGTCACCAAACTCTGTTTCAAATTTAATTTTTGTTTCTACTCCTGGAGATATTTGTGCGTAGTACTCTCTAAATGCTCTTGAATCTCTAGCCAAAAATGCTGTGTCTACAAACTGTCTTACTGTTCCTCTTTCGTAGTTACCGTTAATTGACAGTATCATATACTTTAGACGTGTTGTTAGTTCGTTGTTAGAATTCTTATTAAGTTTTTTTAATCCTTCTAATTCAGCATCAATATCCCTATCATCTTTTTGTGTTAATAATCTAAAAGTAATAACATTGTCAGTATTTGGAAGTTTATATTCAAACTCATTTTTACCTTTCTCCTTTATTACACTTTCGTCTAGTTCTTTAAGTTTTAACGTAGACAAATCTACTGTAATTTTTTCTCCTGCGTATTGAAAGTCGTAATCCTTTCCATACCCCAAAATACGAGCTGCCATCATAACTGCATCCTTATCTCCTATAAGCAAGTCCGAGTAGTTAATTGGAGAGATAATTAATGATTGTAGTAGTTTATCAATAACTACTCCTTGTCTAATATAGTTTGAATTTGTTAAAATATCCTCTTCCTTAGCGGTCATATATTTCATTTCAATTTTACCTTCTGATAGTGGAGAATCTTTTGGATAAAGAAGTCCCTTTGAAGGAAGATCTACCGTTTCGGTTGGTAGGTTAAATTTGTTTTCCATAAATTTTATTTGTTAATAACTTTTTCTATATATAAATATACGGTTAAAACTTTTTTAAAACAACAAAGCCTGACGATTGCCAGGTCTTATTGTATTTTCCATCCTTTTTTAAACTCTCCTGGATTATTTTTATGTCTGTGTTGGAGTGTAGCGTATGCTATTCCTATCTGATTGGATATGTCCTGGTAGGATTTCTCTGTATAAGTTCTTCCATCTTCAAATACTACTGTGTATGGACCTTTTGCTGCTAACTTAAGTCCCTTGTTTCTTTTTGAAATGCTTTTTGATAGGGATGCTCTACCTTCATCTGTCATGTCCGATTTCATTCCTTTGAAGACTCTTGTAGAATTATTTGTATTCCCTTTTAGTGCAATTGCTATTTTTTCTTTATGAGAAATAGATTTATCACTTTGCCACAACTCTTGTAAAATTCTCCTTGCTTCTCCATACTCCTTTTTTGTAATTTTCCTCTTACCATCAAAAGAAATTCTATGGAAAGCCCATAACATTTTCCTACTATAGATTGAATGTCCTTTCCAATACTCTGCTAATATCTTATGAACTGTGTAGTGTTCTTCGGGTGTCAGTAGTATTGTTGTTGACTTCTTATTAAAACTTCTAGGAATGATATGATGTGCCTCATAGTAAGTCCCTTGTCCTTTTTTCCTACCCTCTTGTATTGCTTGTCTAATAATTTTAAAATACTGTTCCATAAAAAATGCCTATTTACTTTATTATAAATAGGCATAAGTTTTAAAAAGTAGTAATTTAGTATACGACTCTAATAGTTGAGGACACAATAATCCATTGCAATTGAAATTCCTATCTCTACTACTCCGTCAGCAGAAGTCCAGTCAAATTGTCCAAAATCTCCTTTTGTTAAGAAAGCTCCTTTGATAATCCACTCCCCTACAATATCTCCTACAGGACCTAGAATGTTAAGAGTTAAATCTTTCTTATAGAAATCTGAATATCCAGCTCTACCTGTTACTGATTCGTATCCTAAACGAGCCCATTCCATTACTGCTTGAGCTCCAGAAGGAGTGATTGGTGAGTATAAAGTCATATCCATATTCTCCCAGTTTCTTTTTCCTCTTATTTTTCTGTAAGAGTTAATGTGATCAAGTTTGATCTCTGAATCTGTGAAGTTTGGAGCTTTCACGTTTTTAATCATGAATGCTGGGATATTGTCTATATACATTACGAACCTGTGTTGAACCATTGGTTCGAAGGCTCTAAACATAATTTCATTTGGATCTAATACTGCCATTTTATTTTATTTATTTTATTATAAATATCTTTGTTTCTAAATTATCCAAAAGTTGCTCCAGTTGGCTCAATTGTGAAGTCTAATACTACAAATTCAATTGTTTTAGCTGGTTGAATAAATATTTGACCTACTAATTGATTTCTATCAACTACGTCTGCTGTGTTGTTAGTATCGTCCATTACAACTCTGTAAGCATAAAGACCTTGTCTTTGTACTACTGATTCTAAGTAAGGATTGACCGTCGCTAAGAACTTGTTTCTAGTTGAAATAGTATTTTGTTCGAATACTAAGTTTCTTGCTTGATCACCAATAAATTTCTTAAGTTCAATTAATAATCTTCTTACATTTACTCTATCTAATGCTGATGCTTTAGTTTGTAAAGTTTTTTGTCCGAATACTGATATACCAGTTCCTGGGAAAGAAGCGATTGGATTAACTTTTCCTGCATAAAGAACATCTCTATCACCTTTAGTTAATTTTCTTTCTGCTTGAATTACTCCTCCAATTCCACCTCTTACAAGTCCTGCTGGTGCAAACCATGGTGCTGATGAAGCATCTGTAAATGCATAAACTCCTGGTATTACTGTTCCTGCTGGAACGTATTCGTTTCTACCTGTAGCTGATTGAATTTGTAACCAAGGCCAGTATGTTGCTGCGTATGATGAGTTTATTGTTACTGCTTGACCTGTTACATCACTTACAATAGATCCTGTTTTTACTAAATCTACTACTGCAATACAATCTCCTCTATTTTCTGCTAATGCAATAAATGAGCTTATTGTAGAAGTAAATCCTGCATTATTAATTAATCCTGGTGCTGATACGATATTAAATTGGTAATCATCTTTATTTGATAATAGCGATAATGCAGTCGTGTAGTTTGCAGGTACCAGTCCTTGAGATTCTCCTGATGTAGTTCCAATTCCACCAAAATAGCTAGCTCCTGATTTAGCTGCTCCTGTTGCATTGTAGAATGCTCCTGATGCTATTCTTGGTATGTATGTTGAGAATAAGTTACCAGCTGCATCTCTATTAACTGTCACTCCATCATTACCTAAGTAGTTTGGAGTTGATAATGCTACTGAAGATACTCTAACATAGCTTGATCTATTTGGGAATGTTCCGTTTAAGTAGTTATATGATGTTCCTGTTGAAGAATCTGTTGCTACTGAAACAAATTGGTTACCAATTACTTTTTCAATATAATTATCTGAGTTTGGATCAAGATTTACAGTAAATGTTTCAAGGATTGTTTTGTTGTTAGTATTATCATTTCCTTGTCTTACAACTATTGTAAATGTTCCTAATGTAGTATTAGTATTTTGAATTTCCCATCTTACGTTATCTGCTGAACCTGATACTAAGGATCCATCACTGTTTGACCTTCCTGAATCTGCTGATCCTGTTGCATTGTTATAGATAGCCCCTTCTCCTAATGTTGTTAGAGTGAATGGTGCTTGATCTGTACCACCTCCTAAAGTTGCTAAGGTAAGGTTTGGTGTTCCACCTGCAATAGACCCTGTTAAGAAAGTGATTCCATTTCCTACAGTACCTAATGAAGATGATAATTGCAATGCTGTAGCAGTAGCTGATGCTGAAACTGGTAGATATGTTGGGTATAGGTTTATCTCAGTAGCTAAATTTGTAATTGTAGTTGCTATTGATGATCCAGTTGCAAAATAAAACACTCCACTAGAAGGTGAATCTGTTGGTGTTGGTATTGATCCAGTGGCAACAAATGTGTAAGTAGTTCCTGCATACGATATTGCATACTGTTGACCATCTGCTGATTGTGATGCAAATGTTCCTGAACCTGTAGCTTTGTTTGCTCCTGTAAATAAGTTAGTTGAAACTGCTCCTGTGTATGATCCTGATACGACTCTTGTTACTAAAGCTGTTTGACCACCATTCTGGAAATAGTTTTTTACTGATACTGAGGTAAGATATTCGTAAAAGGTAGAACCTGATAAAAAGGTTTCACCAAACTTTCTTACGTAGTCACTATAGGATGTAACGATAAGAGGCTGGTTATCCGGCCCTTTAACTGTTGGTCCAACAAATGCTGCTCCTGCCTGAATTGGTGCTGGTGTAATGAAAGAGGTATCGTTTTCTCTTGTATATACTCCTGGAGAGATAATTGATTCTGCCATGTTTTGTAAATTTGTTTTTTAATTTATTATAAATATCATGTGGTTTTGGTAAACCTTCCTATAGTGCTAGGTTCTATATTCTATAATAAATAGGAAAGGAGGATCAAAACCCTTCTATATTATTCAAAAGGAGTAAACTCTCCTTTATCTAAATTTACACTTCCTTTTCCGTATGTACTTTGTAAATATTCAGATAGAGTTTTTTCCTCTTCTCTTAGCTCTTCTAAAAATGCTTTTGCACTTTGTACTCTGCTTTTTAGCTCTAATTTAATTAGTTCAATTTGTCCAAACTCTAATAATATGTCTTGGTTTTTTTGTTGAATTAATTTGAGTTGTTGTACTTCTGTTTCTTGTAACTTTTTTGTTTCCATAAATTTTATTGTTAATTGTATACCATAATTAATTTATTGATGTACCTGGATCTGTTTTGTTTGTTAGTACATCTATTGATCCTACTGTTTCTACTCCAAACGTTACTGCTGCTTTGGAAAAGAACTTATTTGGATTACCAACTGATGTATTTATTGCATCTGAAACAATATATCCTGCTATTTTTATTTGGAAAGAAGTTTTTACTGTACGATCCCCTCCATCTACTAGCTCTGTTGTCGTTGTATAGTTGTCAATTGCTGCTCTAAACTTAAATCTTTCTGGATCTCCCCAGTATGAATCTGATGCAAAGTTTACAGATTCGATAATCTTATTCATTTGCTCTACGTATTCTGTAAAAATTACACAAGTGTAAACCAAATTTACATAGTCAGGCATGATAACTCCGTAGTATTCTTTGACTGGTTGTCTGTTATTTAGTGTAGAAAAGTGGTCATAGACGTTCTTTTGTGAGTATTTTTTTTGAAAAACACCAAAGTGAATTGGATTATTTGCATCCATTTTGTTACCCAAAGACCTATTTTTCTCTATAGAATCACGTTTTACCATGATAAGTGGGGTCTGAATCTTACCGTTATTATCTCTGTAAAATCCATCCTTTTGCATAGATGCCCATCTTTCAGGTGATCCGTATAGAACTGGTACATTTAATTTAGTACTGTTTTGGATTACTGATGGTCTAATAACATTATTAAAGTAAAAAAAGATTGATTCATCTACGTCTTTTAATCCTACTGAGAGTTGTTTTACATCATCTCCTTTTAGTGATATTTGATTCTCTCTTTTTTTATTAGCAGGTACGGGAGCCTTACCTTGATCTATATAGGGTGTGATCGTCTCTTGAGACAATTCAACTTGTGATTTTGGTATAGGTTTTCTTGTTAATGCCATTAGATTCTTTGTTTAAGTAATCCTACTTTGTCTGCTCTTGTTAAGTGGCAAATACAGATAATTGAAAGTGTTCCTCCAAAGTTTGGTCCGTAATCGGTTAGGTTGTAATTTTCGTCTTTCCCTAGGAATAGTTGGTTCTCTGTTGTATTATCAACTTCGTAATAATCTTCATTCCACTGTATAATATCTCCTACCTCAGGGAAGGTATTTGCATCTTTAAGATCTTGTCTTAAAAATTTAAAACTTAGGCTTCTTATATTGTCTGGTCCAAAATCATCTACCGTTGTTTGTTGATCTCCTCTATCAATTAAGCAGTTTAATTTTATTGGAGACCAGTATAGTTTATCTTGTGCCTCTCCATAGATATTTGCTGTAGTTTGTTCCAAAGATATCTTATGGTATAAAACTTCTTGCTCTATTACATCTGATAGTAGCTCTCTGTTTATTCCTACAAATAGTTTAAAATCGTTTTGGCTTCCAAATATCATTACTCTATTTTCTCAATTGATTTTATTGAAATCTCTACCTTTTTAATATTTGGTACAAGTTTAAAAGTATCTTTTTTTAATTTTTCAAATACTACTGGTCCTGGTTTGGCAGTTAGTATTTTTACTTTTAGTATCACTATATTGGTATCTTCATTTGAATCTACTGCTGATACTCTTGTTACTCCTGGCATTGCTCTTACAAAGTCGGCTACCTCTGAGGCTGTTATTTCATCTGTATGTCCTACTCGTACCAATCCTTGGTACATTGTAAAAGTTACTTCGTTAATTAAATTTTTTATTTTCATTATCCTACAAATATTACCATTGGTACTTCTTTAAGTACTGACTGTAAAAATCCAGCCTCTTGAGACTTTCTTTCTAATTGACTTACCCTTGATGTCTTTTCTAATATATCCCTTAAGTTTACAATTAATGCTTCTTTTTCTGAACGAGCATCTGCTAAGAGGTCTGCTTGGTTTAAAGTTGCTTCTGATCCAGGAACTGGTACAGTTGTGTACTTACCCCTAACATACGCTAAGAGTTCCTTTGATAGAGCCAATGCATATTTGTATATCCACTGTCTTCCAATTGAATTGACTGCACTGTATGTTGGATTTTCGTAAGGTACGTTTGATACGTTTGTAATTGCTCCTCCTACTCCTCCAGGAGTTGAAGCTGCATCGTCTAGTAATTGCTTGTCTGTTAATTTATAATACTCAAACCAAATTAAACCATCTGATTTAGGAGTTGGGAAAAGTCTTAAATGATTATTATGTACCTCAAAAGAGTATGCTGATTTTCTTACTTGGTCATTAAATTCAATTGCTTGTACTTTCAGTAAGTCATAAGAAATTGGCATTAATAAAAAGTTCACCCCTGGTGAAAAAGATCCGAAATCAAACGCATCCATAAGTGATTGAATACCTGTACCTGTTCCTGCATAAGGGTCAAAATATCTCATGATGGCTGGTGGTGCTTCGTAGTATACTTTTCGTATTTCGATACCTCCTGTTATTCCCTCGTTTATTGCCCATTGCTTTAGATCGTATTCTTGTATGCTTGAAGAAACGTTTATATATCCTTTATTCAATGTAACATTTCCTCCTACTCCAGCTTCTGTTCCGTAGCTGTTTGAAAGTCTAACAACATTTTGAAGACTTGGAGTTACTACTGCATCATTTAGTGGATTGTTAATATCTCCTCCTTCTAATGATATATAATTCTGAACTGCAAGTGCTTGGTATACTTCGTTTCCGTAAGTAGTAAGTGCTTCTTCAAAGCAAGCATAGAATGAACCTGAATTTAATTCTACATCCATTAGTGGGTATCCTAAACGTATTGCACAGAATTTTGCAACTTTATCTGCTTCTGTTCGAAAAGATGTGTCACTATCGTAGAATCCAAAAGGGGTTTGTCCGGCTGCAAAAGTAGAACTACCGTTCCATATAGAAATATTGGCCATGTTATATGTTTATTTTTATTATAAATATCAAACTATTCCAATAGTTTGTTTTTATTGAAGTTTGCTATCTAGAACGATACTATAATAACCAAACCATCACCACCTTTCCCACCTATTCCGGATGTATATCCTAAAGATGTGTTTCCTGCCCCTCCAGCACCACCACCTGAGCCTATTCCTCCAAGTCCACCATTCCCTCCAGAACCACTTACTGCGGTTCCACCACCAGCTCCTCCTGTTGAGAAAAAAGGATTAAAAGATGTAATACCATTTGCTCCATTTGTAGCATTACTTCCTGAAGTATTTGTACCCACTCCTCCTGGGATTAGTGAACTAATGCTGGACGATAATATTGAGGCACCATTAAATGCTAGTTGTAATGGAGGATTATAACTAGGACCTCCACCTCCTGCTGTTACTATTTGAGAAGTAAAAGGTACTAAATCGGGTGCTTGGGCCAATGCTACTCCTACTGCTGTAACTCCTGCTGTTGAAATAAAATTAGCTAAAGTTACAAAAGCTCCTATACCACTAGTAAATGCAGTTTCTCCTGCAGCATTTGTTGCTGTCCCATCACCTTTTCCTCCTACGGCTGCTGTAGTGCCTGATGCTAATACGACATTTGTTGCTGTGGTATTTGGTAAGATACTTATGTTACTTCTAGTACCTGATGATCCATTAAGCCCCTCTAGTCCACCTGCACCACCTAAACCTACTTGCACATATAGTGTATTGGGTAAGTGTGCTGCATTAAATAAAGCTCTCGTTACTGCTCCTGATCCTCCTCCTGTTGAATATGGAAAACCACCCGAAGTTCCTCCACCACCACCACCTGCACCTCCAATACACATTATCCAAACATATTGACATTTTCTTGGCTTTTGCCAAGTTTGCCAGGCATTTGTAATTCCATTTGAGTAGAATACTTTTATATTTTCTTGATTACTTGGTATATGAGATAAATCTAACATAAATTAAAAGTTTGTAGTTATTATAACGAATCCGTCTCCACCTCTTCCACCATTTCCTGCTGATGTGGTTCCTGCTCCACCTCCACCACCACCACATCCTGGTGCTCCGTTTCCGCCGTTTACTCCTGTGGTTCCTCCACCTCCACCAACTCCTCCTACTAATCCAAAAATAGGTTTGTAGAATATTAATCCGTTTTTTGGACCTGTGGCAGTTGTAGCTCCTGATTGTAAAGGGAATGGTCCTGCCGCAGCAGACGGGTTTCCACCTGCTGTGGATGAACCTCCACCGCCTGAACCTGGTACCATGAATGCAACAACTCCATTATTTCCACCAGTAGTTAATCCTCCAGAGGACCCCGCAGTACCTGCTGTTGCTATAAAATTTCCTAAATTTACAAATATCATATTTGCAGTCGTGGCTATGGTTTCTCCAACTCCACCTGTTGCAGTTAATGTAGATCCACCTGTACCACCTGTTGCTGCTGCATTTCCTGAAGTACAGACTATATTTGAAACGCTTCCAGTATCTGGTGTTAGGCATACGAATGATTTAGTTGCTGCTCCTCCTGCTGTTGAAGGATTACCTCCTATACCACCTGCTCCTCCAGTTCCTGGAATAATATATAATATGTCTGGTAGAAGAGATGCTTGTAGTATTAGTTTTACATTACCACCATTAGAACCTCCTTGTCCACCGCTTTTATTTCCAGCAGCAGCTACGAATCCACCTCCACCACCGGAACCTGCTCCTACAACAAAGAAGTTTACTGTTTTAGCATTTCTTGGTTTTATCCAAGTTTGCCAAGTATCACCATTTTGAAATATTTGTGTGTTAGCGTTATTTGTTTGAAAATATGAAACGTCTATCATGATATAACTGTTATTATTACTATTCCGTCTCCACCATCACCACCAAACCCTCCAGTAGTAGAAGCCCCACCGCCTCCACCGCCGCCACATCCGTAGAATCCATTTCCACCTTTTCCGCCTGCTAAAGTTGTCCCTGATCTGCCGGCTCCTCCGGATCCTCCTGTTCCACAAAAAGGTTGTAAAGTTCCATATCCACTTGCTCCATCTTCTCCTGATGCTATTCCACCTTTTACAATTGAAGTTAATATAACTGTAGCTGGATCTATACTACCTCCACCTCCAAATACAGATGCGGTTTTTCCACCACCACCTGCTCCTCCTGTTATTATGTTAGAGGCTAATGCTGTTTGTGATGTTCCTCCTGTGCCTGTATTGTTACCTCCACTGTTTCCATTAATTCCTATAATAGCTGTAAATAGTCCCAAATTACCAAATGCAGATAATGCTGGTACTGATACTGAACCTGCAGAGCCTGCTGTTCCTGATGCTAGTCCGCCTGTAGCTCCTGTAGTTGATGATTTACAAACAAGAGTTTGTTCGGATATTGATGGTTGCAATCCTACATAGCTAATCCCTCCAGTACTACCACCACCACCACTAGTTTTAGCACCGGCTCCTCCTTTTCCAACTTGGATATATAAAGTATCCGGTAGTAGAAATGCAGGAATAATTCCTCTTACAATTCCTGATGAACCTCCTGCTCCAGCTCCTGCAGAACCTGCAGCATTTATAGTGCAGTGTCCCCCACCACCACCTCCACCTAAACAAAATATTTCTATAAATTTTGCATTACGAGGTTTTACAAAGGTTTGCCAGTCACCTGTAGTGTAAAGTATAAAGGTAGATTGTTGTTGAGAAGGTATGTGAGATATATCTAACATATTTTTTTACTAAACTGCACAAGTTGGTTGTTGTGGATTTAGATCCACAATACTGAAAGCTGGTGGTAATGAAATTTCATTGCACTCTAAATCTGTTGCTTTAATAAAGATGTTTGCGTCTTGTGAATCTACTACATAATAGAACTGATTAAACGGTTCTACATCGCTTTGCATTAATAAGTATTTCATAGTTTTTATTTATATTATAGTGAGTAGGATCCTCCAACTGCTACTGCATACCAACCACCTGTAGTTTGTACTGTTCCTAAAGTTGTTAAAATTCTGTACCCTGTTGGTAGAGCAATGTTTAGAGGTAATTCGTAAACAACTGTAGCTGCTGTTTGAGTTGCAGTAGTAGCTGCTAGTGTAATTTCATCAAATAGTACGTTGTTTGCTGCCGATCCAGTTGATTGCCCATTGTTAATAAAAACTCTAGCCACAGTTGCTTGTGCTGAACCTGATGCTTTAAATCTTAGTCTTTGTACAAATCCTCCATCTATGGAAGCTGTAAATACAATTGCTGGTGTACCAATTGTTCCGTCATATGTTGTATTTGCTGATGTTTGTACCGTTGTCCATTCTATAGCTCCTTTTGCTGAGAATATTGGTGCTGTGTTTACTGCCATTGTTTTTTATTTAATTTATTAAAATATATTTTGTAATCCTACTGAGAATGCTTGTACTAGTCCTAAATCTATTCCACCACCTCCTGCATTTAAAGCAAAAGATGCTGTAGCTGCAAATGAAGCTGTTGTTGCAAAAGAACTCGATATTGCTCTTGAAGATGATACTGCAAAAGAAGCACTTACTGCTTGAGTTGCATTTGCAGCATTTGTAGCATTATCTGCATTTGTCGCATTTGTGGCTGTTCCTGTTAAATTTCCAGTTATTGTATCTGTTACTATTAAAGATCCTGTTATCTCTACTGTAGAATCATGTGCATGTATTAAGTTTGATCTATTTGCATTATCTGTACCATTTCCATGAATAAAAGAAGATGGTGTTGTAAGTGGTATGTTGAATTGACCCTGTACATGTTGATAATCTCCTAGTGCCATTGTACCGTTTCCTTCAGCATGTGAACTCTTTCCTACTGCTTGTGTAAAATATCCTTCTGTATGTGAAGCTTCTCCAGAGATTGTTTTGTTACCGTTATAATCTTTCCATTGAAATATGTAACTAATATCTCCTATATTTGAATAAGATGTATTAATTGAGTTATCTGTAATTGTAATTATAGTATTTGTACCGTTCCAATCTACAGCTGATATTGTATATAGCTGTTTTCCATATAAAGCATCATACTCTGAGTCATCTGATATTAGTGTGTTTCCTATTGTAAAGATACTTGTTATATCCCCATATCCTGATTCAATAGTAAAAACTCCTGATGATACTGTTGACTTAAAGGCAGTTGTAATTCCTGTCTCAGTTTCTTGTCCTTCAGCATGTGAGTAGCTACCATAAGATCTTGCACGATTTCCTTCTGCATGTGAATAGCCTCTATACGTTCTTGCACTATATCCTTCTGCATGTGAATAGTCTCCTGTTGCAGAGGTACTTCTTCCTTCTGCATGCGAGCTAACTCCTTCAGCTTTTGTTGAACTTCCTTGAGCATTGGAATAGTTTCCACTTGCGTCTGTACTATTTCCTTGTTGAAATGATGAATAAGCTATGAATCTAGTTCCATCAAACGTTAGCTGGTATTCACCGTTTATTGTACCTCCACCTGTTGCTGTTAGTAAATAGTTGTCTTGGTTATTTGTAATAGCAGGTGAGATGTCTGAAGCACTTGTTGCATTGGTAGCATTTAAAGCATATGAACTTGATACTGCTCTTGAAGCAGTTCCAAATAGTGATCCTGTTATTGAGCCTGATACTCGTAATGATCCTGTTACCTGAAAAGTACTTCCAGAAGCAAATACTAAGTTTGATCTAGCTGTATTTGATGTACCATTACCTATTATAAAAGCTGATTGAGCTGATGAAGATATGTTATAAGCTCCTTGTACGTGTTGCCAACTCCCTGATGCCACTGTGCTATTACCTTCAGCGTGTGAAGATCGTCCTATTGCTTGTGTGCTCTCTCCTTCTGCATGTGAATAGTCTCCTGATGCTACTGTACCTCCTCCTCCTTCAGCATGTGAGTATCCTCCAGTTGCTGTTACATCACCTCCTTGTTGAAAGTTTGAATTCGCTACAAGTGTAGTTCCGTCAAATCTTAAATTACTTTCACCATTTATAGTACCTCCACCTGTTGCTGTTAGTATTAAATTATTTATATTATTTGCTATAGCAGGTGAAATGTTTGACGATGTCAATGCAAAAGATGCAGTAGTTGCTGTTGATGCAGTTCCAAATAAAGAACCTGTTATTCCTTGAGTTACCCTTAATGATCCTGTTATTGCTAATGAACCTGTTATGACTGCTGAACCTGAGTATGGGAATCCTGCTCCAGTTCCACCACCTCCTAGTACATAGGAAGCAGTTGTTGCAAATGACGAAGTACCTGCAAATTGAGATGTACTTGAACCTGTATATGAATTGAAAGATGCAGTTGTTACAAAGGATGCTGTACTAGCAGTGGCTCCTGCTGGTCCTTGAGGTCCTTGAGGTCCAGCCGTAACTATTTCTACAACCTGTGGTGCTGCAGATTGAAAAACTTCTACAACGTTAGGTAAACCACCTTGAATTATTTCTACAGTAGTTCCATCGTCTGTTAATACGTTTACTATCATGGTACTCGAGTTACTTCCTTATCTAGTGTTACTGTTCCTTCTAACAATCTTACTGCGAAGCTTCCTGAGTATAATTCTAAGTCGTACTTTGCTTTTGCAAAGTTAAGAGCGGATGAAGATGCTGCCAATATGTATACTCCAATTGAACCACTTGTAGGTGGTTTCAATCCTCTTGCAGCACTTCCACTAAAATTTAAACCTGTTCCATCAGGTGCTCGTGAGCTTGATAGAGTAATGTATGTTGTTGGTTGGTTATCTGCATAGGTAGATCGTATTTGCATTCTACCAGTGTAGGCACTTAGATCTACAGGTACTAAATTTGAGTCTTTATACTGTACCTCAAAGTCTACTGTAGTTCCTTGTTCTATTGTAAAATTGTATATTCCTGCAGCCATTGATATCTTTTATGTATAAATAGCAGTTTACTTTAATCCCTGAAGTCTTGGTACACTTTTAAAATAGGTGAAACGATCTCATGTCTGTGATTGGCTTTTAGAGCAAATATCTTAAATCCTTTTACTTGTTCTTCAACTCTTGTTAGAAAAGAAAATCCTGTTTCCTTTTTTATTTTTAAATCTATTTGAGCTAAATCTCCACAGATTACCATTTTGGATCCTTTACCAAGTCTCCCCAATACTGTTTCCATTTGGTCTTGAGTAACGTTCTGAGCCTCATCTACTATTACAAAAGAGTTAACAAATGTTCTACCTCTCATAAATGCAAATGGTACAATTTCGATATGTCCTTGTTCTAATTCCTTATCTACTTTATCTTTTCCATAAAGCATATATAAGTTGTGATAAATTGGTGCCAACCAAGGATCCATCTTTTCTTTAAGATCGCCTGGTAGAAACCCTAGTTCTTCTTTAGCAACGGTAGGTCTTGTTATAACAATCTTTTCTACCTCTTTACAGAATAGCATATCAAGGGCTGCTTGTACTGCTACTAAGGTTTTTCCCGAACCTGCCATTCCCTTTAGAACGACTACTGGGTTTTCAATAATAAGTGCTTTTGCTAATTTTTGTTCTTCATTAAGTTGGAGTTGGAACTTAATTGGATTTTTTGGTTTTCTCTTTGGAGTGAAAACTTCATCGGTGTGGTGATTAGATCCCATGTATATAAACTGTATTTGTTTCTAATAAATATACGAAATGTTTGTATAAAAAAAAAGAGAGCCGAAGCTCTCTTTAATTTCTATTCTAAGTTAGATTACACTGTAGTGATATCTGATACGAAGATTTTACCATAGAATTCTGGTCTAATCATTTTCTTAGCGTAACGAGTCATGATACCTTTTCTTGGTGTGAAGGTAACTGGATCGTATACAAGTGGAGTCATGATTAATGGAATGTAAGGAGCATAAACTGCACCAGTTTCCAAGAATTGAGATCCTCTGTATCCTAATAAGATTACGTTTTCAGTCATGTAAGGGTTTTTGTAAACTCTGAAACGAGAATTCAAGTTACCTACTTTTTGAACTCCCATTGCGAAGTCCATTTTATCACCATTTGTATCTGCTGCATATCCAGGGATTGATTCCAAGATTGTAGCTACAGTTGGAGAACATACTAAGAAGTTAGCTCCACCTCTTAAAGTTTTTTGGTGAATTTTGTTAGATACTTTTTGTACTTTAGTACCTAAAGTTCCAAACCATTGACCTTGAGTGTTGTAGAAAGCTGATGCTGTAGTAGACCAAGCTGTTCCTGTCCAAGTTTTGTTGTTTGCTGCTGACCATCTTTCAGTTGTAGCTGCATCTTGAATCAACATATCCATTAATTCTAAGTCAATCTCCATAGAGATGTATTCAGATAATAATGAAGTTAATTCTGCTTCAGCATCAATTGAGTGGTAAGCATTCAAATCTTGTGCGAACTCAGGAGTCCATTGTGCTTTTAATTTTCTTGTTTTCGCAACAATTGCTTCAGAAGCAAGAGATACGTTGATTTCTGGGATGGTAATGTTACCGAATCCTGTAGAAGCTCCTGTATCTTCAAAGTCACCTCTTGTAGTGTCAAGTGGTTGTTTTGTAAATCTAACGTTAGGAGTTGTAATAGTAGCTGCTGCTCCTATTGTAGAAGAAACAAATACTACGAAGTTGACACCTGCTGAACTAGAAACAAATGTTAATTCAGGGTTAGTTGTTACATCTACTGATGCTGACAATAATCTAAAGGCTCTAACTGCCTCTATGTCAGATCCTGAAAGGCTTGTTATTGCGATTGCAGCAGTTTTGAAAGAAGCTGGGTTTATTCCATCTTGATATCCTATAGAAGCTGAAGTTGCAGTTCCGTTTGTAATAGTTGGAACAACAGAAGATGTTTGGTTAATTGAGTATCCAAACTGACCTGCTCCATATAAACCTCCTGATACTTCACTATCTACTGCTATTTTAGAGTTAGCTGTAGAAACGTTACCGTAGATGTTCTCACCTGCAGTTCTACCACCAGTTGCAGTACCGTATTTAAAGTCTAAGTAAAATACAAGACCTGAAGGTAAGTTCATTGGTTGTACAGATACGAAATCTTTAGCTGCGATTTGAGCGAATACTTTACGTACTAATGGTAAAGCAACACCTGCCCACTGCTCAGCACCACCTGCAGCATTACCTGAAGTTGTTCCGATTGCACCGTTACCTGTGTTAGATACCTCAGATACAATTTGTTTTGCTTGATTCTCAAGAATCATAGCCATGTTGTTTCTTTCGATTTCGTTAGAAATTCCTTCTAACAAACCTGATTTGGCCCATTTACCAGACAAACGAGCTGCGTCAGCTTGTAAAGACTTGTAGTTATTTGAACCTTCGAATAATTGATTTAATTCCATTTGGTTGTTTTTTGTTTTTTATTTTTATGATTTAATGATTCCTGCTAACTTCTGCCATCTTTGAACTTGCTCAGATACTTCTGATAAGATTTCTTTTGGTGCAGTTGTTTGTGCGTTACCTGTTGCTTTAGAAGCAAAAGATCTGTGCTCTTTTAATGCAGCTGGTTTAGCAACTACATTTTTAGAAACTGTTTCGAAAACTAATTTTACTTCTTTAACTGTTTCGGCTTTGTCAAATGCTGCGATAACATTTACTTTTTGACCTTCAGATAAATTAGTTGATTTGAATACTTTATTTACATAAAGTAATTTTGCATTTAAAAGATTAACTTCTTGAAGTTGATTTCTTAGAATTCTAACTGCTTTTAAAGCTTCGTTTAATTCTTCAGATACTTCTTCTTCCATTCCGATACCTCTAGATGGTTTATTAAGACCTAATCCTTGACCACCATGAATCCTTTCTCCAGTTCTTGTAATCCAATCTTCAAATGCTTTTCCGTACTTAGCGGCTAAAGCTTCTACGTCTTGTTTTAGATCTTCATTTACTGTTTCTTTAAATGCACCTTTAGTAAGTCCTAATCCTTGACCACCATGAATCTTTTCTCCAGTTTTTGTAATCCAAGCATCAAAAGCTTTTCCATATTTACTAGCTAAAGCTTCCATGTCTGCCTTCAAGTCCTCATTTACTGTTTCTTTGAATGCACCTTTAGTAAGACCTAATCCTTGACCACCGTGAATTTTTTCTCCAGTTTTTGTAATCCAAGCATCAAATGCTTGACCGTACTTAGCGGCTAAAGCTTTTACGTCTGCTTGTAAATCCTCATTTACTTCTTCACCTTCGTTTGTGTAGGTTTCTCTTCCTGGCTTATGACCAGCACCTGCTTGATAAGTGTTTCCATGTTTAGAGTTTGCTGGTGTTCTTTTTGAAGGATTTGTAAATCCATCATTAGCTCCACTTTTGTCTGAGTCTTTTGGGTTCTTGGTGTAAGATGATTCGTCCATTCCTTCTAATTCTGCTAATAATTCGTTAATGTCGATTTCTTCTGAATCATCTACACTAGTCATATCGTCCTCAGACTCCTCACCAGTTTCAATTTCTGCTTCTTCGTCATTACCTACTTCCTGTGCAACGATGTCTCTGATTAGGTCTTTTAAATCTTCAACAGACATGTCTTCGATTTCTAATTCCTCTTCTTCTTCACCTTCTTCTCCTTCTTCAGGAGTTTCTTCTTCTTCAGCTTCCTCTTCCTCTTCTTCTGCTTCTTCTAAATTACCATGTTTTGATGGATTTTCAGAATAGCTTTCGGCTTCGGCGTTGTTAATAGTTTCATCCACTGTCTCATCATCTGCATCTTCCATTTCTTGCAATTTTTGAGCAAGCATTTCTTTTAAGTGAGGAGTCAATGTTTCTTCTAAAGCTTCTTTAGCATTGGCAATTGCAGCTTCACGAATAGTTTTCGCTTCGGCAATAGCTTGCTTTAATAAATCTTTGTTTGACATTTTAATTTGATTTTTTGATTGTCGTACGCTTATTAAGTAGTAGCGTAATAGTGTTTTACTTTGTAGTAGATATCACATAGGGTCGTGATATATTCTTAAATAAATATATACTGTTTTACAAAACATAAAAAACCCACCTTTATGGGGTGGGTGTGTTTTGTGTATAGTTGTTATATACCTCTTTATAGTCCTTTTAACCGTTTAATCTGTTGTGCCATCATATTGATACGGTCTAGTATATTCTTATCCTGAAATATGTCAGGGTACTTCTGTTGTACCTCTTTAGTAAATGCTTGAAATGTGTCCTCTATTGTACTTGCAATGCTACCTACTTCTTGTGCAACTTTATCTACTTTTACGGGAGTAGGCTCGTCTCCTGGTATATCTAAGCCACTATCTCCTCCTATTTTATAGTCTTCTTTTAAAAAATTTGCACGCCATTGGTGCATGTCGAAATTGTTTTCCATTATGCTCTTAATATGTTGTTAATGATAGAATCTAGTCTATCGTATTTTCCTACTGCTTGTTTTTGTTCGTTTAAAGAAATTGGATTCATGAAAGCTCCTTGCGTAGAAGGATTAGAAACGAAATCCCAGCATACTAATTCAAAGTCTGGTTGAACCATTAAAGTTCCTTCGTTTGTTTGTGTTACTGATCCTGTTCCTCGAGAAGATATTCCTATTGTATGTCCTCCTCTTAGTATTTCTTTTACAATGTTTCCTGAAGGTGTGTTTAGTAATTCTACTTTCCCCATTAAATCATCTCCATCCCACCATAAGTCTTTTACAACGTGTGATGCATTTTTTAAAGATACAATTGCTGATTCTGGATGATCTAATTCTCCGTAAGCATTTCCTACTTTTACAAAATTCTCTACATACTCTCTTACTTGATCTTCTAGTATTTCTCTTTTGTAGATTCTTCCGTTTTGGTTTTTAGCTCCTGCTCTTTGCATAATACCTGTTACCTCAAATACACCTGGTCTGTTTTTTACTTCGGTAAGAAGTCCTTTGAAAGGAGTTACATTTATTAATAGTGGATTGTTCATCTTACTTATTTTAATAATTCAGATAACGATTTTTTTGTTTCCATCATATCTCTTTGTGCTTGTACCCATGCATCTGAGTTATACATTCTGTCTGATGGTGATTCGTATTCTGTATCAATTTCAGCATCTGAGAAGTTCTCATCACCATAGTCAATATCGTCTTCACCTCTTGTAGCATTGAAAATGTGCTCTAGTTCTGCTATATCGTCTACTGGTCCAAACTCATCTTCTACAGCTTGTACAAAGTGTTCAAATCTATCATGCTCTTGAGCTAAAGTGTAGATGTCTCCCATTGCTGATTCATCTACACTATCCTCTCCGTACATTTCATACACGTCAGGCTTATTGTAATTCTCTACGTCAGTTAATTCTTCAGATAATACTTTTTTGATTAGTTTTTTGAATCCTTCTTTTAATTCAGCTTTTTTCATACCGTTGAAAGTGTCAACAGTATTTTTTGCTGTTACAGGAACCATTTTATCGTGAAGATCTACTTTTGGATTAACACCTGCTACTTGATTTGTATAGAAGATTGAATCTTTTGCTAAATTTTTAGATACTGTTGCTAATGCTTTTGCATATTGTTCTGCAGTTGGTGTTCCTTGAACTCCTAACCCCTCTAACTCAACTCTCAAACCTCTTAGGATTTGTTCGTATGGATACTTGTCCATTTCGTTAGTTGGTTTATATCTGTAATCTGCTAATCCTTTTTTTGTTGCTTTTGGTTGTTTTGCTTCTTCTACCACAGCTTCTTTAATCATTCCTTTATTCTTAAGGATCTGAACAGCATCGTCGTATCCGTTGAAACGAGTTACTAGTTGTGGTTGTTGCATTCTAGCTTCAGCTAAAAAATGATCCTTAGAGAATTTTCCCTCTTGAATTGCATTATATTTTTCTTGTAGTGTTCTCATGTTATTTATTCTTTTTATCTGATGCTTTGTTGGTTTTCTTTACTAGCTTGTAACCCATTTCCTCTGTATGTTTAACTGCATCACTGTTTTCCATTTCTGCTTCTGTTACAAAAGCATGTGGAGTTCCAAAATGCATTTCATCTAGATAGTCAAACATCTTAGTATTTGACGGACGTTTTGGTCTTGCTACTGTTTTAAATCCATCCTTTTTCATTACTTTAGTAGCAGAATTTTCTCCTTGTCCTGGTTTAGCAAAAGCTCTAGGTGTTTTAGGAGATCCCATTCCACCATCCATAGCTCCAGTTACGTTTCCTATTGCTCCGTCTTCACTTAGGACTTCTCTTATTATCTCAAGTAATTTTGACCTTTTCATAGAGCTTTTAGTTCATTTACCAATTCATAGTACTGCATTAAAGATACTAAATGATTATCGTCTACTTTTTGAGTATTTTTTACAGGAACAATTGCTTTTTGAATTTCTTCTAATTTAATTTTTACTACTTTATCAGTAACATTCTTTTTTAATTTAGAAATTTGTGTTTGCAATTTCGTCATTTCCTCATTTACTACGTTTCTTAATCGTGTAGAAGAGTTAACAGATACAATAAATTCTTTTAGAATATTCTTTTGTTCTGGAAGTAGATCTTTGTATTGGTGGTTAAATTTTTCTAAAAGTATTTTATATGTCAAAAGTCTTAAATCTTTATCGTATTTTGAATACTCTTCAATTAAAGCATTTTTTACTTGTCCGTTATCTGTTTTACTTTGAGTTAAATGCTCAAGTATTGTAGTTTTATTATCAACAAATACATCTAGGTCTACAAGACCTGCTGTTGATTGTGCTTCCATCAAACAGTAAAGAGCTGCTAATGGCTTGTATGATTCAACTTTAATAGAAAAGAATTCTTCTAAATCGTAGTGACTTTTAAGTTCTTTTATTAATTCGTATTTTTGTTTACTAAGAGACTTTGCATCAAGCTTTCTAGAAATCTCTACAATTGTGCTAAGTATTGATTCTGCTTTTTTAGGTCCTACTCCTTTATTTTTTAATACAAAATCGTATAATTTGAATTCTCTTACAAGGGTCGTGTTTCCTGTATAGAACTTTCTTAGTACTGTCAAAGCTGGGGAGTCTCTTTTCGATAAGGTGTCCGCTGCTATTTGTTTTACTAATAGTTCAAATATTAAGCCCGTGTTTTTATACTTACTGTGTTTAATACGCATCTTAGGTATGTCTTTGTTATAAATAGTGTTTAGTTATCTAAATCTTTAATGTTATTTTCATTTAAAAGATCTGATGGTGTTTCTACCTCTTCCTCAAAGATGTTTTGTTTCTTGGTTGGAAACAGATCTTTGTTTCTTAGAAAAACTGACATTGTATTATTCATACCTTCTCTTACATTTTCAGGATCACTTGGATACCCACCTTTCATTCCATGAACTCCCAATCTATCTCTTCCTCCTACTGGATCTGCTTGTGTTCCTAGTATTGAGAATTTCTCTCTTGGTCTTCCTATTGTTGCATTCTCATCGTACCCTGCTGGTAATTCTCCCTGCTCTCTTGATCCGTAAATTGTAGCTAAATCGTGAGGTGTTCCAAAAGAAGTTCCTGTTGATACTGGATCGTTACCCTCATTCTCTATTTGAGATATTCTAAATGATCTTTTGCTATCCTCTCTAATAAGATCTCTCATTTCGTTATAGCTGTCTTCTGAGATATCAAATAGTTTATCGTAGATGTAATCTGATGAGAATAGTTTTGTTGCTTGTATTTGAGTTGCTAGGTCAACTTTCTCTTTCCAAAGAGCTACTTTTTCTTGTTCGTAGATGATAGAAGGAGTTGTTAATTTAATCTCAAAATTGGTAAGAGATTCTTTTGTAAATCCTTGAGCGTATAAATGCACTAAACCAATTTTAGTTAATTCACTCTCTACAATTCTTTGAAGTCTTTCTACTGTTCTGGCAAAACGAATATCTTCAGCTGCTAGAGTTGCTTTTCCTGTCAAATCTTTTTCGTATCCAAAATATGCTTTTGGCACTTTAAGTGCTGCAAACATTTTATCTCTTAAGTATTCGATATCATTTGTACCATCATACTCTAATCCTTTTGTAGTATCAATACGAGTTGAAGTATCACCACCCCTAACTGGTAGGTAGAAATCCTCCATCATGTTTTGCATGTTAAACTTCAAGTTATATTGACCTGTTTGTGGATCAACATAAGGAGTTTTCTTAATACTGTTAATAGTTTTTTGCATAAACTGCTCAACTTCATTTGGTGGAATAGATCCTACGTTAATGTAGAACATTCTCTTTTCTGGAGCTCTCATGATTCTATGAATCAACATCGCATCCTCCATAAGAGTTAATTGCTTGTAAATTTTTCTAGCTGGTTCAATATAAGATCTACCGTATGGTAAGTAGTTTGTATCTGATAGTAGTCTGAAATGGGCTACTTCGTAATTGTCTAAAGTGATTGTTTGTTTACTATTATTTGGAATATAGTTTGGATCTGATGAAGCTGCTAATCCGTCTGGATCAATTGAGAATGTTACTTTGGTTGGATCTTCTTTATCCATTCCCTCATGTCTTACCATGTGGTAAACTGTATAAGGAAGTACATTATAAACACCAAATTTTTCTGATATTTCTAATTTTAAAAAGAAGTCCCCATACTTACACATATTTCTAACCCATGACCATAGATTAAATTCGATATTTAGTACATCGTAATAAAGGTTATAAAGGACTCTTTGTATATTTTCATCTGTAGATTTAATGGAAAGAACTTCTCCCATTGCACTTTTTAAAGTGGATTCATCTGCTAGTACATCCAAAGTGGAAGCAATAATTGCATCTGTATCCATTGCTTCGTAATCCGAATAAAGTTGTATCCTAAGTGTTTGGTAGTTTAGGTTCGGATTAAATATGTTTTTATTATTGTATATGTATAAACGAGAAAACCTATCCAATAGTGAATTGGTTTGATACTTCCCTGTTGATTGAATGTGGTTAACATCAGCAATCTTCAACTCGTCTCCTCCTACGTTTCTAACTAATATGTCTGTTGAGAACAGTCTCTGGAGTGAGGTGAATAAATTTCTTTCTGCCATTTGTGAAATGTTTTATTTATAAATAGTAACTTATCCTAATAGCCACGTAAGATCCTCTTGGCCACCAGGTGTTTCCATAAGATAGGGATTATTTTGTCTAGGAGCAACGTTATATACTCCAGTCTGCCTTTGGTTCAGTCCTACAAATGCATTCATTGTGGCTCTTGAAAGATCTAATCCCTGTTGTCTCATACGAATTGCAGTATCCCTTACGTACAAAGCTGTAGCAAAAGACATAACTAAATCATCATTGTATCCTGATTGTGCTTGGGCCTTACCGTTTCTCCATATGAATACACGCATTTCTCCTAGCAACCTTTTTGATTGTACTATAACTGATCTTTCTCGAACGTACTCAGTCATCTTAGCAATTACTAAAGGTCTGGTTTTTAAAGACATTGTAAATCCTGGTACCAGTTTATCTCTTTCGTATTTGGCCATATATGATTCAACTGTTTCAGTATCCGATCTTGACGAGTAGTATAGGTTTTTATATTCTCTGGATATTACTTGTTCGATTGTTGACCATCCAATATTTGCATTTTCTATTACTAAAAGTGCATCGCAATATTCTGTTGCTATTCCTACCAATACGTTTCCGTATTCTTTAGGAGATATTTTACCTTTGTATTCTGCAACTTGTGTACAGCTTTCAATATCGAATACATGGAAGCCAGAATAATCGGTAGAATCCCCTCTAGCGACATCGGCAACAACCATATAAGATTTTTGGTAGTCAGGTGATTCCCATATCCAAAGATTTCCATCAACCCCTCTTCTTTCAGTTGGATCTTTTACATAGGTTTCTTCATAAAAGGTCATATTCTCAACTTCTATTACTGTATCTCCAGATGATAAGAAATCACAATCACATTCCTGTGCTGCATGCTTTTCTCCTAATTGTCTTGATTGTTCATCTCTCCAGTCTTGTGCTCTCTCAGGATGTACATCCCATTTTAGTTTAATGGGTACAAATCCATTCTCTCCTGCTTCTGCTTTTTCCCATGTTTTGTGAAACCAGTTTCCTACACCATTTGGAGTAGAAAGAGCCATACATTGACCCCCTGTTGCAAGTGTTTGTTGAGCTGCTGTAAATGTTTCTTCAATGTTATCGATGAAAGCTGCCTCATCTATTAGTAATAAAGATACTGCTTCTGAACGAGCTGCATCTGAATTGGAAGATTTAGCTGTTATTTTAGAACCGTTTTTAAGTCTCATTGATAGCTTATTCTTTTCTAAGAAAGGAAGTTGTAACCATTTTGGTAAATTCTCATACATGAAAATTGTTTTGGTTACAAGGTTTCTAGCTGTTGCTTGAGTAATCGCTAATGCTAGTACGTTTTTATCTTTGTGGAAGATCATTAACCATAAAGCGTATGCTGAGGCTAGTGTTGATATTCCTAACTGTCTTGACTTAAGAGTTATTAACATTTTTTCATCTCTGAATAAATGTAATACTCCTTCTTGGAACGGATAGAGGTTAAATAAAATTCTACCTCTTGTTGGATGTTGAATATAGCAATACTTCTTCATGAAGTATGCCGGATCTTTTGCACACTTTACGTATTCCTGTGCAACTATTTGTTTGATATCTTGTTGTGACATATTATATAATTATATATAATAAATATATGGATATAAAAAAACCCACCTTTGTGGGGTGGGTTATGTTTGTTCTTATAGGTTTTTAATTATTGCTAGATCTTCAAAGTATTTCCATACTTTATCTTTGCCGTCCTTAGTTTTCCAGTGTATGTAATCGTTTTCGTCTACTTCTATAAAGGTTCCTGCTTCATCTTCTAATTCAGCTTTATTACTGTAATGTTTATTAAGTGCAATTACTGTTTTTCCTGGTACTAAGTCTGAAAGTTTTAGGTGTTGGTCACCTCCTTTGTTTCTTACCGGATCAGTCGCATCTATAAATTTTAACTCTTCATTTACCATTCTAGAGTTGGTAGTCAATTTGTTCTCTACTAAGAACTTTTTTAAATCAAAATTTTCCATTCTATTTTCTTGTAATGCTTCTACTTTTTCTGCTTTTGCAGCTGAAGCTGGTTTTTCTTTTTTGTTGAATTTTTTATCGAATGCTGCTTTTAACTTTTCTGCTGCTTTTTCTAACTTTGCAGCATCTGTTGCTAATTGCTTTAAGTCTTTTGGACTAATGTGTGCAGCATGCTCACTTTCTTCCATTTTCTTTGCTTTCATTCTTAATGCTTCAGCAATCTTTTTCATTTGCTCCATTTTATGCTTTTCTGCTACCTCGTTAGTTCCGTGGTCAATGCTATTCATTAACTCGTCGATTGTATTGTATTCAGGTATTACAGTTTCGTCAGCCATTCCATCTTCTACGATTGGATCTGGTTTAGGTAAAGGCTTTCCTGTAACTGCATTAGTGCCGTAATCTTCTCCCTCGTATTGTCTTTCAATATCGTGTTGTGCTTGTTCGATGTCATGTCCTGGATCGAATTCTTGATCCTCGTCATGAGTTGCATATCCTAGGTGGTTTTCTTTTTTCATTCCCATGGCATTGTTTACCATTTCTACTAAACGTCTTTCTTTAGCAGTTAATTTTGTTTCTTTCATCATTGGTTTTTTATTTTGTGTTCCTTCTCTTTCCATTTCTGCATTATTGCTATAGATGTGGTATCCTTGTGATGATAGTATTCTTTTTTCAGAAGAAGTTACTTGACTTTGTGTTTCTTGCTCTGCTGCTGCAATTAGTTTATCTATTGTTGGATCAATCTCACTACGAGACCGTACGTCATGAATTGCTGATTGAAGTTGTCCTCCTACTTTTTTAGCAGCTGGTGTATCGTAGCTGTCTGAGTAACTTCCTTCGTCAAGATTGTCTTCTCCTCCTTTGTTAGAACCTTGATAAATCTCATAGGTACCAACATCTACAATTGCAATCTCTAATCCACATTCAAGTCCTTCTGTTTCTGGGTCAAGTTCTCCTTGTTGATCTATTTCATCACCTTGTGCAAACAGTATATCGTCTACATCTGCTTCGGCCTCTACTACTGCTTCTGCGATCATCCACGCAGCATCATCTGCATTCATTACTTGGAATTCTGGTTTAGGCATACCGTGGGTTGAGTGAAGTGCTACAGTTACTTCTCCTGTTAGGCCTGCTATATCAAGTTGTTCTACTATTTTGTAGTATAGTTCCTCTTCGGGTGTGTGTTGTGATTCTTGCTCTTTTAGAAGTTGTGCGTTCTTTGTAAGTTTATTCTCTGATAAGAATGCTCTTAAATTAAAATTATCTGCCATTTGTGTTTTTATTTTGTTTATAAATAGTTTATTTTTCTGTTACCTATACTTTTATCTGTGGTGTACTCTCATCCAAGTTTATTGGAGAAGTTATTGTTGGATGCTCTTCTACATATGCTCCCACTTTGCTTACAGGTAGATTAATGTACCTACCCAATCCTGTTGAAGATGTATTTAGCATAAGCAAGTAGTCTACTCCTTCTGTATTTAGGTAGTTGTAAAAATATGCTTTTTGAAATGCTGCTCTCAACTCTTTTGAATTACCCAAGTTTTCCGCTGTAATGTATGCACTACCTTTTCCTTGTGGATATATGCTATCTATTAGTTCCTCGCACTCTTTGCGAAGATCTTCTTTTGGAGTACCTTGTTGTAGTAGTGCTGGGATTATTTCGTTTAACCTTTTTGATGCAATTGGTGGGTTTGCTTGTCTGTATCTTTTTACTAGGCTTAGGTTTTCGGGAATTTTAGTATTTCTACCTCCCATACGTCCTCCTGATCCTTTTACCTCTACGTACTTTCCTTGCCAATCTAAGTCTCCAGATCCTTCTCTCATGCTTAGGTCGTCTACAAGAAGTGCTAATGCAACTTCTCCCTTACCAACTCCTCTTCCTCCCTCAAATCCTCCTAACCCAATAAGCTCTTCAATACTCTTTCTCGATATACCTGTGACTGCTAATTTATCGACTAAGTTACCTCCTTCTCCTAAAGTTGGATAGGTTAGATGTTTATCGCTCTTTACGTATTGCATAAAGTTTTCTAAATCATCGTTATGTGTTAGTATGTCAAAAATAGCCTTAGGAGCATTCATTCCTGATATAGTTTTTGCATTTATGTTTGCTCTAGTCAATACTGTTTGTAGTTCTGTATTTCTTGATCTACCTTTTATGTATTTGTATATATATTTTATTGCATCTTGATCGTCTTTAATTGATCCTAATACTCCTTTTATATCAGCTACTGATATAGATATTTCCTCTTCCTCAGGTTTTTCCTCTTCTTGTACAATACCAAACTGTGAATAAATCTCTTTTAGTATTTTCATATCATCAGGATTATTCATATCTGGGTATCCTTTCTTACAACGAAAGGCCCATTCTGTAACTATTTTATCTACTACGCTCATTATAGTGCTTCTGGTGTTTCTGGTTCTGCTCCTCCTTCATCTCCTGCTGGAGCTTCTTCTGCTCCGAATTCAGCTGCTGGTTCTTCTCCTCCGGCTTCTCCACCTGGAAAGTCTCCACCTCCACCGCCTCCTGCTGCTGCAGGTTCTGCTGGTGCTCCGAATTCTTCTCCACCTGGTTCTTCACCTTGTGAGATTGGTCCGTTTTTAAGAAGGTCGTTTAATTTATCCAATGCTTGTTGATAATCTGGAAGATCGTTTAGGTAGTATTTTTTACCTTCAATTTGTGCTTCGAATCCTTTACCCATCCATTTAATATTGAATGATTGACCATTTTTAAGATCAACTGCAAATGTGGAAGGTTTTGGAACTACCCATCTTACGTCCGTTACAAATTCTGGGAATTCTGATGTGAATAGGGATGTTAGTGTTTTCTTAACTGTAGGAAATTTTCCTAATATTTCTTGAGTAGAAGTTTTAAGAACTGCTCCTTCTTCTTCTTGAAGAACCTCAACGTATGCTTCTAGCATTATTTCTTTTAGTTCTTTCTTAGACACTACATTTTTTATGTTTCCTAATTCATCTGTAAAAGCATCCATTAAGTCATTAAATTTAGAAGGATCTTTCATTACTGCTTTAATCTTATCTCTTCTTTGAGTATCTGTTAGTTTTGGATTTCTAATCCATCCTCTAGCATCCGCTGCATGCATTGGATCTTTAAAGAAATCTTTTACTGTTCCTTCTGATAGTTTTTTAGAAATAACACTTCTTCTATTTTTTAAATACTTATCTGTTTTATCAACTTTTCCATCATTATTGATATCGTCATCCTCTTTTCCAACTGCATCTAATGCTTCGTTGGTATTGTTAAACTCACAACTTCTTTTACCTGTAAAGTATGGAGAAGGGTGTGGTGTTCCTTTCACGTGAACATGTCCACATTTATGACAACAAGTTCCTTTTTTTTCATTTAATGCTAGTGCTACTGTTACGGATCCTTGCTCTTGTTCTCCTTCTTCTGATTCTAAGTATCCTGCTGCTGCATCTAAATAGTCTTCTGCTTTTGTTAATTTAGATTGAATCCAAGCATCCAATTGCTCATCATCTCCAATTATATTTATTAACTTACTTGCATTTGATTGAATGGATTTTAATTGCGACTTTGCCATTGAAGATTCGTCATCCGATTGTAAATAGTCATCCTCGTTAATATACTTGTTGATTTGTGACTCATCATGCTCAGGTTCCATTGCAGCCATTTGATCGTATTCATCATTTGACGGTTCTCCAACGTACTTTTTCATTGCATCACTCAACTTATCTTCTAGCTCAGGAGTTGGAAGAGAAACGGTATTACCCTGTGTGATAATAAAGTCTACTAGCTCTATTGGTTCGTTTCCTAAGTCTAATATAATAGCTGTTCCTTCTGGATTAAGGTTGAATTTAAAAATATCCGATCCTCTGTCGTTTCCGTATTGAACATTTATGTTAAATTTATCAACACCTAATCCTGTAAGTCTTAAACCTACAACTTCATCTCCTTCTGCTCTAAGAACTTTTAATAGAGATTTAGCAACTGCTTTTCCAACTGCTGCTGATTCTTGTGTAGTGTATTTTCTTGTTTCTTCCGAAATACTTTCTTGGGTTGCGGTTGCTTGTGTTAGGTCTTCTTTTGCAGCTACTAAAGCGTCTTGTGCTGCTTTTTTCTCTAATGGAGATTTTGCTGTCTGAAGTTGCTTTGTAGCGTCTTTTATCTTTTCTTGTTGAAGAGCTATGGCAGACTTCTTAGCTTGTGCTTCGGCTGGTGTCATCTCTTCTTTTAGCAAACCTGTAAGAGTATTCTTAGCTTGTTTTAATCGTGTGATCTGCTCTTTAATTACTCCTTGCTCAGATTTTGAACATTGAGTTTTTCTCAAACTGTTAATTGCTGATTCTACTTGTAGTAGTTTCTTTGAAAGTTGTAATTTTGTATAGTTTGCCATCTTGTAAAGATATAAATTTATTTTTTCTTAGTGAGCTTTTCTTGCAAAGCTATTGTTGGATTAGGTGTCATAAAACCTGGTTTTCTCATTATTGTTTTTGCTAGTGCTTGATTTACTTGACTAACAAAAGGAATATTAATACTACTGTTTTTGTCCTTAACAACAAATTCCTGATACCTTTTAATAAAGCTTATAAAAGCTTCTTTCTTTTTAGCTAATCTGTCAAAAAAAGATATTAGTTCATCTGATGTTATTTCTTTACCGTTTCTAGGATCATTTAATCGATCAAAGAAGTGGTTTCCAAACTGAATGTCAATTGGATCTAATTCTGAATCAGCATGTCTTTCTACTGAATCTAGTTCAGAAGAAGTCATCTCTTTCATTGCTGTAATCCTTTTTGCTGCACTAACTGCTGCTTTGTATGCTTTGCTTCCTTTTCTAGCAGGCTTTTCTCCTCTTTCTTGTTTTGCATTTATATTAGCCCACAGTCCTTTAGACTCTTCTTTTATAATTTCCCTAATCAACTCTGTTAGTACACTCTTTTTCATCCCCTACTTTGTGTTATCTGGTATCTTAGTATCCTGTATAAACTTTTTATGCGATGCTTTATATGATTTTTGTGTCTCGTCGTTTACATTTTTAGTGTATTGCCAATTCCAATATAAGTCATTATTTGGTTTAAACCCATAAAACTTATGAACATCTTTTTGTGTTTCACTAACAACTTCTCCATTCCAGTTTTGACCCACACATATAAATCCAGATTGAACATCTTTTATAAGATTTGACTCTCCTAAAGTTGTATGTCTGTTTTCAATCCAAGTCAATCTCTCAATTAAGTTTTGGTAATACATGTTTGTTTGACCCCATCTTATTGAACTGAAAAATATTACTGCATCTGATTCGAATAATTCTTTTGAGATTTTCCACAATTCATCTTTTGGATTATTATAGCTTGCCCAGCATCTGTGATGTCCTGATGGATTCTTATCTTTGTCTTTAAGTGCCGCTTTTAGTACTCCGCAACTATTCCCGTCTTTTCTTGATACGTTTCCTTCACAAGGAAAGATGTTAAGTTCTGGTACGTCTATTAGTACTGAATTGTTTGTTAATTGGCTGTGAAGGTACATTGCTATCATCTTTGATTTTGGAACATCAATAGCATTGTCATCCCAATTGTATCTATTTGAACAACTTAGTAATAGTACTTTCTTTTTTTTCTTAAGAACGTCAATAGTTTTTTGTATCGCTTTCCAAGCATCGGATTGAACCAGCTCTTCTTGCAACATCATTTCATTTATTAAATCAGTTAATTTAATCACACTATTTGTTCTTAATTAATAGCTCACCTAGTACTTCCAATCTTCCTACTTCTCTTTGAAATTCAATTTGAGTTGTATTAAGAGAAATCTTTTTATAAGTTTCTTCGTATTCCTTTTTTGCTTTTTCAAAATCAAGCTTTCCTTCAGCTGCTTTCTTATAATACGGCAATTTAACTTTAAAGTGGTGCCATGTTAGTAAAGCTAACCCACCTTTTTCTTTAGCACTATTTGCAATCTTTTCAGCTCCCTTTTCACGAGTTTGTGCAAACTGTTCAATCACTTCGTTAGTATTAGTTGCTGCCTCTTTTAATATTTGTCTAAACATTTCCTGAAGGTCGTATCTCTTAAACCCTTGTACTACTGTTCTAGGATCTGCTGCATCTACTGCATTTTGTAAGTCGCCTAATCGTTTACTGATTACTCCCTGCATTAATTCAAGAGTCTCAATATCAAATTCGTTATTGACAAAATTTATAAACTGTGATGTTTTCATATTAGCCCTGTCCGTTATAAAGCTTCTTATAATTCTTAGAAGATTTTAATTTTGAAGTTTTACATTTTGAATGAACTCCAGGTCTTGCTACTTTAGGTTTTTCTATCTTAGTCGTAGAAGGTGCCGCTTTTGCCATAAGTGAATTACTATTTACTGTTTAAAAATAAATAGTAAGAAAAACTTATTACGAATCTATATGGCTTTTTAGATGCTTCAAATATTCCTGGAGATTCTTTGTGATTTGTTCTTTAAATTTTGAATTGTTGTTATTCCAATCCTCCACATCCCCTTGTTCGGTAACAAAAGTGTCTACTGATTCTAAGCTATCAAGTACCCACTGCTCCACATCTCTAGCAAAAGCCTTCATACTTCCCTGCATCATATTCTTTTCGTATGCATCGTATAATCCTGCATTTCGTAGTTCTGCTTCATAATCTACTACACATTCAAAACACATTTTATGTATTTTATACATTTTTTGTGCTAAGTGATGTTTCATTGATCTTTGGCATTTTGGACATGCTAGTGGTATCTGAAAAGCCTTTTTAGCTGCATCGAGTTTTGTAATGTTTTGTCTAAGACCGTTTTTAATAGTCCAAGTTCTTCCACTCTCTTCCCAAATATCTCCTTCCTTATATGCTACTTGTGCTTTTGCATATCCAACACCATCAACTGTTTTTGCATTAAAATCTTTCTTTACCAGATTCCTAGCTCTGTTAACATCTTTGGATGTAAATTCTTTTTTAAGTAAGCTCTCCTTTGCCATAACCAAGTTGTATTAATTCGTTTATAACTGATGAAATGTTTCCATCTTTACATTGTATTGCTATTCCTCCTTTAGAAGCAAATGCTTCTAGGTTGGAAGGTTTGTCGTCTATCAATATACTATTTTCATTTGCGAAATCCGCCTTTGAATCTCCAAATCTAAAAATTACTTCTGGTGCTGGTTCTAGGTTATTTCTTACCCACAATCTTTTTCCTAATCTTGAGGTGTCATCCTCTGATGGTGATGTTAAAAGCTTTGGTCCGTATGGTTGTATAAAGTCCCATAATGCTCTTCCATTTGGCATCCATTCCATGTCTGACCAAAATTCTAGTCCAATGTGCTGGTCTATAAATTTATAAAACTCTTCGTCTCCTTCTAGTTTCTGAAAATGTTTAGGTCTTGTTACTTGTGCAATAACTGCCTTTGAATAATACTTTGGACCCTCTTTTCTTAGTAGTGTAAGAAACCTTTTTTCAAAGTCCGTCAATACTCCATCCATATCACAGTATATCCGATACTTTGGTATGAAGTCTGATTCTTCTAATAGTAAGTCTGTTAAATTTCCCATAACCTTTTTGTTTTTATAATGTTTGTTTAATACCTAATGCAGGTAATCTTTCTCTCCATATTGCCTTTACTTCCTCTCTCTGTTTTGGAGTTATTTGTTGAGAGTCTAAATATCTGTTTACAACATCTGCAAATGGTTTCTTTTCTTTTTTAGCTCTAAAATACAATCCCTGTAGATTTGCATCTACTTCTTTGTCTAGTTTAAAGTATTTATGAATCGTTCTTCTATCTGCTCTTATAGCGTCTCTTTGTGCTATATCATCCTCCATTCCTTTATTAGGATTAGATGTAGAACTTCCTATGTTATGTGTTAGGTGTTCAATTTCATGTCTTACTACATCTTTTAAAGTCATAGAGATTTCTTCCCACATTTCTGGTAGTAGATCTTCATCTATATCAATTTCAATGACAATAAAATCTCCTTTTTTATCTGTACCTGCTCCTGTAGGTTCCATTACCTCCATCTTACCTGTTTCCCAAGTCTGTTCAAGAGTTGCTATTAAATCAAACTTTCCCCCTAATGCTTTATACTTTTTTTTAAACTGCACTCCATCCTCTCCAGCATCTATTCCCTCTTTCCAAGCTCTGAATATATCTGAGGAGATTATGTTTGTTAGTTTATCGTACTTTCCTTCTGCCATAACCTCTTTATTATCATTATTTTTTAAACCGTCTTCCCAGTTTCTAAATGTGATGTTTCCTTTTAAGTAAGCTTCTTTTTCTATTTCCTGTAAACGATCGTCTTCATTTGTATTGGTAGTTCCTGCCAATCCTCCAAGTCTTCCTTCCATGTTTTGCATATGGTGAATCATTTCATGAGAGAATGATCTACAAACATCTTTTGGATGTCTTCCCATTACGTACAGAATTACTTCTCTATTATTTGGATCATAGTAAGCTGTTTTACCAAAGAAGTTATCTGCTTCTTGTTCGTCGTATCTTATTTTTACTTCTGGAAGTGGAGTGATGTTCATTCCTTGATCCAGCATATATTCTAAAAGAGATCCTATGTATGGTGTATAATTAAACTTCTGTTGTTCTACTTGTTCTGGTAAATGCTTTTGATATGGTGTTCCATCAAAACTGACATCTGAATATGTTTTAATATAGATGTCAATTCTATCCTGGTTAAATACTATTGTGTATTTGTCTGGATCTATTGTTTGTTTTAAGTCATCATAAAGATGCTCTAAAGAAGCTCTATCTTTTGAGGGAATCGCTCCTCCTGGTGTTATTGCTGTTCCTGATGATCCTTCTTTTATTGTTTTGGTTTTCTTTGGAAAGAAACTTTCAAATACGTTATCCACTGCACTTAGCATTTTGTCTTCTACTGAATCCTCTTTTTGTGGTGTCACGATGTCTATGATTGTTTGTTTATCTTCTTTTGATACTACTTTTGGAATCCACGAACCTCCTAATAAAAACTTCTCTGATTTTCTAATATCAGTTGCTGAGAATTTGCTGTCCTCTTTATCTACAATTACTGGAAGCTCTTTCACTTCTACGTTTTTGTAATCTCCTTTTTCTTTTCTTTTTGCTATACCTGAGAATTTACCCATTTCATCAGCCATTGCTCCAGTTATAATGTCTGTTACTTTGTCTTGATTTGCATCAATCCATTCATAGGTATCCAAAATTGGAGTTACTCTACTAATAACAACTTCTACTGGTACGTTTAAATATTTGGCATAAATCTCCCAAATTGCTTTTGATTGTTCTGCTGTAATCTTTACTCCTTCTCTGATTTTAGGTCCAATAAAGATTACAATCTTATCTGCTTTAGTAGAAAGGAATTTAGCATTTTGAAAGTGAGCTAAATGTGGTGGTTTAAATCCTCCAGCATAAAGTGCTACTACTTCAGATCCATCATCCAATGCTTCTGCAAGTGTTTGTGCTACTTTTTCTAGTGCATCTTCTTTACCTTTTCCTTTAGCTGTTCCAACTTCTCCTGATTTAACAGATACCATTGATTTAAAAATACCTGCTATTCTATTTTTAGATCTAGCATTTGTAAGTTTTCTAGCAACATCGTCTAATAGGTCTTCAAAAGATCCGTCAATATTAAATCCTTGAAATAGTATTTTTATAGTACCCCAAGCTGTTGTTGACCATATTTCTTCTCTTGCTATTTCTTTAAATCCTTCGAGTTGAACTTTTCTAAGAGATAATTTTACTGATGATAGGTTGAATTCAAACTCTTCACCTTTTTTAAGTTTAGGTACATTTGAAATACCCATTCTTCTAAACACATCTTGTGGATCTTGCTCCAATAGAATTACTTTTGCTAATCCTATTAATATTCCTTGCTTTTCTGCCGGTAGATCTAAGAATGATCCTTTGAAGGCATGTTCCTCTTCTGAAAGTGAAATGATGTTATCGACTTGTATATACTGATCTTCTTTTCCTACAATTGGGTATAGTACTGAGATTAGTTCACCTGAGTTGTAATATCTTCTACCTGTATACTTTTCTGATTTGAAAGGTACAATTATGTTTTGAGGAAGAGCTAGGGCTGCATCAATAAGTCGTTGTTTTACTTCCCTCTTATCATCTCCCTCAAACCATACTATAATATCTAAGTCTCCAAAGTCAGCTTTTGAACCTGCTTTTACAGATCCTGATAGAGAAGCTTTTTTGAAGCCTGGTATTTTACTTAGAACTTCTTCTACGTATTTATTAAACGTACTCTGTACATCTCCTCTTTCTATTCTATTTCCTCCTGCTACTCCTGACATATTATACTTTGTATTGTGTTAAATTTGAATTATCGGGTAAAAACTTACCTTTTAATCCTAATCTTTCTTGGTTGTCAATCCAGTACTGTTGTAAGTCCTCTGGTATATCTGCTCTAGTACTATCTAGTATTTTTAGATAAGTATCGTAAACATTATTTAGATCTTGTTGAGATAAACCTGCTTCTAATGTTTCCATTAGTTTAAAGTAATCTCCTATTGTATCTCGATCTAAATTTAGATCATATGATTTGTTTAAAAGATCTATTGCCTGTTGTGGTGTGTTTGCTACAATCTCTTGTGACTGTTTATCCTTTACTCCATAATTGTGAGAGAATGTAAATCCTTTCTGAGAGAATAAAGATACAAGTAATTGTGTTCTATGTAACCCTTTTACGTTTCCTGAGTAAGTGGCTGAGTGGTATGCAAATTGTAACCAATCAACGTCTCCTACATTTACATCTATTTGAACGTTTTGTCCTACTACTTCGTTATTCTCATCGTATTGAGGGAATAAAAGAAATAAAGCTCCTGCAGAAGATCCTTTTACATCTGCAATAATTTCTGTATCGGCTTCTGCAATCTTTTGTGCTATTGCAACAATTACAGCTCTTTTCATTAACTGATCATCCGAAGATGTTCTAGCTCTTTTCTTGAATCCTTCAAATAATGCTTGAACGTGTTTTTCGTCTAGTCCCCAATCCTCTACATTATCAAAGGACGACCCAGCCAATGCTAGGTCAATATCCCCTGAATAATCTTTCTTTCCTACAGATCCTAAAGTTTTCATTTCTCTAAAGAATGGTTCTGCTTTTGGAAATATAGTTTTGAACTGCTTAAAGAACTCTAATAGAGTCGGTTTAATATGTTCTTTTTTTATTGGTGCTGTACTATCGAATACGTTTCCTCCCATTTTAATTTTATTTACCTAAAGATACGCATAATGTTTAAATTATGCAACAGTTATATTAAATAAATAGTACTAAAGTTTGATAGTAGTTGGATATGATGTGAACTTTGGCTCTGTTGTTGGATGCTCAAGCTCATATAGTTTATAGATTAATTTGAATAATTCAAAGTTCTTTTCTATATCGTCAATCACTTTTAACTCCCATCCTTTACCTTGTAACTTTTTACCACTTTTATCTTCTCCTCTTGTTCCTGCTTTCAACCAAAGAATTGCTGTTCTATCAATTTTGATTCCTTTTGTTTCTTCGATTGATTTTGCATAAGCTGCTAACTGTAAGTCGTATGATTTATGAAGACTGTTTGATGTCTTAAAATCGATAAGCCAAATTTCTCCGTTTATCTTTACAACTATATCAGCTGTTCCAGCGTACTTGTATGTGTCTGAGTATGTAAACTCTTCTGTGAATATTAGTTCAGGTTTTGCAGCTGCCCAAAACTCTTTGAACTTTATAATCATTCCCCATACTAATTCATTGTATCGAGCATTGCCATAATCATCCATCCAAGAAATTTCCTTACCCTCTAATAGCTCTTCAATTGCATTATGAGTTTGAGTACCTTCATCTCCGGCTCTTCTCATTATGATATCTGAGTTGTGTCCTACATCTTTAATCCAATTTTCAAAGAACTTATTCTTTGGCATGTATTGCAAGATTGAAGTAACTGAAGGGTAGTATACTCCTTCTGATCGTTGATAAACCCTCCTATCAAGGAAGTTAATTTGTTTAAGTTCAGGTTTAAAATCTAACCTCTTCTTAGCATGTTCTGACAAAACATTCTGTCCTTTTTGTATCATGTTATGATAGTTTGTAGCGGAGTAACTTTCCTAAGTCTATTTCCTCTGCTTGTTGTACGTGATGAGTGAAATTTATAAATCCCATCTCACTTGGATCTTTATCCTGCATATCTACTAGATATACCTTTTTTCCCATATTCAGAAACTGCTCTACGTATTGCAGAGCTTTTTTTAGTGCATCCCTGTCAAGGGCTATATAAATATCTTCAACAGTACTTGATACTATTTTCTTTATCAGGGCTTTTGATAAAGACTTTCCTAGTATTGGTACTGCATTTCTTTTTACTGCTATTGCATCAAATACTCCCTCTACCAATATAATTGGTTGAGACCAGTTTATTAAATTCTCAAATCCTATTATATCTTTTGAACACTCTGGATTTCTGTATTTGTGGTATGCATCCTCAAATGTTCTTGCTACAAAGAAGTTTAGTTGATTGTTTTCTCCGTATGAAGGTACTATTATTCTTCCTGTATATTGTCCTGAGGTGCAGTATCCTATATTGTATTTTAGGAAGTCTCTATCTGTGAATCCTCTTTTGTATAGGTACTTTCTTACTTTATTTGCTATAATAGAAGTGGTTGTTGCTTCATATACAGATTGAAACTCTTTTGGTAATTCTACTGTAGATGTTGGTGCATATCCTACTTCGTCTCCTTTTCTTACGTATTTAAGTATTTCGTATGCTTGTTCTGCAGGTACTTGTAGTTGTTTTAATAGCGACTTTATTGTACGTCCTTTAAATCCACATACCCAACATTCAAATGGATTTTGTCCATTCTCGTCTGTATGAAGGTTTACTTCTAGTTTTGGTTTGTGGTGATTGCATTTAGGACAGTTAAATGCATAGTTCTCCCTTGCTCTTTTGTGGGATTTTCCTAATACATTCTCTATAAAACCCAATAGTATATTGCTACTCATAGTTGTACATAACTGGTTGACATTATAAGATACAAAAAAAGACTTGAATAAACAAGCCTTTCTTTAATTATTTTAGTTTTTTAAGAATCAATTCATTGTGCTTTATTAACTTAGCAGTTTTTACTATTGACTTTTTTCTTTTACTAAACTTTGTTCTTTGTGGAGAACTGTGAGTGCCTCTAGCCATTACACATCTATTACTTTTATTCTACCTTTTTTATCTTGCATTAGGTTATCCATTTTAATTGAACCACCTGGTCCTTCCAAGTCTGGATATATTCCTAACATATCTGCTTCTTCCATTATATCGTCAATTGGAACATCTTGTTCAGACCCTGTGAAAGGTTCTAGATCTTCCATTGTAATAATTCCTAGTTTAGGATTTCTAACCTCTACATCGTATATGTATACAAAGTATTTAGTCTTTTGTTGTTTTATTTGTTGTGCATCTTCCAATTCTTCTGAATCAGTAGTTACTTTCATTACTTTATCTCCTACTGAAAATACCACTCCATAATCTCCTTCTCCTAAATATTCTCCTCCTTGATCAATGATATCATTTACAAGTTCTTGGTATTCTTGGGTTGGATCTAGGATCTCTTTTAGTATTTTAGAAATGCTAATCATTAGTCTAAAGAACCCATTGATCTTACTAAGTCAGCATTCTTTTGATCAAATGGAGCACTAAATTGAATAACTTGTCCGTAAGTGGTTAATTCAAATTGTGTGATTGGTGACTGTCTTACTATCTCAATTGCATCATCTATGCTTGTTGCTTGTTGGGATGTACCTTGGCTTACTCCAATTTTATAGTACTTAGCTGGTGGATTGTTTTCAATGTAATCAACTGCTTCTTCTTTTGAGTATAGTTTTGCATCTCCTTCGTAAATAGGTTTTTCACCTCTAGAAATTCTAGCTACGTTATCAGGATTTGCTTTATCCAGTGTATCGTTTCCTCTTGTTACTTGATCCTTTCCTAAAGCTACGTTTTTTAGAATAGTTGCGAAGTCGGCGGTTGTACCACCACTTGTAGTTCCTCCTGGAGCATATTTTGAATACCCTTTCATTACTTCTAAGACTATTTCTTTTAATTGTGATCTTTTCATTATTTATTTTTTCTTAAATTCTACGACAAATAAAATTACTCCTAATAGCAGTATTGTTGCTATCCAATAGTGTGCTGGTAATCCTTCTTCCACTTAGAATTCTTGTATTAATATGTTTAACTCTCCTGTTCCTTTAATTAGCCTATGATAGGTACTCTTTGGTATAAATATAGTGTCTTTTAATTGCTGAGGTATTTCGTCTTCTAGTTGAAACGCCCAGTCTGTTTGTCCTATTATTTTTACTTCTCTGTCATTTTTATCCCTATGCCACACTAATTCTTGTTCGTCTATATCCTGTGTAAACTTTCTATAGATAAAATCAAATGTTTTTAATTCTTGGTAGGGTCTGCTTTCTTGACTCATGTCAGAGAATATGTTATGCTAGGAATCTTAACTTGTATTTAGTCGACTCTATTAATTGTGATACATTATCAATTTGATTTTGTAAGTACGAATCTTGTACATCTTGTCTCAATATATCAACCACTTCTCCTAGTTGCATAAAATATGAAAGCACTTGAGTATTGTCCGTATAATTCTTTATAGGTAGGTTAGTATAATTCATTACAATTCCATACTTACCTTGATACGATTCAATTAACCCATCTACTATGTCAATAATGCCATCATAGTATGCACCTAATGCTTGGTGTTCTGAGAATGATTTAGTTTGTAGGTGAAATACATGTACCTGTGTTCTTGAATGAAACAGACATGATACCATTTTTGTAAAATTTTCCATTATTGTTTTTTATATAAATATTACCAATATCCGCTAAAGTTCTTTGCTCCTCCTAACGACTTCCAATACCTTCCAATATTGCAGCTCCAGTATCCTGGACTTGTTCTATCTTTTTTTGCAGCACAGTTATGTCTAGCTGCAAAAGAAGCTCTTGCTCCTGGCTCATTTAACTTAACTGTTAAGTTTCCTGAATCGCCAAAGTTTACTTTTTTTATATTTTTAGTTTGTGGATCTTTAACGTAGACATAGAACTTTTTAGGTCCTCCTCTTTTAGGTTTGTTCAATTGTACATCCTGTCCTTTGTGCTTTGCTTCGTTTATTTTATCTAAATTAAAGTAATCCCAAAATTCAAATATTTTAGCAAACTGATCATAATCGTTTGGAAAGATTATTGTGTCTCCTGATACTGATGATGGTTTTAGAATTATCTTATTGTCTGTAATATCTACAATTCGTAACTGTCTGTTTTGTTTATCAGTAACGATCATATTTCTTCTTATGTTTCCACCTTGTTCTCCTGCCCTAGGAAGTCTTGTATTTATTTCCTCATAAACCATTGGAAGATCTAATGGTACTTTTTGTCCTTGATACATTCCATACTCACCTATATTTGTTTCTTCTAAAAGAATTCTATCTGCTTCACATAGTTGTAAAAAACCGTCTCTGTGAAGAGTTCTTGCCTCAGTGAATAGTTGTAAGAATGCATTAGAAGAATACCTGTAGATATTCTCAGATAAAGGCAGTTTGTGCTTTAAATGGTAATTTAAGCCTGGAGTTGTTTCAACTAATAGATTAAGTAGTTTTATCATAAAAATCTTTCTTAAAAAAACGACCACTTATGTTATCGTTATAATAAATAGAGTCAGGTTCTATCACCCCTTTCATGTACAAGTATTTGTCCTCGTAATATGTTAACTGCTTTTTAGTTGGTACAAACATAAGGATTTCTCTTGTGAATTCCAAATGCTTTTTGTCTTTTATTTGTTGCTTAATTTCTGGATGGGAGCCATAGTACGTTTTCCAATCTGTTTCCTTTATTACGGTCTTCTTTTTTGAAGATCTTTTATCGGTTATTAAAGCAAGTTCTCTTTTACCTAAAGCTTTTTTTGTAACTGAAATTAGTTGTTTTCTTCCTAGGTATTTTCTACCACTTGGAACATGTGTTACTTCGTAGATAAACCCGAACGTTGATTCGGGCATATCTGTAAGTTCTTTTATTTCTTTATTTTGATATAACCACATTGTTTATTTTTTTAGAATAATGCATTCCAAATTGTTCCGTTGTAGTAATATAGTGTACTAGATCCTGCCGATCCCTGTGCTACTATCATTCCTTCCACTGCCGGTGTTGGTAATGATGCTCTTCTTGTTAATTGTAAAATATCATTTATCATTAACGAACCTGTTACCATTAACGAACCTGTTATCTGTACTTGTGAACCTGATGCAAAAATTAAATTTGATCTAGAACCTACTGCAGTACCATTACCTACTATAAAAGCTGATTGAGCAGATGATGATATATTAAATTGTCCTATTACAGATTGATACGATCCTGATGCTACTGTTTGATTACCGGCTGCATGTGAATAAGATGCAGATGCTATAGTGTAGTGTCCTTCAGCATGTGAGTAGTTTCCTACTGCTGTTGTAAAAAATCCTTCTGCATGTGAACCGGTTCCTTGAGCAGTACTAAACACTCCTTCTGCATGTGAGATTGGTCCGTTTGCATATGTAGCACTTCCTTCAGCATGAGATGCTTCTCCGTTTGCAGTTGTACCGCCCCCCTCTGTATGTGAATTAGTTCCGTTTGCAAATGTAATATACCCTTCAGCATGAGATCCTGATCCTATTGCATATGCACCATCTCCTTCAGCATGTGAGAAGGGACCTGTTGCTTTTGTATCCGATCCTTCTGCATGTGAATAATCTCCTGATGCTAATGTGATTATTCCTTCTGTGTGTGAGGCTTCTCCTACTGCCCGTGTTCGATATCCTTCTGCATGTGAGTATGATCCTGTTGTTTTTGACTCATACCCTTCTGCATGTGAATAGGAACCTGATGCTACTGTAGTATTTCCTTCAGCGTGTGAATAAGAACCTGTTGCTAATGCACTTGCTCCTTCAGCATGTGACCGGTATCCTGCTGCTATTGTAAGATATCCTTCTGCATGTGATCCGTTTCCGGTTGCTTTTGTAGATTCTCCTTCAGCATGCGAAAAATCGCCTGATGCAGTTGTGTTGTAGCCTTCTGTGTGAGAGTTGCCACCTGATGCAAGTGTATACCCTCCTTCTGCATGTGACCAGCTTCCTAATGCGTTTACTGCCTTACCTTCAGCATGTGAGTAAGCTCCTGATGCTATTGTACCATTTCCTTCTGCATGTGATCCCTCTCCCTTAGCTTGTGTAGTATCTCCCTCAGCATGTGAATTAGATCCTGATGATATATTTCCTGCTGTTCCTTGTGCTAAAGAACCTGTTATTATTACATTCTGGTTTAGAGGATTAATATAAGAAGCTGTAACTGCATTTGTTGCTGTTGCAATTGAATAGGATGCTGTACCGAATAAAGATCCTGTTATACCTCCTGTTACTTGTAGTGATCCTGTTATTTGGACTTGTGAACCTGATGCAAATATTAGATTACTTCTAGATCCATCTGCTGTTCCGTTTCCTACTATAAAAGCAGATTGTGCTGATGAAGATATATTATATTGACCCTGTACGTGTTGATATAAACCTGATGCTACTGTATTATACCCTTCTGCATGTGAACCTGTTCCTGAAGCTATTGTACTATCTCCTTCTGCATGTGATGCTATTCCCTGTGCTATTGATCCTGATCCCTCAGCATGTGAATAACTTCCTGATGCTAATGTATAAGCTCCTTCAGCATGTGAGTTATATCCTAACGCTGTTGTAAATCCACCTTCTGCATGTGACCAGTATCCTATTGCTTGTGTACTATATCCCTCAGCATGTGAATAACTTCCCAATGCTACTGTACTACTTCCTTCAGCATGGGCGGAGGATCCTGATGCGTAAGTACCCTGTCCTTCTGCATGTGACCAGGGTCCTTTTGCAAAGGTTTGGTACCCTTCTGCATGTGAGTTATTTCCTATTGCTTCTGTAAGGTATCCTTCTGCATGTGAGGCACTACCTGATGCTAAAGTACTCTCTCCTTCTGCATGTGAATAAGATCCCGACGCTTTTGTATCGTACCCTTCAGCATGTGAAGCGTATCCTCTTGCTTGAGCAGATTCTCCTTCTGTGTGGGAATATTGTCCATATGCTTGTGTACTAATACCCTCAGCATGTGATCCTGTTGTAAATGCACTTGTACCATTTCCCTCTGCATGTGAGTAAGCTCCTATTGCATTAGAATAGTATCCTTCAGCGTGAGAATAATCTTCAGTTGCAGTAGTACCAAAACCCTCTGCGTGTGAACCTGATTTGGTTGCTTGTGTTTGAAGTCCCTCTGCATGTGAGAATTGCCCTGATGCTAGTGAACCTGAGCCCTGTGCATGTGAATAGTTTCCTGTTGATCTTGTAATTAAACCTTGGGATAGTGATCCTGTTATTTCTATATTACTATTTCTTGATAATGTACCACTACCTAAGGTAGTCCAAGGAGAGGTTGTAGTAACTGAAATAGACATTGATGTAGGAGTTGGTACGTCTACTCCATCACTACCTGTTGTAAAAAAGGTTATAACACTTCCTGACATAGAAGCGGAGTAGAAGAGTGATGAAAAGTTAGTATCTAACTGATCGATTGAAAGTGTTGATCCTGTTACCGATCTTAATGTGATTGCCATATCTTTATTTTTTAAATATCTATTTTTACTATAATTGTCATTTCTGTATTAGCTGCTTTTGGTACCGGTCTAGGCATTTTACCTACTGCTATTAGTTGATTTGCATCGTTATACAATCCTACTGTGGTTATATATGGTTGAAATGCGCTACCTGTTAAATTGCTTTTTACTACTCCGTTATTTTCAGCTGATGCTGTGTTGTAAATATTTCTACTACTGTCGTACGTAGTCTTAATGGAACTACTCAGTGCTGATGGGTTGTATGTAAAGTTGTATTCCAAATCTCTTACTTTACAGTGGTAGTTGTGGGTAAAGATTGGATGACTTGAATCAAAAGACATTGTAGTACTTGACCAAGGTATTCCTATTGTATAGTATTTTATACCTGTAATAGGGTCCTTCAAATAAAGTGGTGCTTGTACTGCTGCAAAAAATTTAATATAAAGATCATCGGTAACTACAACCATTCCGTGTGGATATATTATATCTCCTATTATGTATTTTGGATTACTACCAGATACGTAAATACTTCCTTCCCCATCATCTAAAATCTTAAAAGTAGAGTTAACATCGAAATTTGTACCTATTCCTCCGTTAGTTACATATCCGTTTGCTACGTATCCGGTTACTACTGGTGCAGCACTATCTATGGCTCCTATCAATATACTAAAGCTACCAGGTCTAATATTTACTCCATATAAATTTCTTGGTATTGAAATTAAGTATGGTTTCAAATCTCCTGTGATAGTAGACCTATTTTTATCATAGGTTCTACTTCCTGATAATGTAAGGGTGCTTTGGTAGTAGTAGTCGAATGAATGTGAGATAATTTCACCTGCAGCAGATCTTGTTGGGTAATATAGCTGTGCTAAACTCTGTGCAGTGTAGGATGTGTTAAGTGCTGTAGCAAGTGGTCCTAATGTCTGTAGAGTTGGATTGTACTTTTGTGCTGAATTGAATGCTTGAATTCTGTAACTATCAAATTGGCTACCAGATAATGCCCATTGTTTATGGGCAGTATAGGTAGTTATATATGCGTCTTGTTTGTTTAATTTCTTGTAAGCACCCATTCATTAATAATCAAGCTTGATTCTTACTAACGCCTCTTTTGTAAAATCCTTTAATAAAGGTTTTGATAATTTAGCTACTGCTAAAAGGTCATTATTATCATTATACATTCCAACTGTTGTAATATAGGACTGTGGAGTATTTACCATTACATTCCATCTCAATTCTCCTGAACCTGAGATGTTGGAAGGATTTGTTGAGTAGTTGAACTCACTGTTTCTAACTCTAACAAATACATAGTTTGATGAAACTGTTTCCTCTGATTGAAGTTTAAAGTTTCCTCCGTTTTTTATTACATTGTACATTTGTTGTAAATTCAGTGTAGAACCAACATTTGAACCTTGGTTTATAGTCATCCCTAGTCCTCCTGCTGCTCCTGATCCACTTAGTGCAGCCCCATTTAGGATTGCTATTCCTACGTCTGGTAAGAATTTTCCGTATGAGCCTGAATCTTTTGAGAATCCTGAGGTGTTTACTCCTGTATAAGCTACTCCATCTGATCCTGATACTATGTCAAAGACTCTTCCTGCATCTACGTAGGATACTGCTGTCACACTCTTGCTATTATCTGTCAGTTTTAAAGTATTACTTCCACTTATAAGGATTAAGTTAAAGCTTCCTGGTAGTAGTTTCTCTTTATACTTTGCTCTGTTAATTGATAGTACATATACAGATTGTGGGGTTACTGTTCCAAAAGTGAAATTGGTATTTTCATCTCCATTTACCAATGTTCTATATTGTCCGTAAGTAATTGCAGATGGTGAAGATCCTGATACTGATGAAAGTTGATTTGATCCACTTCCTAAGTAATTTCCGTAAGCAATAGAAAACTGTACTGATGATAGAGGATTCCTTGTAGAGGTTCCTCCTGCATCTGCTGGGTCAATTTGGTATATATCGTAATAGTACTTTCCTGAGGGATTATTGGATTGTTGTGAGGATGTGTAGAAAGTAAGTCCTGCTAAAGGAAGCGTTGTTTGTTGTGAAGACCATGCTGGTGCTACGATTGATTCTGCTGATATTGAAATATCTTCTGGGTCTAATCTTTTAAATGACATAGTTCCTTTTTTATTGTGTTACTTGAATAATTGTTACTGGAATTGTTAACCTAGCTCCTGAATCTCTACCTATTATTGTAATTGTTGTTTGTAGTGATGTATTACCTCCAAATAGGGTATTAACTGTTGTTGCAGATAAGTTGATTGAAGTTCCAATTACTGTTTTAGAAACATTTGTTCCCAGTGTAGTAGTTGAGTTTAATGCTATTGCATCTGCTGTATTTATCCCTACTCCATTAAAGTTGCTTAATACTCTAGCATCTGCAATAGTTGCTACATATCCTCCAGCTTCAAAAGCATTAGAAGATCCTAAATAGTTTAGTGTTTGAGGTGTAATCGCTAACGAAGCTCCTTGTTTTAGTCTGATTGCTGCATATCCTAAATCTAAAATTGGTAACTTAGCTGTACCTCTTGGAAGAGTTGTAAGTTTATACTTCATGATCTGGTTTTCATCAGGAAATGCCTCCAGTAGTGGCATTGACTCAATTGCTTCACCATAGAATGCTGATCCGTTTGGATGATTTGGATTATACAATGTATAGTCTATTTCATCATCTGCTAAAGCAAATTGTGTAATTTTGAAAGAGCCATCTCCTTTTGCAAGAAGTTCTCTTCCTTTTTTTGTTAAAATTGCATCAACCGTTACTGTTGAATTGTCTAAATATCCCATTTTAATATGTGTTTATTAATAAATATGTATAGTTTAATTTTATGATGAAGCAACTACGTACCCTAACGAGTCCACTCCTACAATGTATCCAGTCTCCTTTATTAACAGAGTACCTTTAGGAACTCCAGAAAGTCTGCCATTTTCTGTAGAAAATATCTGTACTGGTGTTATTAATTGCAAGGGGCTTGATTGTGGTATGGCACTACTAGGTGATTGAAAGTACCCCCTAATTGCGAATATATTATATATTAGTGGGATCTCACTTTGAACAGTTACTAAATATATCTGTAGTAATTCTTTGGCGACTCCTCCCACTACTGGCCTTAGTATGTCTCCTGGTTTAGGAGCAGCAAGATTATTTCCTCTTGGTGCTACCTGTATAAATGATTGGTTAATTGGTACTGTGTTAATTGTTGTAAATCCTGAATCTGTTGATTCAAATCCTGGTATATCTCCTACTCCTGAAAAGAAGTACTCCTTGTACTCTACTTGGCTACTTGATATTAGGTAGTTGATATGTCCTATGTCAGATCCAGAAGGAAATTCAGCTGCTAGAAAAAATCTCCCTGTTACTGCTGGCTCTGTTTTATAGTCTACTCTATCTGTTTTACTTCCATTATACCTTCCATTAGTCCAACCAGTAATTGTATAGTTGCTATCTTGTACACCTGCCTTAACAGCAGAACCAGTTAAAAGTTCATTTATATTTAATGGACCTGTATACGCAGGATTTGCTAGAGTTCCTATCTTATATCTATCGGCTTGCATTATATAGCTTGATGCTCTACTTGTGTCTATAGTTCCCTTTAGTATGTTATATGGACTTGCGTTAAATTGGTAGGTATCTATTGCAGGTGAGAAAACGATTGGGATTGTTAATGCAACACTTCCAATAGTTGCAATAGTTAAAGGTTGTATATCATAATAATAATACCTTACTGCAACAGGAGATCCTGCTGGGGTTGATTGTGGTGCTGTTCTTGATAGTATCTTTAGAGTTATCCTTTCTCCTGTACTAAGTTGAAGTACTATGTTTTTTAAATTCTCAAGTATTGGTGAAATGTCTTGACGTGGTGCACTATTATCTAGTACTGGTATAGTTATTGCTCTAAGTGTATATGGAGGCCCTCCCGTATCGTACCAGATGTTTACTTGGTCGGGGTTTAATTGCGCATGTATATAGAATTCTTGTTGTGTCATTTCATTTAATTTTTGTAATCTTTATGGAGTTCCGATTGCAGTTGTACCGTACAATCTTATTTTAACCGATTTCCATCCTGGACCTGTGTATCCTCCAGGTAGTGCTGGATGAGCTACTGGTGGGGGTGCTATATCGTAGTTCCAATCTGCTAGAATGTTTACAGTTTGATATTGTGGAAGTTGGCCATAGCCAGTAGTTGCTGCAAGCACACTACCTAGTGCGCCTCTATCCCCATATACCATAACAGATTGTCTACATAAAGGCGCATTTGCTCTATAGGCTTCTAGGAAATATGCTTGTGGTACTGTTCTTAGATTTATAGTTGATACTGATTGGTCAAAGCTACTATTCTGTGGTGCCCATCCACGAGTTTCTGTTATTGCAGGAGTGTTCAGTATAATTGGAAAACTATAACCTGTGTAGTAGTTATTGTTGGAAAAAGCAGATGTATCTAGGAACTCGTACTCTGGGCCAAGTTGGTATCCCCAGTTGTATATTGGTTGGTTTGGATTTAGACCGTTAGCAACTGAGGTTAGACTATACCTAAATGTTTGGTTATCGACGCCCCTGTTATATAGTTTATATATGTTATACCGCATCATTGGATCTTGTGCAAACCCTAGTGTAAAGTCATTATTATAAGTAAAGTACCTTTGAATACCTGAAAATATTCCTGTAGGGTTTACTGGTGTTACATCACGTCCTTCGTAATACCCTAATTGATGTATACGTCTATACACGCCGTAGGTTGTGACATCTTGTTGTTGACCTGTTCCGTACTGAGCTGTTTGTTGTATTGTTACATATCCTGAATAGCGGTCATTACCAATAGCTGTGTTGCTAAATGGAGATTGAACTATAGCAAGAGTTTCTTGTTCAAAACCAGAGTAGTCCTGTGTGTAGGTAAACTGACGGCCATGAGTTGCTTCCTCACTGCCTGGGTAAAGTGTTGAAGCTCCTAAGTAGCATCCTCCTACTGATACTGTTTTGCTTACTGCACATAGATTCCCTATATTTGGATCCCGCATTGTTATTGTTACTGAACTTCCTTCATCTTGAGTGAATTTATATGAGTTAATATCTGCAGTAGGAATACCTACTGTGTTAGTACTCCACGATGCAGTATACTGTATTAGTTGGCTATTTGGATTGTTAAACCAGCTTGCTATTGGATATGTTGGTTGTAAAGTTTGTGTACTGTACTTTTGTACGTTATTTATTTGCTGTCCTGCAGAACTTACTCCTATGCTACATGTTGCAAATCTTACTTGTATGGTTGCTATACAAGGAGGTCCTACTGTTACGTTCTTATTTAGTGCTCTAATATAAAAGTCTTGATACTGTGCATATCCTCCATTAGCGGGCAGACTTCCGAAAGCACGAGGAAAAGTAGTTGGCGTATATGTAGGCGACGCTATGTTATTTGATGCACTATATACACAGTTACTGTTTATACCTGTGAAAAATTCATTTGGTTGCCAAAGATACTGAGCTGATGTGATGTAAAGGGGAGTTGCTACAGTTCCTAATAAGCATATCGCGTTTGAAGAACTTACAAATTCTACTGAGTATGGTTTAACTACATATGAGTCTGTTTTATATGGATTGCTGCTGTTTAAGTCTACTTTTGATGCTACAATCATACTACCAGATATCTCTCCATTGTATCCAGCCTCTCCTGCAGAATGGGGTGTTGCTCTTTGAATACCTGTTGGTGTTTGTACAAGATCGGTATACTGTAACGATACTTCTCCGTTTAGAAATTTGAATGTATTTGGATTTTTTGCTGATATAAAGGCTGTATCGATTGAACCTGTATATTCTGGTCTTGAACCTGAAAGTATTACTGATTTAGCTTTTGATCTATTAAGTAAATGTGGTTTTATTATGATTCCTGTATCTGCTACTGCTCTAGCAGGAATAAAATCCTTAACCATTTTAAATACTGTATTATCAAAAAATTTAATAAGTCTTACGTAATCTCTTAAATCGTACGAACCTGATACTCCTGCAGAGCCACTTACAATAGTTGCAGTTATATTTTGTAATCCTGAATAGTTATCTAAATATATGTTACTAGGATCACCTAGGTAATTGTCTATATTAAAGTTTGAAAGGGATGCTGTAGCAAGTGATCTAGAAATAATATAATTATCTATATTGTCTGAAGGAGAGAATCCTACTTCGATTACATGGACATCATCTGTGTACTTATCATCTCTTTTTATGATAGAAACATAGTTTGATAGTGTGCTTCCACTTACTAAACTTCCTGTATTATCTAATCGTATTTTATTTATAGAACTTGTATAGTTTTGATAATCTCCATAAAAAGGTCTTTCGTTTGTGTTTCTACCTCCGTATAGTTTTATCTTTAATATATCTGCTGGTATTCCAAAGCAATTAATTAAAGCTCTTAATCCTCTTTCTGTTCCTTTTGATTTTAAAAGTAAAGGTAAGTTGTGGTAGATTCTTTTTTGTATCTCTTTTTGGTAATCATCATAAGCAGTTGGTTGAATAGGAGTATTCGATCCTGTTAATGAACCTGTTATGTAGAAGTTTATTTTTTCACTTCCAGATTGGTAAGCCTGCCCTACAAAGGTTGTAAATAAATCTTCTATAGACTTATTAGAAGTATATAATTTTACTCCAAAGTTTTTTAGAGCCTCTGCTACTAAGTCTTTTGAAATACCTTTATCAATTCTATTATCAGCATCATACTTATCTGTTACTGCTTTTGAATATAGCCATAAATTATCAAAATGCTGTCCAACCATATAAACAAATGTTAAATAATTTTCATTATTTGCATCGTCTCTTAGATATGTTGGAATGCTATAAGCAAGTGAGCTATAATTTGTTTGGTCGTACTTAATTGCATTTGCAATTTGATTTGTATACCAAGTTATCGCCTCAGAGTTTGTACTTGCTCTATTTATATATGGCTTTTTTGTATTGCTTTTTGGCCAAGAGCTACTTCCTGATTCGTAGTATAAAAATCTCTCGTAGTGATCAAAATTACTTACAACTCCTGTTAATAGGTTTTGGTAGTAATCTCTACTTCCCGATACTCCTTGAAGTCCTGTTGTTGAATTAGCTATGGTTGCTAAACTTGCAGAGTAGCTTGCTACTAAATCTAATTTATACTTAAAGTTAAGAAGTCGTTCTTGTGCTGATGAAAAGTGTACAAAGTCGCTAAATGTTGTATAATCAACACTAATATCAATCCCTTTTTCGCTAACTGTTGAAAATATCTGACTATTTGTGTTGTTGACTGGGTAGCTAAATAATTCATTGTAGTTGTAATATCCTGTAGGAACTACGCTATTATCTGTTACATCAATATCAAAATTAGGAGATCTTAGAGTAGGAGCTACTTCAGGTGGTACTATATATTCTGCATCAATTTCATATGCTACTGAATCTGATACTACGTCTACTATGTTTAATGTGCTTTTTAAATTATAAGTATCTGGAAGTGGTTCATATAGTTTTACTACAACTACTTTTTCTATACCTGAATCTAGCGTATCAATGTTAGTTGCAATGAATAGATCATTATTCTTAAAATTTAACCTAAATCCTGTAAAGTAAGATTGACTTTGTAAGTTAGTCTTAATTGCAGAGGTTGTTGCTGTTAATTGCTCTGCTGTTAAGTTTAGTGTAGATAGAACTAGTTCTGTCCTATCTTGCGATATATCTTGTATAAAGAACTCTTGTAGAGTACCATCTGTTGTATATAAATCGTCTAAGAAGTGGTATAGTAACTTTACTCCTCCATTATCATATCCGTACGCTTTGCTATCTGCAATTGGATCAATAGTTAATACTGATGCTCCAGCCTGGCCTGCTGATTGTGCGTTTCCTAATTGTGTAAATCCTGTATAGTTATAAATGCTTTCTAGAAGTTCGTCTGATAGCGATAGTATATGTAATTCTGAATAGTTATTGGTTGAATCAAATGTATTATTAATCTGAAAGGAACTTACTAGTGCCTTATCTTCTTGAGAGTACTGCTCAAAACCTGCTATGTTTTCTGGTGAGTCTTGGTTAACTGTATAAACTATATCTGCCATGTACTATATTTTTGTTTCTAGGGTAAGTAGTTGTTGATTTAGTCCTAGATTCTCTTGTCTTAATTGTGCTATCTCATCTAATAGCGGTTGTATATCTTCTGTAACTCTATCAAAAGTTAGTAATTCTGAACTCCTTTTTACTAGGTATTCGTGTGAGTTTATGTCTCCTGTTACGTCTATGTCGTAGTAGAGTTTCTCATATAATCTAAACAACTCCTCAGGAGTATCTGGATCTTCCTCTGGTACTGGTTGCGTAAATGTGTTAAAGGCGCTACTTATAACTTTGTTAAAGTCAGTAGTGCTAAACACAGTTTTCTGCATGTTAACTTCATTAGCCATTTCTTACTACTTTAAATATGTTTTGATTATCTACTACTGTAGTGCTTCCATCTAAAGTCGTCTTTACTAATATACGATAATATCTCTCAGGTTGCAACCCATCCATATATACATCAAAGAATGCTCCGTTTGAATCACAACTTATTTTAGTAAACCTAGTATCAAAATCAACAACCATTTCTTCTGTATTTTCATCTCTTAATCCCCAGTATGATGCTGAAGGAAGTGCATAATTTGTTAAATATGCTGATGATGTTGTAAAGGATCTGACTGGGTATTTTGGTCTTGCTGAAAGTCTAAATCTCTGTTTTCCATTATCAACGTATTTACCCTTGTTATTTGTAAGGTTTATAATAGATGTACTACTTGATAGAATAGAAAGAGATCCTGTAGTATATACACTATCGTCCCATTTGAATTCTAAGAACGGTGGGTAAATAGTATTGGTATCTACGCCGTAGTACTTAAGTCGGATAGAAGCTGTTACGTTATACTCAAGATCGTTTGGGAGTTTCACTATAAACCCGTTATTACTCAGTGTTTGCGCATTGAATAACTGTATAGCTCTTGTAACATTTATATTAACATCGTTAGTTGTGTTTAGTCCATGTGATTGGGTAAATTCTAAATCCACACCTAAAGAACCTGTATACCAGTTTCCTCCTCCACCTGTTGAACCTGACTTGAATGAACCTGTAGTTCCTGCTGTAAATGAAGCTGTACTCCAAGCAGATGCTCCTCCTGCTTGCCTACTTATCCAAGAAACTCCTGTAGTATCGATTGGAACATCTCCAAACTTACCCACTCCACTATCCCATGCTCCAGATACTGGGTATGCATATAGGGTGTAGTCAACTGGTATTTGATATGCATCTGCTAGGTATAGTTGTATACTTGCACTATATGATCCTGTTACTTTGTTTGTAATTACATCTTGAATCTCAGAGGTTCTGTACTGAACTAGTAAACGGTTAGTTTGTCCTGTAGCTGAGAGATCTGCATACCCACCTATCTCAATTATCTCGTCTTTACCAGCATTTCCTGTTGGTACTTCCGATGATATAAACGCATCCTTCTCAGGAAATATTCTATATACTGCCATGTTATAGTGTTGTTATTCTTCCTTTAATATCTGTGTCTGGGAACTTTACTTCAAATATACATGGATCGTATGAAGGATATACTATATTACTTCTAGTTGCTCCTACTACATCGTATGCATATTGAGAATAAATTCCTCCTACATTATTTACTATTTCTACTTTCTGCACTGTTTGTACACCTTTTTCTTGATCAAGAAGTGTATAAATACTTGAAAGATTGATTGGTTGATTTATACTCCACTTTGTTATATCAAAGTAGTCTTTTAGCTTATTTGTACATGCAAGTAGTACATCTCTTCCTGGGAAGTTTGGTTTTACTATTATATCAAAATTAACTCCTATATTTACTATAAAAGCATCTTTGATGTTAAGAGCATCTGTTAATATCATATACTCTGAGAGGTATGTTTTTAAGTTGCTCTTCAGGGTACTTGTTGTGGGTGTTAGATTTTTATTATTATCATATGCTAAAGCAAACAGTGATAGTGATAGTGGATTACTATCAATAATACTATCAATAGCGCTATTTGGATTTGTTAGTTGGTCCTGTGTTACGTATACCTTTGCAATTGATCCGTACTTAGAATCCATAGATAAAGCTCTAACTGTATAATCTTGGAGTGTTACTGCTCTTCCTTGTTCGTTAAAGGCTCTTAAAGAATTTTCCCTTAATTCATCCACAGTATCTCCATCTCTTCCTCCAGCAGCTGCTAGTGGGTTATTAAAAGTAAGTGAGTTTGTTGGATCTGTAATAGTGCTAAGTAGTGTGTTTATTGTGTTTGCAGGAGCATTTGCTGCTACTCCTCCTCCAACTAAGTATTTAATTGTTAGTGTCGTATTTGAAGGTGCAAGTCCATATGTTTTTGTTGATAGAAAGTTAGATGGGTCAAATGCATAGTCAACTCTTCTTACTCCTTGATTTGAGCCAAATCCTACATTAGTTGGGTCTGGTGTTATTACTGAGTCATCTTGCCCTGCTATACCTGCTCCAAATTGAATTTGAAGTTGCCCTGTAGAATTAAATCTTGTAATAAATCTCCTTGGAACTCTTTGAAGTGTTAGGCTATATGGTACAGATTGCTTGTCTGGATCGAGGTTTGTATTATCTACAAAGACCGTATCTTGTCCTAAAAATGGAACTTCGTACCAAGTATTGCCTCCACTATCTGTTATTGATTGAATACCTATAATATTAGTGTCATCTACTGTAATTGTTTTAAACTTTTCTACAGAAGTAACTACCTCTGTTATAGTTTTTAACTCTCCTGAAATGGCTTTTGCTGTCTTAGTTAATCTAAATTGATTGGGATTTCCTCCTGATAGTGATTCTACCTCTACTTCTGTATCGTCATATGAACTTGAGAAGGTAAAGTTTATAGGTTTGTCTATAAAGAAATTAACCTGATCTGCTGCTGTTGATCTTAGCCTCGTATATGCTGGTATACTCAGGGCTTGAGTCCAGTCTGGAATACCTCCTGTTGCTCCTACTATCTGAGATACTTCTATAGTAACTTCTGAAGGGGTTGTTATCTTTGGACGATAACCCATCATATATGCTAAATTATATAAATTAGCTGGGTTTTTGGCATGTTGAATGTATGTTTCTTGAAGTTGGGTGTCTTGGTAAAATGATAACACATCTCCTACATAGGCAGCCATTTCTATAAACATCATACCTGGTGATGTGGGAGAAAAGTCGTTATAAGAATCTGGAAAGTAATTTTTAGCGTACTCTATTAGCTGGCTTCTGAAGTCTCCGAAATCCCTATTTACATATTTTATATCTCTATCTTGAGCCATTATTGTTCGAAGTTAATTAACAATTCGTCTTGTATGTTTGTCTGAGTAACACTATATTTTATATAAACTGTCACTGTATTTGTGTCTGGGGAAGCTATTATCTCTACGTCGCTTATTTGTAGGTTCGGAAAATAGGTTGATACCTCAGTCCTAACTACTCCCTCTATTTGGTCTCTCTTATCTAATGTCATTTGATCAAAAAGAAGTGCTCTAAGTCCTGCTCCTAAGTTTGGATTTAGAAACCTCTCTCCCTTTTCTGTAAGAAAGTGATTAACTAAGTTGGATCTTAATGCGTCCTGAGTTGAGTATGTTGAGTTAAATACAGAAGTAGAGGAGAAAGGTAAACCAACTCCAACTGCTTTTCTAGGTTGTAAATCTAGTGGATCTATTTGCTGTACATTAAATGCCATTATGCTCCAAATCTTTGTTTATCTTTTTCTTGTGATGCTTTATAAACTGCGCCTGCTTTTTTTATAAAATCAAATTGCGATATGTCTAATCCTGGTTCTGGACCTTGTCTAAATTGCTCTATTGGATTCATTCCTAATCCTGGTGCTTGAACCATATCTGATGTTGCACTTATCATACTCTGATACTCTCCTTGAGTCATTGAGTATTTTGTCTCGTTCATTAGATCTGCAATTGGATTACCTGTAGGAATTGGTCTTGCTACTACAGGTCTATGTTCTGCATATTTTGTAACAGTTTGTTTAGGTGCTTGTGTATGTTTTACATCTTCAGAAAGAATTGTTTCCAACTCCTCACGAACTGCTTCTTTAACCGCTTCTTTTATTAGTTTTGTTAATAAGTCTAACTTCATATTAATAAATAGTTTTGTTATGTAAATTGATTATCTATTTTAAATTTAAGTTCATCTAATAGAACTTGTGTGTCTGAACTGAACGAAGATTCTCCTCTTAATCTAATTGTTCCTGCTTTATCTTTTGCTACTGCATACCTTCTTGGTGCTATTTTAGGTGAATTTGGATCTTGTACTATAGCTAGAATATATCCCTTATGTTCGTAATTAGGATCTGGGTTTCCCTGAGCATCTGTAGGTGTACCTTCTGACCCTGTGTTTTGAGGAGGTTGTGCTGTTGCTAATATATCACTTAAGTCTGCAGGATTTCCTATACTACATTGTTCGATTGCTATATCTATTGATTCTAACCTATTTTTTAAGTTAGTTATTATTGGACTTACTGTATTTATTATCCCTGTTATTGCTGCTGCTTCTGTTAATATTATATCTAACTTCTTATTTACCTTAATTAACGCGTTACTATACTTAGTTAGTACACTTATAGGTATACCTGCTCCTGGCGGTACAGCTACAGGTATTGGGAGTGATGTTATTAATTGTATAATAATTTTAATTACACTTACTACTGCTGTAAGCTGATTTGCTATTGCAGCAAAGGCGCTTACTCTCTTTTCGAAACTTGTTAAGTGTTTTAATAACGTACTTCTAATTTTTATAATCTTCTGAAGCTCCTTATTATCTGGACATCCGCTTGAGAATTTACTCAGCATAGCAATAACTCGTTTTAATATCTGAGCGGCTAGTGCACCTTTTAGTGCTCCTATCTGGGAAGCTGCTACTACTGCTATACCTCCCCTTATTGCTCCAGGAGTCCTTTGTTGTGCTCGTAGTATCTTTATGGTTTGTTGAAGAGCCTTTGCTTTTTTAACTGCATCCTCTGCTTTCTTTTTCGCAGCTTCTACCTTAGCTTTTGTTTCTTCAAACTTTTTTTGAGCTTCTCTGATTTTTGCTATTGACGACTCTACTGCAGCTTGAGCTGCTTGAGCTTTTTCTAATTCTCCTGCCATTATTCTGTAAATACTTTTTTAGATTGGAATAATATCGTAGTTGTCGTTAGATCTTTAATTGGTTGATCTATTGCCTTACCTAATTCTGCTAGTCCTGGTATTGCTCCTGCTGGAGTTGATGTTACAGTTGGTAGTGTGATTGAAATTGTTCTTAATATTGCTATTAAGTTGTTTAGCCAGTTCTCCAATTGAATACCTAGTACTACTGGTTCTTTTGTTATTGAGGTTCTAGCTGCTTTTCCTAAATATATCTTAGCTGCATCAACACAGAAGTATGTATTTGCATCAATGTTAACTGTTTTTGCGTTTAGTCCTATTGACTCTCTTGCTGATATGAATGCTGAGTCTTCTTTTGCATTAAAGAAAAGTCTTCCTCCATTTATAATTACTTGGTTTCCTACGTACCTATTAGAAGCTAGTGGTTGTACATCGTATGAATCTCTCTTTTTGTTAATCGCAATTAAATCTGATATATGATCAGAAAGCATGTGTATAGAGTTTGGATCTTTATTAATATCCTCTACTATATGATCTATTCCATTATCTGTTTTAATTTGGCCATTACTAACCAATATAAACGGCTTAGCATTATTGCTATCGTCAACTAACTTATTTTTAGGAGACATATTTCCACCTAACCTAATAGATTGCCCCTGCCTTCCTTCTATCAAAACATCTCCTGGGAAGGGGTACATCGGGTTAATATCGGAGAGCTCTTTTACGTCCTTACCCAATATAGTACTTATATCTGTATTTGGCTCTGGTAATGCATTGTGGTGATTACTTCCCCATAAATTAACTATAGTTGAATAGTATACATCTTTTGTACCTACATTTGTTTGTATATCTGAGGTAGGTCCTTGTACTAGCATTACTACTTCATTTAGTAGTGGGAATTGTTTAATGTTAGTATGGAGAGGTAGTGCAGGATACTCAGTTGCTTTTGTTTCTTTTTGAGCTGTGATATCTCTATATAGTATTGTACCTATAGGTAATGCATTGCCTTGAGCATCTAAAATCTCAGTACTTTCATCTAAAGAAATTTTAGTAACTCTTCCAAAAACTAACGCTCCTTGTGAGGAACCTCCTGAGTTTTGTGATTGAATTAGTCCTCCTATCTTACTGCCTAAGAAATAGTTATTTCTTGTCATTACTCATCCTTTTTATCCAACTTCTTACCTATCTCTTCACTTTGCTCCATTAACTTAGCCAGCTCTTCTGGATTGAAAAAATCTGCCTCCGCTCCCTTTCCTCCATTATCAAACCTCTGTACAAGTGCTACCATTTTAATAAGGTGTTCATCATTCTTTACTCCTACTTCTAAGTATTCTTTTATCATAGGTACAACAAGAGTTGCATCTCCTATATTCTCTACAAGAGGCTTAAGTTCTCCAATAAGAGCGTTAACTTGTTTTGATTTGCTTCGAGAGTTGTCATAGATTTCTTTTAAGATATCTGAGACTGTTTTGGTTCCAAAAATTGTAGTATCTAATCCCATGGTGTATTTATTATATAAATATGTTATTGAATTAAAAATCCTGCATCTTGGTAGGTCTTATGTAAGGTATAGAATTCATCTTTAAGTTTAGAAATTACCTTAGTAAGGGTTGGAGTTTCACAATCTGTCATTTCTCTTATATAAATGTACAGAGCTTTCTTTCTAAAAATTTCCAGGTCATGACGTGTAGTAAATAGGGTAAGGATTGCATCTGCTACCTTTTGATCTTGTTCTTTTGGAAAAAGTTCTTCTATATTTTCATAGCTGTTTTCTATAAAAAGATTTACAATTGTAGCTATTTTAACTTTTCGTTCCGAGTTTGGAACTCCCTCTACTTCGTACGAATCTTCCATCTCTTCAAAAGATCCTACCTGTTTTAGCTTCTTGTAGTTCTTATTATTGTAATTAATAAGCCATCTCTTTACTATTGTTTGAAAGTAAGAAAATGCCTTAGCACCATTAGTTGGATCAAATCTATATAGCTTTTCCTCAACAAGCATACTTACTACATCTAACTTTAAATCCTCAATACTATCCACATCGAGGTAGTAAAATTTAAAAGTATGAATAATATTTTCTGCTAACTTATATAGAGGGTAATATATCTCTTTTGTAAATATTTTATCTCTAAAAACAGGATCAGAGGATGCGTTATATCTTACGATTGCGTCCTCTGTTTCTTGTGTAAAATAGTAATTATCTTTATTTTGTGGCTTTGCCATAGTCTTCTGGGAGACGGTAATCATTTATGGTTTCTTGTATTTCTTTCATAAAATTAAAGAAGACCCCTACTTCGTCGTCGGATCTAAATGCACCTTTTTCATCTAATTGTTCAACATAAATTTTTGACTCATTAATAAGGTACGCAACATTTCTTAAATAACCTACTTGGTATTCTATAATGCCCTCTTGCTTAACCACCTTACGATTTAGGTTAAAAACTATGTATGCTAAACATAAAAGAACTACTGTTGATATTATTAATAAAATTTCCATCTTAAATATTTTTTACTAAATTCATTAGCCCCTCTGAGGCGTTAACTGTTTTACCTGTACTTGCTTTTGTTTTCTCTACCTTAGGTTCTTGAACCTCTCCTGAAGCTTTCCAAGTATCGTATTCTATTTTAGAAGCTAAGAAATCTGCTTGATGTAAAATATAAACTAAATTAGTTCTAAGTTTAGAATCTGGATTAAAGGAAATGTAGTATGGTTTATTTACATCATCATACAATCCATCATGTAATTTAATTGCTAGATATTCCTTTTCTGTAATAGCTATTTGATTTTGCTGGAGTGTAAATAGAGAACGATCTTGAATAAGCATGTATGATAAGTCCTTATTATGAGTATAAATTTCTCCTAACTTATCCTGTCTCCACTTATCTGTCTGAGGGAGATAGTAGGGTTGACCTTGTGAACCTATTTTACCTAAGTCGTGATTAAGAGCAGAAAATACTAATTCCTCATCTGTAAAATCTATAGTAGATCCCATCTCTTGCCAAAGTTGCTTTGTTTTCAAAGCACAGTGAACTACACGATTAACATGATCTATATATCCTCCAGCAAATGCATTATGGAAAGAAGGCTTACCTGAAGCAGGAGCTAAAACCATATCATCAGCCAAAGAAACGTAAAGAGATTTTAACTTCTCCTTACGTTCTCCTGTTATAAAAGTATCTACAATTTTGAGATGCTTATCCCAATTTTTTTGTATTTGCTCTGCTACTAAGTTCATTAGTCTTGGTGTTCTGTATTTAACAGAGTTCTAAGATCTCCTACCTTTTCTAAAAGAACTTCAACCAAACTATAAGCTACGTCTAATTCATTTTTATGAATATTATACCCTATGTTCTTTACTTCTGCTTCGAATCTTTCTAATTTTTGTTCGAATAAATCTTTGTTTCTCATTTTACTTTAGTTTATTTTTATTACTATTTTTTTTATATCCCTTTTTCTTTAAGAGCTTATAGATTGAAGTTACCGATTTTTTTTTAAAGAAACAACAGAGGAGTTACGCGGCGCACTTTTCTTATATATTCTAAAACACAATAGGATTCCCTACAGCAAACAAAGCTCCTATTTCCCTCACCTTATCAAAAGCCGATAACGGATCCACCTCAAAGAATTCTCGAGAACCTCCTTGATCCGAACAAACCCTCAAAGAAGCAAAGTAAGCATGCACGGCCTGTTCCACTTTATACGCCGAACCTTTCTCTAGGGGCAAAGCAAACTTTGCTTGCCATTCATCAACCGTACTAGAGGCGTTTAATCCCGCAACTCTGGCAGGAACAGTTGTAATTGTCATTCCGATCTTAACAAGGTTTGGATACCCCGCATTTACGAGAATATAAACATACTCAATATTGTCCTTAGACTTCTCGTGTATCTTTCTATTTTCTATACCATGAAAATATCTCCACGAATAAGTATTACTATCTTTATCTATTACACCCTCAGGTACCTCTATAAGGTATTTTGCCGAAAGAAACGTAAGGAGTTTTTCTGGAGATATATGCCTGTGTTTGGATTGTAACTTGATAAAGTTTTCCTTCCAAGTTTTTCCTACCTTAGGGTAAGGTAAAATAGACTCTGGTGAAGAATCAACAATTGTAATCTGTCCTATTAATTCGAGGGACATGGCCTCTGTCATACTTATTTTATCTTTATACATAACTTATTAACTTTAATTAATTTTCTCCTTTAAAAAATGCTACTAAGAAACACAGTACTGCAAGGGGCCAAAACATGGTACAACCGAGTATTTCTATAAAAGTAAAACGAGCACTTACTCTAGTATAGTAGATTGCTATATCAAATGCAGCTGTAATAATAACCCCTATTGTAAAATATGGTACTGAAAAAATAGTATTTAAAATAAACTCTACCATAATTTACGGATCACAAACTTAATAAACATTTCAATTAATAAAACCCATAACCAAGGCCAAAGGAATACTGTAAGCAATACTTCTTTTGCAGTAGTTGGCTCTGTCTCATCACTAGTTTCTGTTACCGTAATAAGTGGAAGTGCTAAAGTGATTCCGATAAAAACGTAGTGTAATACGTATTGTAAGATAGTTGATTCCATAACCTTTTTTTGTTTTATTGATTTATATACCTAAAGATACGCACAAAGATTGGTTCTAGCAACTATTTTGCGAAAAAAAAGTCAATAAATTTAAAAATAATTACACATTTTTCATACATTTCTTTCTCCTCGTAAAATTGTAGTAATTGCTGCAATACACTCTGCACTACATCGGGTTCGAACTCATCCAATATGTTTATTAGCGTTTCTGACTGTGATATATCGATTCTCTCGAGATAACTAATAAGTCCGTTGAAATACTTCATTTTGATTGAATTACTTACGCTATCATACTGTTGTCCGAACTTATAGCTATAAATTGTATGTATTATAAAGTAATTCTCTACCCCCTTTATAACTGTACCAAATAATATAAAATCATCATTAAGAGCGTTAGGTATTCCATGCTCGTGGTATATTGCTTCGTCTTGCTGGGAAAATATGTTAAATAATCCCCTACTGTCTAGTTTCTTCATTCTATATAAATATATATGTTTTATATAACGAAATTTTGTCCAAAAATTTTTTACCCTTTGTTGCAAAAAAAGCCAAAAAGGTTGTATATTGAATATAGGCAATAAATCGACAGTGATACAACATAAGAGGTAGGTGAGGGATATAGGTGGTAACTCGTGCTTGAAGTAAAGCAGCTATATCGACATTTGAAGGAGGACATCTTGAACTTTAAATTTTCTTACGAAGGGCTTTAAGTAGGGTACAATTAGCAATAATTGCAGTACTAGGAAGAGATAGGTTCATAACAACATCCAGCTTTGTAAATATAGTATATATAAGTATATATCCCCATACCTCAATTTTTATCAGAAATAAACTAATCTATAGGTCCTGCGGAAAACCGAGTGGAAAACCGTTGCATGAAATAAACGATCAAACTTATTTCAAATTGACATCAAGGTGACATCACCTCGAGCTCGGTTACAAATCTCAAAAAAAAAGAGAGTCGTTAGACTCCCTCTTTAAAAACTACTAAGTCCTCAAACTTATACCTTACTACTACTTTCTTCTTCATCACATAAGTGAAACCTGTAAAACTAGTCTTGGTGATCTTTGGAACGTTACATTCGTATTCATTGAGTACTATCCTCTCATCTAGGGAAGATCTAGATTGTCTCATTATACATCCAGCATTCTCGTTGTACGAATAAGTACTTGCTCCTTTGTAAGTTACAAACCCTACTGTAAAAATTGTTCCGTTTAAGAATTGTTCTCTTGTCATAATGTATCTTGTTTTAATTATTGATACCTAAAGATACT